ATGTCATGGGAATACACACAAGCCGATCTCGATCTCTGTAGAGCGATCGTGTTCCAGCTGAAGGGTGGTGCTCCTGGTTCTGACGGACAGAACAGAGGTGGGAAGATTGAGTTTCAATTCCCACCGAAAATCACATCGGACAGCAGGAAAGGTGACTGGGTCGAAGAAGAGAAGCCCGGTTCAGAGCCAACGTTCGAGTACAAGAAATCGGGAGCCCGCGAAATCAGCATGAATTGGACCTACGTGGTCGATTCTTTCCAACAAGGCGGTTGGACAATTGGGCGAATCACAAGCAATATCCGAACCCTTCGTGGCTACTTTGCCCAATCAAGGAACCCTGGGTCTAATCACGAGAACTTGGTTATCAAGTTCAAAATGTGGTCTATCGGCGGCACAGGAGGTGGCCAACCAGACATGACGTGTCTCATTAAGAGTGTCGATGTCAAGTATGGCGACACGATTGTTGCACCTCCACGAGGTGGCTTTTTTGGCGGAATTACCGCTGCGGCTGGCGGAGGCAGTATTAACACAGATCAAGCATTCTTCCTACGCAGCGACATCACGGTCGATCTTCGAATTTGGACACAGGGCGAGGGCGAAGGAGGCGGCGACATTCTCGAGAAAGTCGATGCTCTCTACAAGCGGCTAGACCCAGCGTGGTATTAAAATGGCAGAACTAGGCGAATTTTCGAGATTCATCAACACCGATGAAGTCGTCGTAGACGGTAAAGAAACCCTTGGCGTTTGGCAACCGCCGAACTTCATTAAAGCCAGGCCATCTGACGATCAGATCGGTATCTTCAGAGTCACAAATGCCGTTGAAGGTAGGCCGGATCTCATCTCTCAACAGCTCTACGGCACACCCAAGCTCTTTTGGGTATTGATTGCGTTCAACAAGATTCGCAATCCTCTCAACTGGCCGAAAGCCGGTAGCACTATTGAATACCCATCGGAATCGGTTGTGTTCCCGCAGGTATCAGGCTGAGCCGCCGACTTTCTTTGCGAGCGAATCGAAATCGTATCTCGCCAAATAGAGGTCGGTCTTCCAACCACCACGCGTGATAACATGGTGGAAGCCGTAGACGAGCCAGTTGCCGTTGTAGAAATACAACTGGTTTCCTTCTTCATCTGGTTCTGTCAACCATTTCAAGTACACTGTGTCGACGCCAAGGCCGGTGCTTTCTGACCACTCTCCGTGGCCTCTGACCGTCAGTTTGAGTCTCATCACATTGTTGATGAGATTAAGCCAAATTCCTCTAGGTCGTCCGTCGATGTACTCGTCGTATGGTAGACCGATGTCACCAGCAGAATAGATTTCAGGAAGTCCTGAAACAGTGCTCCAACCTATTTTCTGTGGACCGGCACCTACCGAATCGTCGGGTTTTGTGAACGATTCTTTCTTGGTCGTTTTTGCGACCTTCTTGGAGGTGGTCGTCATATCCTTGGCGAACACCTTTCGCTCTTTTTCGTCAGTGACGATATCGAGATATTGGCCCGCGATCGCCGATAAGCCTTGTGTGACGAGCTTTGTCTCAATGATCGAAAGGGCGTTGTCTGCCAACATGTCCCACGATAGGACTGTGTCGCCTTTTCCTTTCCAGAATCGGTAGAATGCTCTTTGCTTGGAATTAAGCTCGGCCTGCTCTTTAATGATTAAGTCGTTGCCATCCATCCCAAGCAGCCAGTGGGTCTTGTTTCTTGTGACGGACGAGGACCAGTCGGTCAGGCTAGAGATAAAAGTCTTTGGGTCCTGCCTCATCATCCAGAAGCGATTCTCATCGTTGTCGATTGTATCGCTGATTTCGAGATTTATGCCAGGTGCATATTCCTCGACGACCTGCCGGATGACACTGCTGACTTTCCCCTTGTAGGACTTGCCGGAGGCGTCTCCTGCGTTGAGGTACCATGAGGCAGGATCGATAGCCACAAATTCTAGATAAGCGTGTTCGGCTGGGCCGCCGTACGAATTTAAAGAAAGAACAATCGCACGTTGTTCCTTTGTGGCTGTCTGTGGAGGTTCTCCCTTGGCACTTGCTTTCAGCTGGAATTTGATCGGTAAGACTTGGCTTCTGGATTTCTCCAGATATCCGTTCTTGATCAGCAGGCTGAGCAGGTTGAGTTTGTTATCCCCAAGCTGGCCACGTACAATATATCCGCCGTTGACCATCGACTTGAACTCCAAACGGGAGAACAAGTAGCCGAAGTCCTTACCGGCTAAGTCGCCGATTAGGAACTCCAGCTTGATGATTGGTCTGGCTTGTGTTTGCGGTACGTTAGCCATGAAATTACTCTGGATTCACTACAAAGGCCAAAAGCGTACGAGATACATACTCTTCCTCAGTCTTGGGTCCCGAGACGGGAAGCTCGTCGGTTTGGACGCTGAGCTGGTGGATGACGCTTCTCGTGCGAAAATGTTGTCTGACAAAGCATTCCGGAATTTATCTTTGTATGCCAAACTCAACTGGCTGAGGAGATACTGTCCGGGAACGATGAAGGCAGCCTACCGTGAATTGCGTCAAAACGGCATCATATCCTCGAAAGAATACGCAATGAAATCCTAAGTAGATAGGCTCGAGGAAACCGATGTCAGACAATCTTGGAATAATCTGGGAAAAGTTCTTCTCCCACCGCACCAAACCGTTGTGGGACAGATTTCCTGGTCATTATCGTGCTTTGGTGGTCGAAACGAACGACCCGTTGGACATGTATCGGGTGCGATTCAAGTGCCCTGACATGCACGACTTCGATCTTGAAGTAGACGAATGCCCTTGGGCTGTACCGGCATTCGACCTAGGCGGCAAACGAGCTGGCCGATTCTCGCATCCTGTCATAGGCGACTGGATCTGGATCACTTTTGAACGCAATCACCCCTACGGCCCTATCTGGACCGGATTTGCCGATCCAACTCGCCGTAAGTTCTATTCTTATCCGCAGGTGTTCACACCGACACCACTCAGCGTCAATGAAGAAGGCAAACCAGCAGACCAGCCAAGCGATTTCGATGAAGACTATCTGCCGAAAGACGGCCGCCCAATGGCACATGGCTGGGCAGATCGCTACGGAAATCTTGATATTCACTCCTCTGTTGGATTCTTTCCAACAGAGCATGAAGACCCGCCACCGCCTCCCGATCATGACGCCGTACAAGGCTCCGACTTCAAACAGAAGTCGCGATCACCGGAGGTAAACGACCCTGATAAGAAGTATATGGCCCGTGTCACGAAATACGGCAATATCTTCTTGATGGGCGACCAGGGCTATCATTGGAAGAAAGAAGACGATGGCGAACTGGGCGAATTCAAAGGCGATTTCAAGGAAGATGAACAATTCGAGACCAAACGCTGGTTATTTCTCCAGAAGCTGCTGAATGATGGCGTACCGAAAGCGTCTCAGAAAGATGGCGATCAACGTAAAATGATCTGCCTGACGCGATATGGTAGCCGAATCGAAATCCGCGATACCGGCTGGGCTCAGATGGGGCCAATTGAATCCAAATCACGACAAGGTGAATTTGGCCCATCTAGGATCTTGTCCAAAGAATCGAAGAGCGATTATCGCTGGATTAAAATCCGTACCAAGGGTGGTATGCTATTTCAAGCGTACGACAAGGGGTTCCACCCACAAGAAGACATGTTTATTAAACGGCATCTCCTTGAGGAATCCGGTTCCAAGAGCGAGATGGAAGACAAATACTGGGGAGATCGTGACGCTAGATGGATTAGGATCGTCACACGGTATGGAATCAAGTCTGCCTGGGATGACAGGGGAAGCCACGACAAGCGTGCCCGTAAGCTCGAGGTCCCACGCGGCGTCGGATATTTGGTGAAGGGTAGAAGATCACCGGCGGCAAAGAAAAGGCCCGCGATGGGCAAGCCGCGTGGCTTCCAGTGGGAATTCAACGAACGGGATGATGCGAATCATTCGATGTGGTGTTCTCCATTGGGGCAAGCTATTGAACTCAACGACCGCTATCAGTACATGATGCTGACTGCGGCACTTGGTGATTCTTGGGTGCCAAAATGGCGACATATCAAAGAAAACGAATTCATCGCCAAGCCGACGATGCTCAAGAACCCGGAAAAGAAGACACACCATCTGAAACTCGACCACGATAACGAGTATATCCGATTTAAGACTCGTGGCGGTAAAGGCGTTAAGCCGAAGATGCCAGCAAATCCAAGCGGTGTTGGCGGCAGTGAGATCAATCAGGGATGGGAAGCTCACGACGGCCAGAAGGGTGATGGTCCATGGGTCGAGATGGTCGATTGCCAACGTCGCGGAATGTGGTTCAGCAAAAAGGAGCAGCTCGGTATCTGGAGGGCCAAGAAGGGTCGCCAGATGTACCAATGGTTCGATGATCGGCAAAGGAAGATTGTCATCTTCAATAATGAGGCTGCTGGTACCATCGAGATTTATGCCAATCGGCAAGTGAATGTGATCACGAACAACGACATCAATTTGCGTGCGGATAGGCACATCTTCATCAGAGCTGGCCAATCGATTCGGATGCAGGCCGGTGGTACGAGATTCACTCTGTTCGGTGGAAATATCGCGACCAATGGAAAATACTACGGTCCCGAGGTCAATGCATTTGTCTGCGGCGTCTTCCCCGGTCCTGGTGCTGGTTGCAGGAATTCTGGTGGTGCTGTGGTGGATAGGATTACACGGCCGACAGTCCCACGACCACGAGAACCGAAGGATAGAGCGAAAACATACAATAAACCCTACGAGAAGGCTGAAGAGATCAAGTGATAATTAAGTTCCCCACAGGGCTCTATGATCTGCCGGTGGCACCTTCTGACAACAGAAGTGTGACCTTTACGATCAGTAATGAAGAGCCACCGAGGACGAACCTGATCTTCCCCAAGATCCCTCCTGGGATTGTGGATAGGAAGAGAACGCCGAAGACTATCACTCTCGTAGAACGTCGTGGCAGTGTCGGCGACCTGATCTTTTCTGTGTCGCGAGCGGCACGCATCAAAGAGGGAAACAACGCTCAACAATTCGAGACCGGACAAATCTTGTCCTTTGGTGATGTGCCGCTTCTGTCGTTGGACCCAATGCTCGTCAGCGAGAAAACAGAGACTCAGCACGATCTGAACAGATTCGATTATTCGAGTCTTGGTGTGACGGCAGAAGAGCAACAATTGATCGCAAATTCCTCCATCAGTACGCATAATGCGTTAGTCGATCGATTGAATGATTTGAAGCGTCAACGAGCCGATGCCGAAATCATCGTAAACTCACAACAGAAAATCATCAACGAAGCAACCAGGAACATCGAGGCTCTAGAGATCATTGCCGACAGTTCAGCAGAAACCAGTGATGATGTCTTGAGTCTGATCGGCAAGCTCAAATTGAAGCGGCAAGAGGCATTTACGGCAAGGAATGCTGCATCTGCACTTGCCAATATGGTTGCGATAGAAGCCGATGAAGTGGTTTCGGAACTTCGAACTGTTGCGACGGTGCTGAAATGACAGCAATTTTTTACGGATATAATCCTCCTTTCATTGGCGGAGTGCAGAACGTGCTCTCACGACAGGAGGATCTACGTCTTATCAAGAATGACATGTTGCAACTATTGTTGACCATTCCTGGTGAGCGTACGATGCGTCCGGATTTTGGGGTGAATCTGCGAAACTTTGTCTTCGAGCCGTTGACTGAATCTGATTATTCGATTCTTGAGTCGGATATCAGAGCATCGCTTGATCGGCAAGAAAGACGAGTGATTGTGGATAATGTCGTCATCACACCATTCGAAGATGAAAACCGCGTCAGAATCGACATCCTGGCAAGACTGAAATCAGACCCGAAGCAGGAAGTTACGGTCCAGCTCTTCTTGCGTAATGACGGTAGCATCCCGCAGGGAGCCCTCTAATGGCGACAGACGTCCGAGAAACACTTTTTGATCTTCCTAATAGCCCAGACGAATTCGGCGTAATCTTGCCGCCGAGTAATTTGCGGCGTCTGGACTTTAGTGGTCTCGACTACACCACGGCTCGTAAAGCGATCATCGAGTATATTCGCACCTACTTCCCAGACGACTTCAACGACTTTGTGGCCAGCAACGGCATTATGATGATCATGGAGATCATCGCTGCGACAACAGCGAAACTTTCTCTTCGTTCTGACATTCTGGCCAATGAAGCGTTCCTTCCGACCGCACAGACAGAGCAGGCCGTTGTTAACCATCTCGCTCTGATCAATCAGCGGATTTTGAGGCAAACGCCTGCTGTTGTTGATATCGAAATTACCGTCGAACAGCCGGTCTTCACTGACATCGAAGTCGATCCCGGTTTGTCGTTTACAACGACTGGCGGCCCGGATGGTAAGTCTGTTATCTATGAAGTTTTCAGAGCACCTGGAGACTGGACAAGCAAGATCATCATCCCGGCCGGGAAACGTGGTGTGATCGCCTGGGGAGTTGAGGGTCAATTCTCGGCTCCATTTGTTGTCATCAGTGCTGGTGGTCCAAACCAGACCTACACCATCAGCGAAGTCAACATGCTCGAAGATCCGATCTTCGTAACGGTTACAGTCGGCAACGATGTTGAAGAATGGGACGTCATTACGGAACCAATCGAGAGGTTCGGGCCAAACGACAAGGTGGTTGAAGTCAACTTTTTCGAGAACAATGCGATCTTCAGATTCGGCGATGATGTAACCGGTCAAGCTCCGTTGTCTGGCTCCTCGATCAAGTTCACTTTCAGGACCGGCGGTGGAATTCGTGGTAGGATTGGTGTGGCCCAAATCGATTCGACTCGGCCAATTACTCCTCTACCACCGGCCAACGCGTCAACGACTGTTCGATTCAGGAATATCTCTCCTTCGGCTGGTGGAACAGACAAAGAATCAATCGAGCGTGCAAAAAAGAGGGCTCCGAGAGATTTTGCCGTGCAACGGAGTATTGTCACAGCTGACGATTACGCCCAGACTGCGTCATCGTTTGCACACCCTGTATTCGGCTCGATCAGCAAGTCGTTGGCAACGATCCGTACTGGTTTGAATGCCAATCTTGTCGAGGTGTATGCGTTGGCGGAAGGACCTGACGGGCTTCCGGTTACGCCAAATGCTGGTCTGAAAGCTGGTCTCGTCACATTCTTTAAAGACCTGAATGTCTTGACAGACCATGTGGAAGTATTGGACGGGGCCATCAGAGCCGTAGATATCGATATGACTGTTGTCGTCAACAGGAATGCTGACGCTTCGGTCGTGAAGGAACGGGTTGAAAACGCCCTGACCGATTATTTCGATATCGCTCGTTGGGAGATGGGACAAGAGTTTTACATTTCAAATCTCATCGAGACGATTGAAGCCATTGATGGTATTGCCTACGTCAATCTCTTTGAGCCATCCAACAACATCCTTCGAACCGGCAGTCTTGCCGATCCAACGAGTGACGGGATTGGCTTGAACGAGGTGATCGTCGAAGGGGAAAGAAAGACATCGTACTTCTACGAGAAGATCCAATGACCGACTGGGTCGACAAGTGCTGGGGAAAGACGCGAGAATTAGTCGATTCTCCGTTTTATTCCAAGCACGAACTCGAACTAATTGCTGGCGGTTATTGCTCGATTCATTACCATCGAGAACGTGCAAACCGGTTTATCATCCAATCGGGCACGGTGGAGATCGTAGAGTTTTTCGGGCCTCGATTCAACCGGCATCTCCTAGGCCCTGACAATACATATGATGTCGCGTCGCTTGTGCCGCACATGTTTATCGTCCACAAGAACGGGATGATGTTAGAGGAGTACTTCCCGGATCGCGGAGGTGTCGTCGACAGAGGCGACATCATTCGCCTGATTGAGGGCGGAAAGGTTGAGGACCTGGCAGAGCTGCAAGGTTTGCCTAGGAAGCTTTTGGCTCAGATCGATGTTTAAAGAACAAGTCATCACAATTTGGATGATCGTGTACGACGGCGAAGCCAGTCAGGTTTACACGACTACCAATTTTGACAAGATGCTTGCTTCCATCGAAAGCTCGATTCGTGGCTATTTTGGTGAAGATTCGCCAGCCGCTGAGCATGTCTATAAGCAGATCATCACAAAGGTTAGAGGGGCCGAAGAACAACCAGCTATACCGATGCGGTTTGGCCCTCTTCAAATCGTCGTCTACCGCTGGGAAATCGATGACTCGAACAAGGTCCATGAGATCCTTGGCCGCTGCTATGACGTTATCGATGATCCGTTGCTGCGAGAAGAGATCGAATCTCTTTTCTCAGCGAGCGTGTTTACCTAGGGTTGGTGTCGAGAGATTCTGAGAGCTGGGTTTTGAAACCTCTCAGAACATCAGCTGCTAGTGACATCGATTCCAGGATGTCACCTCTGAAGAATACCATCGGACGGCTGAATTGCTCCGCTTCGTCTGGGTTTGCTTCTTTTGGTGTTGGATATATCGCGATTGCCATCGCGACCTGCACACCATGCTTTTCGCATTGCTCGCCGAATCCATCCATCAGCTCGTGGAATCGCTGTTCAAAGATGTCTTGTCCGTCGACCTCGACATGTTGATCGAGGTTATCTTCAGCCTGCTCAGATGCGTCGTCGTTGTTGTTTTGGAGTTCAGTCTTGTCAGTCATTGCATCTCCTCGTATTGGCTCTCACATGAAAGCATGTCATGTGTCTGCTGATCAGATCTGGAAGGTGTGGAACTGGTGCTCTGACTCCTATTTACGGCACGGCATCCGGCTCTCTTTCCCTAAAAACACTCAGCCAGAGAAGACCTACCAATGGCGTTACTGCCGCTCACTCGCTGAAAAGTTCGACGAGTGGGATTTCGATGACGAAACTTCGGTTCGTTTTATTGATACGGCGGTGAAGCACGCCAAGAAGATAGGCGTGCTTCGGAAGGGCTTGGCAGTCTTACATCAGGGCAATATGCTCGATGTGGTCTACAGTCTGTTGCAGGAAGAAGCTACACTATATTCGCAATCTATTGATTCAATCCAAGCAACGAAAAGGTGGATGGATCAGCAGATTGGGAGCAACCCACCTCTCGAAGTTCTGCTTCACAGGGAACGTGACGGGGCCTTTTGCAACGTTACAATCTGGTACCAGGCTAACAAACTGTCGGCCTTGTACATCGCGTTGTCGAAATCCTGCTGCAAAGCCCTCGCCAAACTGAAGAAGCTTGAGTTAGATGAACGTGAGATGCTGCCAAAAGTGACGGATCTTTACCGGCTGAGGTATGACTTCCTTCGTGATGTCAACAACCTCAAACAAGCAAGAAGCACCCTTGGCGATGATTGGAGAGAATTGTGTCATTGACCACGACGTCACCCGCGAGTCGAACCCGCGTCGACAACATTTCAGAGACCTACTTCCGACATCACAACGAAGAAGAACACTTTCGACTCGATGACAAATTCCTCCGATCATACAGCGGCAAGAAGCCAAACTTCGGATTCAACGGCCTAGGCGAGTTTGTTTTCTACCGCACTTACTCTCGCCTCATGGATGACGGCAGGAAAGAGACATTCATCGACTGCATTAAGCGAGTGGTCGAAGGATGCTTCGAAATCCAACGTCGCCACCAACGATCACTCCACCTGCCGTGGGACTATGACCGTGCTCAACCAGCCGCCCAAGAAATGTTCCACAGGATGTGGGAATTCAAGTTCTTGCCACCAGGACGCGGCCTCTGGATGATGGGCACACCGTTCATGTGGGAACGAGGCAGTGCAGCTCTCAACAACTGTGGATTCGTCTCGACTTACGACAAAATTGAGACCGATCCGGCCGAGCCATTCTGTTTCTTGATGGACATGGCCATGCTCGGAGTCGGAGTCGGCTTCGATACCAAAGGAGCCGGTCACATCAAGGTCAATCGACCGTCCAAGAGCCATCGCACTTACCAGATTCCAGACTCACGTGAAGGCTGGACTGAATCGATGCGGCAGCTCATCTACTCATACACCATCAACGCAGATGGTGGCCATGTGTCATTCGATTATGACTCGATTCGCCCTGCCGGAACAGATATCAAAGGGTTTGGCGGCAAAGCATCTGGGCCTGAAATTCTGGTTGATTTGCACGATCTCATCAGAGATCATCTTGAGCGAAGGATCGGCCACACACTCTCCAGCGTTGATATCGTCGATCTTATGAACTACATCGGTCGCTGTGTCGTGGCAGGCAATGTGCGACGGACTGCTGAGATCGCTTTTGGCGATTCTGATGACTTCGCCTATTGCAGTATGAAGAACCCGACTGCCACTTTGACAGAAGATGACAAGACAAAATTCTTCGACGTCATCAGCAAGCTGTATGCCCAGAGCAAGTCAAAGGGTGAAGTTGCTGATTTCAAAGAGACAGGCATACCGCTCGAGCGGTTGTGTCCAGCGATTGAAACCTGGAATTCACTCAACCACCATCGCTGGGCATCAAACAACTCGATTTTCGCCAAGATTGGCCAGAGTTATGACCATATCGGCGAACAGATCTCTACAAACGGCGAACCCGGCTTGATGTGGCTCGACAACATGCGTGACTTCGGACGTATGGCTGATGGTCGTGTCCCAGGCATTGACGGACGCGTGATGGGTGGAAATCCGTGCTTGGAGCAATCGCTCGAATCGTACGAGCTTTGTAACCTGTGCGAGACGTTCCCAGCGAACCATGATGATGCTGATGACTACATGCGTACTCTCAAGTACGCTTATTTGTACGCCAAGACTGTCACTCTGCTGCCGACACACAATCGTCGGACGAATCAGGTCACACTGCGGAACCGTCGCATCGGCCTTTCGCAAAGCGGCATCATTCAGGCGTTTTCGAAATTTGGACGTCGGACGGTCCTTCATGATTTCTGCGATGCCGGTTACACCGAGATTCGACGTTGGGACGACATCTACTCTGAATGGATGTGTGTCAACAGATCGATCAAGGTTACGTCGGTGAAGCCGAGCGGTACTGTTTCGTTGGTCGCCGGTGCGACTCCAGGCATTCACCACCCAGTTGCCAGCACGTATTGGCGTCGTAATAGACTCGCCAAAAACAGCATCCTCGTCAAGATTCTGTCAGATGCCGGATTCCACATCGAGCCAGATCTCAAGGATCGCGATAGAACGGTCATTGTCAAGTTCGCTATTAGCGATGAACGAGTGCGGCCGGTTGAGGATGTCAGCATCTGGGAACAGATGCAGAATGTGGCTGACTACCAAGCACTTTGGGCTGACAACCAAGTGTCTTGCACAGTCACATTCAAGAAAGAGGAAGCCAAAGACATTCCTAGAGTGCTCGAAGCATACGAAGACAAGATCAAAGGCATCAGCTTCCTTCCGGCGACAGATCACGGATTCGCCCAAGCACCGTACGAGCCGTGCACTATCGAGGAAGTCGAACAGTACAACGCTTCGCTACGGAATGCTGACTACAGCGAGTATCTCCACGAGGCGTCTGGTGCCAAGTTCTGTGATGGCGACGTCTGCATGCTCAACGAAACTGCAAAATAGCGGTGAACGTTTCCCAAGGGGAGTCACGAGGCCGGTAAATCCGGCCTCGTGTCGTATTTGACCAATGGCTAAGTCACTGCAACAGGTTCGGTATGAGAGCGATAATCAACGACAATCAGTGGATTTGGTTCGACAACATCACCACGGCTGAAGAAGAGGTGTTGTGGGTCAACTTCAGCGTCCAGAACGCAGGGACCTACATCGATCCATCTCAACGTGGGATGTGGGATGGAATCTATCGCAAATACAACCGAGCCAAACAAAGGATGGCTCGCCCGTTATTGAGTATGCTTCGCGGTGTCTGTACGAAGCACGATCTGCCTCTGGTAGTGAAAGACAATCGGCGGAGATGGGATTATAAACCACTCAAGCCTGAAGAAATTACACCAGACTTTCTTCCAGGGATCACGCTCGATCCGCACCAGATCAGAGCGATTCAAGCTGCTTGCAAAGTAGAATGTGGAATTGTCGATGTCCCGACAGGCGGTGGCAAAGGTGAAATCATCTGTGGTATCTGTAAGGCTATCGACTGCCCTACGATTATCATAGCAGATCAAACGGTGGTCATTGATCAGCTCAAAGCACGCCTTGAGTTGCGTGAGATCGACGAAGAGATTGGTCTCTTTTATGCAGGCCAGAGACCAAGCGGCGAGAAAATCGTTGTCGGCTCAATCCAATCGCTCCAAAGTCCTACTAAGGTGCCACCTGTTCCTGAGAGGAAACTCAACGAATCCGACGCCGTCTTTGAAGGACGCATGGCTAAATGGGAACAACAGTACAAAGCGTTCAAGACCCGCCAGAAAAATGCGAAGTTCCTGCAGGCGTACGCGAAGACAGCCGAGATGATTCTTGTTGATGAATGCGATAAAGCAACGTCTGATCCTTACAAGAAGTTGTTCCGTCATTGGTTTCAAGGACGTCGAAGATACGGATTCTCAGGCACACCATTCGACGAAGAGAAACCTGTCGAAGCGATGGTGATGCAGGAACATCTCGGCTCTGTGATTGCTAGAGAATCTAGATCCAATCTGGAAAAGATCGGCCGCATCATTCCTTGCGAATATTGGTCGATGGCTTTTGGCATCGACGGGAGTATCAACGAAGGTTCTGCTTATGATATCGCTCGCAACGATTACATGACGCAGAATAAGAAATTCCACAATCTGATCGCAGCTATCTGCAACAAGTATAGAGGTGATGGCACTTTGATTCTTGTGGATGCGATTCCGCTCGGTCAGCATTTGGAGAGAGTGATCAACGAAAGTGGTCTGAGAGCCCACTTCATCTATGGGAAAACTCCGAAACGTCGTCGGACTGAACTGCTACGATCGTTCGAGAAGAGAGATTACGACGTACTTATCGGTGGCAAGATAATAAATCGTGGCCTTGATCTCGCTGGTGGTTGCGAGAATTTGATTATCGCAACCGGAGGAAAGTTGCAGTCAGATTTCATCCAGAAGATTGGTCGTGCTCTTCGGCACAACAAACGAGGACGAAGCAGAGTCTTTGATTTTTATTTCCGATGCAACAGGTACCTCTACGATCACTCGAAAGCTCGGCTCAAGGCCATGGTCAATGCCGGTTATCGTACAGTAGTCGTATTTCCGGGCGGGAGCATTGATGGTGCCCAACTCATCAGAAATAGATTCCAAATCCGAAAACGGCTCCTCCAAGCCGACCCCCAGACCCGGCTCAGTTTCTCCTGATGCTCAGAGGAAACTGTATTTCATCAATGAGATTGTGGAGTGGCAGCTCACACAGTACATCTGGACCGGTTGCACCAGAGTCCATCTCCGCGACCAAATCATGTCGCACGCTACGGAACTGATTCGGCAGATTATCCGTAAGCAGGGCCTGCACACGATTTATCCAGGTCAAGAAGAGTCGGCATTCGGCGATTTGCTACAAACGGCTTGGGTGCAGATCGAAAGGACTCTCTACAAGTACCGTTCTTGTCCACATTGTCGCAATTGCTTCAATTACGAGCGGCCATCCGAATCGCTCCTTTACAGGCCGCAAAACCGCGAGTATGGCATCAAGACGCTGGAAGAAGTCGTCAAGATGCACCGCTCTTGCCCACATTGCAAGGTTCCTCTATCGGCTGATCCGGTTGTTGAGCCGGTTCAGGGTCGCTATGGTGGGTCCGCATCTGTCAGCTATCGCGGCATGTCGAAGGTGTTTAACATGTGGTCGCAAATCGCCAGGACTGTAATTCTGGCGTATATCAAGAAAGAGGGCAGAGACCGCAAGAACTCTGGCCCTTATATGACGCATCTCACGACTCGCACAAGACCGGTCAGCGACATTATGATCCGGTTTCTCAACGAAGCGAAAGAGATGTGTCGGTACAATGATGATTATCTTGCAATCTTGAGTTCCCTCGAATGGCTCATGGCGAATGACGAGCGACCTCACGATGGAATCATCGGAAAATTGGTCGAACGATCTGGCCTCTCTCGAGCCACTGTCACTGGCTTCATGAAGTTCGTGAAACTCCGTAGCCTGGAGTTCACTGATTCTCCCATCAACAGAAGCTACAGTGACGAGCACCGTCGCACCGACGCCCGCCGTAAAAGCAACGTCGATTTTGACGAGGATTAGTCTCCCAAACATACAATATGAAGTTGCGGGAGATCTATATCCTCGAAGACGATTATTCCGGACTCGAAGACGCAGACGAGTTCGGGACAGAGTGTGCTTATCCAGGATGTGTGATTTCCCACGGCGAATGGTCTTGTGAGAATTGCGGAAGACCATACTGCGACGATCACATTGTGCCAGTGGAGCCTGAACTACTAAAGGACAATAAATTACTTGGGCATCTCTACTCGCCACCGAAAATGTGGCACGGTGCTAGACTTGTCCAGAATGACTTGGACATCTGTCCTGATTGTCTTGAACGTGCTGGATTTGATTTGGAGCAATTCTGATGGCCAAATCGAAACCACAGTTTGTCACGAGTTGCTGTGGCCGTCCGATAGAAGACTGCCCAGGCTGCCCTGAGGGAATGATGTTGATCCCCAAAGATACTGACGGGGATGAGGATATGGACAAAGAAATCGACGAATCTCTCCAGCCGATCTTCAAAAAGATCGAATCTGGCACAGTGACTACCGACGACTTCAACGCATTAATGGAGGCGACTCCGGAGTCTGCCAGGGATCGTCTTCGTAGACGTTCTATGGCTCAGCGGGACACTGTGAAAAGCCATCAAGATAATGAGACCGGCCATGCCGATCTCGAATTACCAACTTTCAACGATCGGATTCAACCGAAAAGAGAACGTGCTGATAGGACCCAGATGCAACATCGTGGGCGGCTCGGGCATCGGCACAGTGCGAGGACTCAACGTCGCACACAGCAAGAAAATAGGTTTGAAGTAGCTCTTGGCTTCTTGGTCGAGAATTTCGGCAAACCGTTTGACGAATACCAGGAATTATTGGCTGACATCGAAGATAAGGCAGCGGTAGCTATTGTTGCCAGAAGGTTGATGACCAAGCCTGGTATCAATAGGGATTGGCTGTACGACGTTTGCCGGAATCTGGAACATGACAGACGAAATGGAAGATGATGAACTCCAAAGTCTCCTCAATCAGCTGGAAGACCAAGACCAGCTTGTGGATACAATGGAGTCAGAAGTGGACGAGCCGCCCGTTGAGAGCGAGAAGCCACTATTTTCAGAACCAGAGGTCACGCTTAGACCCGAGGAAACCGGGCCGCCGCCCGATGGGCTGGTTGCGACAGATGCACGGAGATTTGATGCAGCTCCTCAGTCGATTATTGAGGAACGTGCAGAAGATATTCCAGTTGACAATCAGTTGTCCAAGTACATGGACAGACTCGACGATGTCACTGAGGAAGTCCTGGCTGCTTGTCGCTCTGACCGTCAAGAAGCACAGGATGTCATCAACATCTACAAGAAAGCGATCGAAGACGCTCAACAAGCAAAACATCCACCTGCTAGGATGTGGGTCGACGGCCTTGTGAAAGCCGTTGAGGTGAAAGCAGGAATTAACGGAAACGCGGTTAAGGTCATTGAGGCGAACGCCAAAATGCTCGCCGCGACAAAAGCTGGGACCATGCTCAATCAACAAATCAACATTGGTGACGGTGCCCAGCTCGATGATGTCTTGAGCCAGGAACTCAGCGAAGACGATGAATACTGATGGCTAGCAAAAGGGTAAATGCAAAGCAGCGAGAGGTCATCCGACGCTGCCAACGATCTGTAACATGGTTCCTGCGGAACTTCGGAAAGCTGAAGCATCCGTCAGCAGGCGTGCTACAGTTCTACCCATTCAGCTACCAGCGAGAAGCCATCAAGTCGTTTAGGAAGAATCGGCTCAACATCTTCAGAAAATGCCGTCAGTCCGGTATCTCAAAGATCTCTGGAGCATTCGCGACATGGTTCGCAATGTTCCACCCGCACAAGACGATTCTCATCGTCTCACGTCGAAACGAAGACGCCATGGCCTTCTTGCGAGACCACATCGTCTTCTTATTTGAGCATCTTCCGCAATGGATGCGTGACGTCTGGGAACCAGTAAAGCAGAACGAACACGAAATCATCTTCCCCAATGGCTCTCGGATTCAATCCTTGACGAGCCACCCAGACGTTCTACGATCGCACGCCTCATCGCTGAATATCATCGACGAAGCCGGGTTCATCCAGGGTATGGACATCATGTGGGCCGGTGGTTGGCCGACGCTTCAGCACGGTGGTAACGTCATCTGCATCAGCACGACGAACGGTATCGGAAACTGGTACTGGTCGACGATGACAGACGCTGAGGCAGGAGTAAACGGTTTCAACCCAATCGTGGTCAACTGGTGGGACATGGACTGGTCCATCGAGTACCGAGACCCGTTGTCGAGAGAATGGAGGCGAATCGCTCCTCGTGATGGCATCAGAGAAACCAGGACAAAGGACGAAGTCGGTAAATTCGGACCGTACTGGTCGCCTTGGCTGCAAGAACAATATGATGCTCTCCAAGAGCAAGGAGAGGCGTGGAAATTCAGGCAGGAAATTCTGGCTGACTTCATCGGATCTGGTAACACTGTCCTTGCTCCGGAAGTTATCGCTCATATCGGGACGACAGTCGAAGATCCGCCGCAAGTCGTCACTGGATATCAGACTTACGTGCACCCAGTCACCGGCAATGTCGAAGAAATCGACTTCTCATTTGATCAGCCGGATGAGGGCCTTTGGGTCTGGAAGAAGCCGGTCATTGCTGTTCCGGAGAAACGACGTGGCGATCAGACCATCGAAAGGGGCGTGCCTGCACATTCTTATGTGATGGGTATCGACATCGCGACCGGTAAAGGCCGTGACTACAGTGGAATTGAAGTCTTTGATGTCGATACGATGGAACAAGTCGCCGAATTCATGGCGAGATGCTTACCGAGAGAGCTGGTGAAGTACATCGACCGTATCGGCCGCTGGTACAACTGTGCTTTGGCTGTTGTTGAACGAAACAATGGTGGCGACATCGTCATTGACAGTCTTCGCTATGACATCATGTACCCGAGGCTGTGGCGAAGGAAGGACATCAACGACAAACCGCAGCCTCCGCGATCCCTTAACCGTGCCAGGGCTTTGAAGGTTGGTCAATACGGCTTTTCCACCAGCATGGCCAGTAAGCCGACAATGAACAAATTCCTTATCGACTACATTCGAGAGAAGGAGGAAGAAGGATACAGGATTTACAGCAAGCGGCTGTTGAAGCAGTTCCAGACTTATGTTCGGAAGAGAGACAGATTGGGGAAAGACACTGGTAGGACCGAGGCCGAAGAAGGTGCTGGAAACTTTGACGACCTCGTCATGGCTTGCGGTCTGGCACTTATTGGCACCCAGGACGCTTTCCGTGTCGATTCCGGAAACTTGGTGCCGTACGGTGCTGGCACTAGCTTCAAGAGCCAGACCGGCCCAGTGATTATGTCCGACCAATCAGTTGCCGCCGCTCAGCAGCAGTACATAGCCGAGGGCGGGCAACACCTCTTGATGCCATTATCTCTCGCCCCTGACGACTTGCCAGAGATTTCAGCACAACGGCAGCTCGAGGCTTTCACATTTCAGCTTGGCGGCATCCCAGTGGGTAAGCAAGGCCCGTTGGTCGTCCCACCAAAATACTACTATGACCGCAAATGATGCGGCAACTGATTCTGGATTGGGACGTGGGTAAATATAACCTACAGATTACTTTGGGGATGACGTATGCCTAGTAGCTGGCTGTTATGGGATCGAATCCGGGCAATGACCCGGCAGCACCAGATCTACCAGGCTGAGCGTGTATTCCAAAACCAATCCTCTCTTGACAGGCTGACAGCTGGCGGCGAATTTCTCGATTTCAATGCTCAAGCCGCTATCCTGGACCAAACGAACCTGCAAATTAACAGGCTCGAAAGGTACAAGGATTATGAGCAAATGGATCAGATGGGTGAGATCAGTCTTGCCCTCGACCTGTACGCCGACGAAGCGAGCTTGGTCGATCCGGAGCGAAAGCACACCCTCATTATCCGTGCGAGAAACAGACGGCTTAAGAGGGAACTTGAAGATCTCTTCTTTGACACGCTGCTCTGGGACACGTACTGCAGACCGACAGTGCGTTATCTGTGCAAGTATGGTGATCTTCCGTTCGAAGTGATTCCAGCTACTGGTCGCGATGGCGTTTCGTCGTTGCGATTCATGAATGTCTACAATTTCACTCGGATCGAAACGCGGTTCGGTGATCTTGTCGGATTCTTCTATCAGGATGCTTTGTTCCCGCAACCGCAATTCTTGCACCCTTGGCAGGTGATGCACTTGCGGTTGACAAGCTTCGAGAATATCTACCATCCCTATGGTAGGTCGATCTTGGATGGTGGACGAAAATCATTCAAGCAGCTACGACTCATGGAAGACGCAGCTCTCATTTATCGAATCACACGTGCCCCGGAAAAGCGTAAATTCACAATTCCGGTCGGCCTAATTCCGCCGAAAGAAGTTCCAGAGTACATGCAAATGATTGCTCGGAACTTCAAGAGACAGCGATTCTACAATCCGACAACCGGTACGTTCGATGAGCGATACTCTCCTCTGATCCAAGAAGACGACTTCTTCTTGCCGAGGCGTCCGGACGGCACTGGACCCGATGTCGATACTCTTGCTGGTGCCGAGAACCTGGACCAAATTGCCGACATTGAATACTTCAAGAAGAAGATGATTGCTCCGACCAAGATTCCATTCGCAAGAGTTGGGATCGGTGAAGGCTCTGGCGAGGCGAGCGAGAAGTCGCTTTCGCAGTCACACTCTGAATTCGCCAAAGCAGTACAATGGGTGCAAAGGGAAGTTGCGACTGGTCTGACGAAGATCGCAATAATCCATCTGGCCCTTCGAGGTTATTCGGTTGAGGATCTCAAGGGATTCGAGATCGCACTCACCGCTACATCGGCGATGGAAGAGTTGTACAGGATCGAGACCTGGCAAACGCGAGTCGGTGTAATGGCCGACTTGAAAGATCTTGGATGGTTCCCGAAGGAATGGATCGTCACTCACTTCACCGATTTGTCTCCCGATGAAATCGAGGAATTGAAGGAGATTGAGGCCGAGGAGTCACAGGGCGGTCCGAGTGGCGGTGGCCCTGGTGGACTTGATGTCGAGCCTGAGATGGCTGACGAAGGTCTTGAAGGCGGCGAAGAAGAAGCTGCTGGTCAAGGAGGTGAAGAGGGAGGCACTGCTCCTGAAGAGGGTGTGGCTCCAGAGGAGCCAAAGCCTGTTCCTGGACTGGAAGGCTTTGATTACGCCGCCGAGAAACGTTTGCTTCTTGAATTGAGAAAACAAGGAAAACGAAACGAGGCGATGGCTATTGTCAGGAGGTGGGCAGCCCGTCTTGGTCGTCCTTCGATGGCCGATGACAGAGAATATAACAGTGGCTTCGATTTTCTCATCGAGCACAAAGAGCTTGATGGCTTATCAGCCAATCATCCTATCAATCCTGCCGAGTCGAATGGCAATGGTAGAGGAATCCACGATCCTAACAAAGATACCGATTTACTGGTCGAGTGGTCGGTAGATGAAGACGAACGGACTCAGGCCATCGACGAGGTCTACAATGTGATCACTGCTGGCGAGGTGCTGTCAGAGGATGCCGACGAAGATAACATCACAGAGGATGATCTTCCTGCAACTTCTGTGAGCGATCTGTAGGCACTCGAGCAAAATTAGTTATAGCTACTGACACGAAGCACTTTATTGCCATCGGGAAGATAATCAGATCTGCAGCCCTAATCTGTGATCTGACAACCGAGCAATGGGAGTTTGCAATGAGCAAAACGGCGACAGACAGTTCTGCGGTTGTAATGGATAGCCGCAAATTCTTGGGTGCACTCAATGACTCCGCTCAGGCCAAAGTTGCCGAGTTCGATGGTCATGTCCAGTCGATGGGCCGCAAAGCTGGTAAGAACTGGCGTTTGACGGCTCTCAAGGCGAGTGACCTCTATTTCGAAGACGTCGACACCAACGTCTACTACATCGCCGAACACAAGTCGAACAACGGCAAGGTCACGATCCAGAACATTCGCCCGATCCAAATCCAGGAAGGCGAAAAGCAGAAGGTCTTCGGCGAAGCCTGCCTGAAGCTGATCGAATCGATCGAAGAAAACGATCAGACCGGCATGCAGAACGCATTCAACAGAATGCGGAGCCACAAGTTCTCCGGCCGATCAGTGCCCTACTCCGGTTTTGTCCGCTGCAAGGACAACATCACCCGTCAAATTCAAGTCTCCAGCGACGATTCCCTCTCGGAAGATGTACGTGGCCGCCTGATCGCCGCCATCGTTGAAGGACTTCGAGATCAGGTCATCGTCGAAAACGGCAATGTCGTTTCCGCCTCTTTCAGCAATGGTGATCCTGTTCGATTGCCAGTGACCAAGTGGGCGGCACGTAAGCTGGTCGCAAAGAAGATGCGATCTGCCGCCGAAAATGCATTCTGGTCCGAAGGATTCCAGAAGCGTGTCAAGCACGTCGCACAACTCGTATCCGAAGGGAATATCGAGGGTGCTGTGAAGTTCGTGTCGCCGTTCCTCGACGACATGGAGGAATTCACACTACTGTCTCGTGGCAGAGTCCAAACGTTGGTTGAAAATGCTTTGGCGGCAAACGCCATCTTCAACCAGTCGCTCTGTGACGACGTCTCGACTCTGTTCCATCGGACCAATCTGCGGGTCAATCGCCGCAAGATCATCGACGAATGGCGAAACATTTCGCGACGTGCTGAGCATGCCGTGCTCGCCGAGAACGTTCAGATTCTCGAGGATGCGAAGAACTTCGAGGCCGCCTACGACAAATTCCTCGAATTGATCTTCGAAGCAATCTCCAATCGCGAAGTGGCAGCTGAAGCTCTGGCGACCACTCTGGAAGTCCTCAAGACCAAGACGCCGCGAATCAGAGAATCTCACGACCTGTCGTCCAAACTGGAGAATCTCATTGCCCGTTTGAAGGACCCAACATTCGACGATGCCGCGATTTATGAGGCTGAAGACCTCATCGCGACAATCCAAGAAGAACTCGCTGCGACCGAAACTCTTGGGAATTTCGATCAAATTCCTGGTGGCGGTGGTGACGATAGTCTCGGACTCGACGAATTGGGTGCCGATGCCGGTGCCGGTGGTGGTGGTGCTCCCGTCATCAACATCAATTCCCCACTCATCCAGGTCGGCGGAACAAGCTCTGCCGGGCCAGGTGGTGAGGAAGAGGACCTTGGCGGTCTCGAAGATCTTGGTGCCGAAGAAGAACCAGCACCCGAAGAGGAATTGGGTGGAGCTGGTGAAGAAGGTGATTTGGCCGCTCTGCTCGGCGGTGGCGGTGGTGCTGCCCCTCCAGGAGGTGCTCCGGCCGGTGGCGGTGGTGGTCTTGGCCTCGAAAGCAGGCAGCGACGCCGCCGTTCGGTCAACGAGTCGAATCCGCAGCACTATGAAATGCGGAAGAAGGGTGATGACGACCAGGGAAGTGCCCCAGAAGGTGAAGGGGACGATGAACTGGAGGAAAGCCGCGATCCGTACGCCATTCGAGAAGGCGAATTCGATTTCTCGACGACAAGCAGCATGACCACTTATGGTGCTCCTGTCATCACAGACGAGAAGCAGCTGCGTCAGATCGTCGGAATCATGAACCGCCTGCGTGTCGAGCACAATCTGAAGGGCCGAGCACTTAAGGAGAATCTCGAATCGATGGCCGAGGCGAGCATCAGTGCCATTGGGCTCCGAATTCCGAAAGGACGGATGTCGAAGGCATTGGAGCAAGCTATCGAATTGTTCAACGAAATGGTCGGAACTGCTGCCGTTGCCGATATGACCGGTGGCGGCAAGATGGCCAAGAAAGACGACGACGACGATCTCGGTCTCGGCGATGACGACGATATGGCCGAAGATCAATTCAAGGGACCGCGAATTCGCGGCCGTGGTTACAAGAAGACCTCTTACCAAGCTCGCGAACTCCAGAAGGAGTCCATCGAGTGGGGTGAATCGCAGGATGATGCGATTGCTGGCAGCCTTGCCGGTGTGGGATTCATCTTCGATCACGGCGGTGCCGATGACTCTCTCAAGCCGATCATCATGAGTGAAGACGGCTCGGTCGAGATTCCGATCCCTGCTGAACTCTACAATGACGCATTTGCCGCTGCCAACATGATTGACGAGGGCGGTGATCCGTCCAAGTTCGTTCGTTGGCTCAGCGGTTCGATCGAACAATTGCGTCCGATCACTGACGAAGAAGAACTGGCTCTCCAGGAAGCGATGGCGAAGATTACCACGACTCCTGATGGCGGAATTTCAGTTGAGGTCAGCGACGACGTCCAGGTCGGCGAAGTCGGTGGCGAAGCCGGGCCTGACATGGGCATGGGCGACGACGAAGAGCTGGAAACCGCCGGTATGGAACCTGTGGACGCCGTTGGTGGTGAAGGTATGGAAGATCAGGCCATGGATGCCGAAATGGGCGGCGAAATGGGCGGCATGGAAGACGGCATGGAGGGTGGCGGCGAAATGGAAGAAATGCCGGATTACGAGGAAGAAGATGCCCTCGAGCCCAGCATGCAGCAGCCGCAGCAAGGTGCTGCACAACCGCAGCAAGGTGGCCAAATGCAGCAACCGCAGCAGAAGCCACAGCAGCAGATGCAGCAGCCCGAAGAACAAATGGAAGACAAGGACATCACCGAGCCTTCGTCCTCGAAGTACACGAAGCACGTCAAGGACAACAAGCGTGAAATGCCTGCCCACAAGCCGACCAAGAAGACAGATGACAATCTGGATTCGATCGGTCCGAGCTTGAAGACCGATGACGGGTCGGGCACGAAGCCGCCTACGGCGAGAGCGATGAGCCAGAAGTAATCGGAGTGGACAATGCTACCAAGCAGAAGAAATAACAGGGCTTTGTTGGAGGACATCCACGAGCCCTCTTACTTCAATCGCGGTCTGATCGCGGAGACCGGTCGTATCCCGCTTGGCTTCAAGCTGATTCAGGATACGTTCCCTTTTGAGGTCATCGAAACGAAGAATACGGTGACTGAGGGGAAAGATGGCCGTGAAGTCCCGATCATGCGTGTCACCGGTCTGTTTCAGATGGGTGACAGGGAGAATGCGAACGGACGATGGTACTCCACTCGTGACGTTCTGGCTCCAGCCGTGCAGCAGATTCAAGAGGATGTGTCGGCACGAGCCGTTATGGGTGAATTTGATCACCCTGCGGACGCGAAAATTCACCTTGACCGTGTCAGCCACCTAATGACGAAAGTCTGGATGGACGGTCGCAAGGTCTTCGGCGAAGCCGAGGTCCTACACAGTCTCCCATGTGGTGCCTGTCTCCGTGGCTTGTTTGAACACAAGGTGCGGGTGGGGATTTCATCTCGTGGGGTTGGAGACATGGAAGTCTCTGAGCAGGGTGGGCATGAGGTCTACCGGGTGATGCCGGGCTACTCGTTCGTGACTTGGGATGCTGTTGCCGAGCCTTCGGTCAACGGAGCCATCCTGAACATTCAAGAAAGCCTGAATCGGCGGATTCGACCGCTGGCACAGCAGCGAGATAAGTTCCCCCGAGCGACCTACGAAAAGATGTTGGTCAAGGAGATCAACAGCTTCTTCGATTTGAGGTAACTAAGAATTCACTGATTCACGCAAAAATAACTACAACACGACAAGTCTCGTGAGGAGTCGTCTACAATGGACAAAATCAAAGCACTGCTCCAAAAAGCTGGCGTGAGCGAGGATCTGGCCGTCCAGATCGTCGAATCTCTCGATGGCTACAAGACCACTCTTCGCGAGCAGTTCGAGAAGGAGTATGCGGGCAAGGTTGAGCAGGCCAAGAAGGTCTGTATCGAAGAAACCGAAGCCCACAAGCGAGAGCTTGCTCGTCGTCTCCAGATTTTCTGTGAGACCAAGGGAGCTGCAATCGAGGCACAGCTTGCCAAACAGTCGGCCCTTAGCGAATCCGAAGCTCTTTCCAAGCTGACCCAGGTTCGAGCCATGCTCGAAGGGATCACGCTTAATGGAGAGCCCAACGGACAAGCTACAGCCGGGTTGGAGAAAGCCAAAAAGCAGGTCCAAGTTGCGGTCGAACAGCGAGATCGAGCAGTCGAAACTGCGAACCGGCAAACAGCCATCGCAGAGCGAGCCCTGAAGAAGAACCGGCAGCTAGCCACTGAAAACGCTGAACTCAAGAAGCGAGCCAGCGGCCAGCGACAACCGGTCACTGAAGGGAAGCAAGGCCAGCAATCTCGTCGGATTGACAAGGGTCGTAAACAAGCCCGTCAACCGGTGACAACCCGACCGACTCTCGTTGAAAGTCAGGATCGACGTCCGCCGCAGCAGCAAAATCAACCGCATGTGACCAACACCGGCAACGGTCAAGGCCGCTACGGCATCAGCGATATTGCTGCCCAGGTTGACGAAGATCTCATCTGAACCTGCAATCTGAATTCCAACCAGGAGTAACCATATGCTACCCACCAGAAACGCCCAGCGGCAACGCTTCAGTGGCGGTGGTCGCAGAACTCTTGCTGAAGGCACTGGAACCGGTCGTCGGCCAATCACAGAAGCCACCGACCTCCATCAGGCCGCCGTCATTCACGAGGGGAAGAAAAACCAACTCGTGAACAAATGGTCGCCGGTCCTTCGCAAGTGTCGCGAAGTCCCGCAGCAAAAGTTCGGCCTGATGGCCGCGATCCTCGAGAACCAGTACAACTGCTGGAATCCCGAGAACCGCTCGGTCATCTTGGAAGACCAGACGACCACGGCGAACATCGCCGACTTCACCCGGTTTGCCCTTCCGCTCATCCGGAAGTCCTATCCGAAGCTGATCGCCGACAACCTCGTCGGTGTCCAGCCGATGAGCCAACCGGCGAGCTTGATCTTCTACATCCGATACCGCTACGCCCTCACCAAGGGCCAAACGGTCGCCGGAACGCAGATCATGCGTCAGAACACCGCCCAGGTGTTCGCACGCCAAAACGGATGGGCACTCGACCCGTACTACAGCTCGCAGGAAGTCCGTGGTGAAGACGCCACGATCACCGGTAACACGGTGGTTTCCGCGACGCTGGCACACCGCCCGGTTCTCGCCGGTACGGTTGTGGTCGAGGTCTTCGAGACCGAAGCCGACGCCAATCCGAACTGCGAAGAAGCCGTCCCCTGTCTCCGCGTCAGCTTTGACAGTGACGGTGCCCCTGACGTTGTCCTCGTTGGCGACTGCACGAACTTCACCGACAACCTGACGGTTGACACGACCACCACTGGTGCCACCGAGTTCAACCACTCGACCGGTGCTGTTCAGATCTCGCTCTCCGCCGGTGTCTTCCCGGCCGGAGCGGTCGCACGCGTCAACTACGAGTACGACCTCGAAGCCAACCCGTTCCAGCCGGAAGTTACGCTGAGCATCGACAGCGACTCGGTCGCCGCGATCACGCGTAAGCTCAAGACCAGCTGGAGCCTCGAGGCAGCTCAGGACCTCAAGTCGGTTCACAACATCGACGCCGAGTCCACTCTCACCGACCTGATGGCCGATGAAATGGTCGCGGAAATCGATCGTGAAATCATCAACGACCTGATCATTTCGGCAGCCATTCGTGCCGACCACAACTTCGCGACCGCCGCTGGTGCGTCCGTGAACTTCACCGACCGCAACATCGCCTTGATGTACAAGGTCCTCGAAGTCGCGAACATCATCCACCGGACAACGCTCCGTGGTCCCGCCAACTGGATGGTCATGTCCGCCGACATCTGCTCGAAATTCGAGCAGCTCAACGACTTCCGTGCGAGCGACGCGTTCACAACGGAAGGTGTCGACATCGGCATCATGAACATCGGCACGATCCAGGGCAAGATGAAGATCTACAAAGATCCTCTCTTCCCGAACTGCAAGATCCTCATGGGCTTCAAGGGCAACTCCGTCCTCGACGCCGGATACTTCTACGCTCCGTACATTCCGCTGCTCAGCACCCCGACCGTGCTGGACCCGAACAGCTTCACGCCGAACAAGGGTGTCATGACCCGATACGGCAAGAAGCTCATCGAGGACGGCGGCCTGTACTACGGTGTGGTCACGGTCAGCAACCTGTAATCCGTCCACACGACGTGGATCATCTACGCAATGGCCCGGCACTTCGCCGGGCCATTGTCGTATATGTGTCGTCCGCAACGTGTTCAAAAGTAGATAAGGACCCCCACAACGGGGGTCATCTTCTTTTACCATGGAGGACCCATGAAATACGCTGCGATGGCACTGTCTCTGATCCTGATGGCTTCCACAGTGCAAGCCAACACCGTGTCATGTCGAGAAATCAGGATCGAGGACCCATGCAAAGTGGCACCATGCTCGGTGCCCACGGAAATCACCGTCTGCGACCCATTTACGTGCTGCGAGGTCAAGTTGACTGTCTGCATGCCGAAGGGCTGCGTGGTGTGCCCGGAAGTCACAAGGCACGGTCGAAAAGTGAAATATGATTTCGGCAAATACGAAGTGGAAATCCACTTCAGCCGCAAAAACATCACGATCGACTACGACGACTGATCAACGCAACGGCCCGGTGAACACGCCGGGCCGTTGTCGTATCAAACATACCATAAATGAATGGTGTCCTCCCGCCTTGGTATTCTGGCAGATGGTCTGCCGGATGTCCGTAAGTCCGAGCAAAAGGGAGGATTGAGGATGAGCGAAACACATCGCATGCCTCAACTCGGCGAGCCGATCGTCTACTGTGATTCACGTGGGGTGGATCACGACGCCTTGATTACCGCAGTTTGGGGAGAAGATTGCATCAATCTTGTCTTCGTCTCCGGTGATGAAAGTCGTAAAGACAGTTACGGTCGGCAGGTTGAACGGGAGACGTCAGTGCTCCACGTCAGTAGAAGCGACGTTCACGGCTCTTACTGGCGGTTCAAAGAAGAGAAGCGAAACCCCTACAAAGCTCCTCTGCAAAGCTGAGTGAACAGCCTGTTGGAACCGAGCAGGAACCTATCACACAGGCGACACTCAATTTGCACTGAACGGCATCTGACGAACACGGGCATCAACCGGCCATTCATCCCAATCTCCGCCGTGATGATCGTTGAACGACAACCCAATCGGGTGTGATCCGAACTGCTTCACGAACACGGCAATCTCCAGCTTTTTGCCCAACTCGATGACCCTGTAGACCCAATCAGGATCGAACGGTCTTCCGATGTGTACTCCCTGATCACTCTCGCCACCGATGATGATCCAGTCAATGCCGCGTAAATGCTTCGCGGTCAATCCTGGGTCACCGACCAGCGGCTCCAATGACAAGAATCTGTGAGTGGCCGGGACCCGACGCAGATGGTCGATCCTTTTCAGGCTGTTCCTGCCGGTGATACTCGTTCCGCACCACAAGTTCTCCGGCCACGGCTCGTCCAGCCAATCAGCGAAGTCAGCTGTGCGATTCGGCTGTTTCGTCAGCATCTGCAGATCGTGGCGATTTCCGTTGACGCTATTGGCGACGTCTACGATTTCTTCCTTCAAGAAATCGAATGTCACTGCGGCAGAGAAGACGTCTCCCAGGTCGCCCAGGAAGATCTTACGACGCCTGCCGCTCAGCCACGGTTTGTCCGTTCGTGCTTTCCCCGTCAAGTCCATGCAGCGGACGGCCTTCTCCATACGGCCAGGAATCATCCTGACATTGGTGAAGACGGGGTCGTAGAACTGGGGCAGTGAGTGGGCCAATCGAGTTTCGTGGAAGTTGCCCGCGTAACACGGACCTCCACGACCGGGAACCCACAATTCGCAACCATCGCACCCAGAAGTCGGGTTGACGGTGTCATCTGCCCACTGAATGCCAGTGCCTTTCATAGATCACCTCCTCGTGGTTGTTGCAACTATTCAGTTGCGGTTAACTTCGAGGCGTGATCTGGAATTCCCAGCATCTCGCAATTTCTCAAATACGTTTGCGTTCCGGCGACAAATCTATACTATGAAGATCAGGTCTATCATAGAATCAGAATACGAAGGACTCGAGGATTCAGACGAGTTTCGAGACCGACGTACCGGGCCAGATTTTCTTCCACGAGAAAGGACACTCACCGATATCGCGAGAGATCTTGAAGTCTTAACTCGAGAAACCAACGAGTTAATAACCGACTGGAACAGACTTCGTGCGGAGAGTATCCTCAGAGTTCTGAGAGCACGTGCATACTTGCTGCAGCTGTTGATCGAAAAGGACTATGAAACTTAGGTCGATCATTGAATCATACGAAGGTCTTGAAGACGCCGATGAATTCAGCGGTGGCTGGACTGAAGTATGCAGCTTCTGCGGGAACACCTACGATGTCGATGACGAAACCGACTATGCCTGTGCTGGATGCGGCAGGACGACCTGCCCTGATTGCGAGATAACCTCTCAGAGGCTCCCGGATGGCACGTACGACGAGCGAATCTTCTGCTCACCTCAATGCCGGGCCACTCTCATGAGGCTCGAGGAAGCCAAAGGAAAAACTCCGGGACCTATCATAAGGCGGATTCAATGGAGTCCGGCCGCAATTTGGATTCAATTCCCGAGTGGTGAGACATGGGAATATGTCGTCTACGAAAATCGTTGGCTTGAGGACATTCTGCGTAGAAATCGCCGTAACGGGGGTAGGGTTGTTGCTGCTCTCAAGAAGTTGGGTGTTGAAGCTCGCAAAGCGAGCTAAATATAAAAGCAACAACCATCTCAATGCACCTATCTGGTGCCAAACAGGAGGACCGCCATGAAAAGACTTCTCACTTTGTTGGCAGTCGTTGCACTGCTTACGCCAGCCACGCTCCTTTTCGCTCAAGAGGCACCACCGCAACCAGCGGTTCAAGCGGCTCAAGAAGCCGCCGCAGAAGCCGTCCAAGAAGCAGCAGTCGTCGAAGTCACTCAAGTCATTGTCCGCAATACGACCTATGAGAAGGCCACACTCGAACGGTCTTTCAAGCTCGTTGCGGATCAGCTTTCGAAGCACCTGAAGAAGGCAACGTTCAAAGTCGACGGCAGCATTCTTTACGTCGGTGTCCAATACGACGTCCTCGCCAAGGATGCGACTCTGGCCAAGATCGACTTCAGCTCCGATTGCCCAGACAACAGCCAATTCCACGTTCAACCATCGGTACTCGCCGCTCTCGGCACGAATGAGATCAAGGAGGTTCTCATTGCCTGGACCCGTTACAGGCACGATGCTATGGCGGCCGATGTTCGCGTCGTGAACGTGGCTGATCGCACGCGATACGTGAACTTCGATGTTCAGCTCAACATCAGGAAGGTTGCACTACGGTAACGCCATCGAGTGCAGAGGACTTCGCACGAGGCCCGGTCGGCAACGGCCGGGCCTCTTTCGTACGTCAATCGCTGAACAGAATAAGACCCCCCGGTAGTGTGGGTTTGTGTAAAGATACTGTGGCAATTCCGCCAAACCCGAACAGGTCCCAAAAGGGGAGAGATCAAATGAAGAGCTTGCTCGCTGTAGGAGCAATGCTGGCAGCAGTCGTTGCAACTTCCAACACTGCGGAAGCCCAGCAGTGCTTTGTCAACCAAGGTTTCAGTCAGCCCGTCGTCGTTCAGCAACCGTTCGTCACTCAACAGTTCGCCCAGCCGGTCTTCGTGAACCGAGGCTTCGTGCGACAACCAGTCATCGTCAACCGAGGCTTCGTGCGACAGCCGATCTTCGTGGGGCGGCAACGCTTCATCGGATCGCCATTCCGCAGCCGAGCGTTCATCGGAACTGGTTTCGGATTTCAGCAGCCGGTATTCGTCAACACTGGCCCATCGTTCGGGCTATTTGGCCGTCGAGGCGGCCTGTTCCTGAACTTCTGAGTGGGTGAGAATCGATGCGGTTTGTGGCCTCACCATTGGTGGGGCCACAAACGTATTTGGGCATTGATTGGTCTGTGATGCAAAAATATCAACAAGACAGCGATCGCACCATGCTCGATTCACTGATATCTCCTCACGCTCTAGTATGATCAGAGTTCGGATATCCACCCCCGGACTCATCGAGAACTTCAGCAAAGAGCCCAGTCAATTTCGGCTGGGCTCTTTGCGTATTTAAAGTGACCGGAAGCCCGATTGGGTATTGTCGTTCAACCATGGAACTTGTGAGGAGTCTCCAAAATGAGGAAGCTGCTACTCCTGGGACTTGCCATTTTGGCGTCCCTCTCAGCCGTATCAGAAGCAAACGCAGGATTATTCTTCCGCCACAGCAATTGCAGCTGCAGCAGGGTCAGAATCTTCCGCACCCGATGCCGCGTACAATGTGTGCCATGTGGCCAACAAACCGGCACCGTTGTTGAAGAAGTCGTACCAGCAGCCGAAGCCCCACCATCAACCAACCCAAGTGGACCAGCGGCTCCTGACACGACCACGAACCAGCAAGTCCCGGAAATCGCACCGCCCCCGCCAATCGACGCCGGACCAGCCGCCCCCGCAGTGCAGTCATCCACGCCGGAAGAAACAACAAAACCAACTCCGGCCCCGACTGTCAACCAAGGTGCCCAGGAAGAGAAACCGTTCCAATTGCTGAATCCGCCTCAGACTCCGCCACCGGCACCTTCAACCAAGCCACAATCTGAGCCAACTCCTACGCCCACTCCGGAAGCGGCACCATCGGAGCAACCGGTCAACACGCCGACTCCAACGCCGAAACCTGATCCGGATTTCAATTTGGTTACAAATGACAGGGGAATGGTACCACCAGCCCCATCATCTTTTCTGCTTGTCGGTCGGGACTAACCTCCCACGAGATTGACTCATGCGTAGAGAGCCGGGCTTCAGCCCGGCTCTTTGCGTATAAATATAGAGCATGAAGCTCAGATTCATTGCAGAACTCAATTGGAGAAAAGCACGGCGACGAATGAAGCCGTTGCTTGCTATTCTGCCAAAGCGTAAGAAAAAGCACTCCGAACGAGTTGGGAAGACTTTGAAGGACGTAGGTGCTGGAAAAATAGCCACCTATGCCGGACTCCTGCATGACTATCTTGAGCGAGGGGGCTCTCTCGAGGACCTCTCGGACCACATTGAAGAGTTAGGTCTACCTCGACAGATCGTTCAAGCCGTCCAGTCTCTCAGCCAAGACGAGAATTACGGTACATCAAATCAACCTCTGACGCATCTCAAACGGGTGTTGAAAACGATTGACGATGAAGATCTTCGGAACATCGTCATCGTCGCCAAACTCGCCGATAGGATTGACAATTTCAGGAGACGTCGGAATCGAGACGAATTGACAAAGCTGTACCGCAAGAATACCGACAGGCTGATCGAATATCTCATCAACCAATACACAGGCAAAGGCAAACCAGTTAGGAAATTGATGCGGATTTATTCCGCGATTGCGGGGGAATGATGGCGAAGAAGAAGAAAGCAAATCCCCTGAAAAAGAAGTGCAGTGACTGTGGTAATCCCACAACCGATTACTATCCGATAAAGGGCGGCATTCGTTGCAATGAATGTCAAGAACGCTTTGTCAGGACTGGCTATCAAGAGGATAAACCGGCACATGGGTCTTACAAAGACAGACGTCGATAGTCACTTCTTCTCGTGCACCCAAATTCTGGTGTTCTCCACCACGTAAAAATCGTCCTTGAAACACTCCTGGACGGCGTCCATCACTCCAGGATCGCAGCTCCAATAGTCGTGGCCATACATTCTGCCGCCCGGATTGAGCAGTGGCAGAAACGCTAGAATGTCACCTTCCGCATCTTCCCTACGGTGCCCGGCATCAATGTAGATAGTGTCAGCCTTGACGCCGTCTTTGAATAGTAGAGTGGCGGCTGTGAGGCCAGCCATCTTGTGGAACTTAAATTCGAGATCTGGACGCTTCTTGTGCAGTGCCCGCAAAGTAGCTTCTAAGACTTCAGTGGCCCACTCGTTTGATGGTAAACCAAACCCAGGTAGATGGTGGATGCCCCATTCATGCTCCATTGGATCGATCAAATGAAGCGTACTGTTACTTGTCATTGCATTTGCTGTTGCCCACAAACTTTTGCCACAGAAGACGCCGACCTCGATGTGACATTTGCTGTTCACTTCTTCGGCTAACCTATGGAGAGTATCAAGCTCGCGTGGCCAACACCAACCTGGGATCTGCCAGGCAGCTTGTTTGGTTAGTTCTGCAGGAGTTTTCATGGACAATATTCCTTGCATCTACAGAGGATCACACCCATTTGTGAGACCGGTTGCGTCGGATGTTATCCGAACTTTCAGATGCCATTCTGATGAGGTCCCCACTCATTATTGTTCTTTGCACGAGCAAATCGAAGGATTGACATGCTGCTCGCAGTGTGCCCACCGCACCGAATATTCGCGAGATGAAACACAAATCGTCTTGTCACAAGGCCGCTGGAACTACATATCTACGGCCCAGCTCCTAAGAGATACCTACGAACTCGTCAAGCATGTCCCAGCTGATTGTGCTGGTATCGTCGGTGTGCCACGGTCCGGGATGATCCCGGCTTCGCTTTTGGCGACTGCTTCTCATTTGCCGTTGCTTGAATTTTCGAGCCAATATGGCCTTAGACAGCTTGGAACTGGCGGCAGAATGCACGGTGCTCGCATTGGTGATTTCGGAAAAGGAAAGTTGTTTGTCGTAGACGATTCTGTGCACAGTGGTGGGGCGATGAGTCTTGTTCGTGACTTCTTGGGAAACAAGGCGATCTACTCCACTGTTTATTGCCGTATGGAGGCATCACAAGAAGTCGATATCTTCATCAGAGAAGCACCAAGCCCACACATTTTCGAATGGAATCTGTTCAACAGCGGTAATGTGTCAGGCCAATCAGGAGAAGACGTTCACTGGTTCACTGGCGGCATAGCATTCGACTTCGATGGCATCATTTGTCCCGATCCACCGGTACCAGACGCTGACGATGGTCCCGGCCTAGAAGCGTACATTCACTATCTCAAAAATGCCCCGCCAACTCATATGACGCCGCGATACGATCCGGTTCCGCTGATTGTCACTCTCCGGCTCGAGAAGTGGAGAGAGATTACGATGGACTGGCTTAGAAGGAACAGAGTGACGTGCTGGAAACTTGTGATGTGTCCCTACGAGAATGCGTCTGAGAGGAACGGAGAAAACGGTGTCGTGCCAGAGCACATTATCATCAAGCACAAAGCGATGCCATACAAGGAATCAAAGTGTATCTTGATGGTCGAATCAGATCCTCGACAGGCTGAACTGATTCATTTTGCCAGTGGCAAGCCCGTGCTCTGTCCAGCCACCGGCGAGATCTTTCAAGACTCGATCTGAATCAAGTCGTGGTCGTTGAGAGTGAATGGGTAGAACCATGGGCGATCTGCGTAATCTGGGTCGCCGTGCCTGGCGAATTCGCCGACCTCGACAGTGCAGTCGCTTTCGAAGATGAAAGCGACTTGCTCTTGATCCTTGCATCGCCAGCCAACAATGTGAATTCTGTCTACGACGCCGACAGTTCCACGCATCGCTGTCCTAGCTCGATACAAGAATTGTTGCCCAGGTTTGTATCGTTGTGTGAATTTGACGTTACCGTTGCGGTCAGTTAGGACGAATGCTCTCAGCTTCTCTCTGTCGATGTCTTCGCTGCAATGGATTTGCTGGCCGTTGTCGTACTGCTTCAGCACCGTCCCGTCTTTATAGATGACATACCATTCCAGCTTCGGGTCGTAGTCCCGGTTCGTTGCGACTGTTGGTGCTGGTGCTTGTTTTGCCATAACGGTATCTACTGTGTGATTCCTCGTGGTAGTTGGAGTCAGAGCACTGTGGAGAACGTGTTGATCTGGGATGTCAAGGCAAGCAGCTCCTTATCGAGTTATGGCAGTTACGAACTGTCCTCTTACCGACATTGCTCCGCCAGTGAGTGTTACGTCATCTACTTATTGCAGTCCGCACTCACGATTCTGGCTTAGCTTACATGGCTTGGAAGATCCAGCCGCACCATTGCTCCTCCTTGAATTTGTGGAGACGGTCGAACTATCGAATTATGATTCCTACGGCAGAATGCAAGATTGGAGAGTCGAATTCGAGTATGACGGGGGGCGTTACATTGGGACCCATTGTACCAATTTGAACAAAGCGAAGATGATTGCTACTCGTCTGGGTATTCCAGCAATCACATCTTTTGTATTTGATATCTCGTCTTTCTGACCAAAGATATCGTATGAACTTTGAGCGTCACCTAAATCTGGTCCTCGGTGGGTTATTCTCTCAGGATACACTCCTTGAGACTCTAGATCCGTACGGCGACACGGTGGACCTAGAAGATGATACGAAGGAAGATAATTATGTCAGCGGCTCCGAACAAGTTGAAGCTGCTGAGCTGATAAAGCAGCTTCGGGCCAGAAACGAACTAGATCAATCAGAAGATAATCAGCTTGGACTGTCACTGAAACGGTCTCAGGACGCGGCTGACCTTGCTACTGCCGCATACCGGAAGGTGAATGATCTCGAACTCAAAGTCGATCGCGGCTTTGGTGGTTTACAAAAGTCGCTTATTAAACTCTCCAAGGGTGAACCCCTGGAAGAGCCAGACCCTCCTGGCTCGTCGATCTTTGATGAAGACGAGGAACTTAGCGAATTTGGGTTCATGTTCGACGATGAATAATCTTCTGAGTATTTAATACCAGGAGGATCATCAATGCCATCGACCCAAGACGCGTATCTTCATGTCATCACTGGCGGCTTCGATGAAAAGAAGAGAAAGGCCGTCAGGAAAATGTTCCAGGGCGAAGCCACGGAAGAGCAGCAAGAAGACAAACCAGACCCTAGCAACTACGATCTGATCGTGGGGGCTCTTGAAGAAATCCACGCGGTGGGAATCAAACAATTCACCATCGCTCAGGTTGTTCAGATTCTGTCGATCTTTGAAGTCTTGAATTTCCTGACTGGAAATGTCGATGAGTACATCGAGCGTGCTCTCGCTATTCTGGGCTGCGGACGGCACGGTGACATATTCACGATCCCAGATCAGAATAAACTGGAAGCCATTCGTCGGCAACACTGCCCCGATAACAAACGGAATGAGCGACTAAAATCGCTCGGGCATCAAATACCAGTCGCAGTTGAGGGATCTGAAGAATGGCGATCTCTTCGGGACCGTGACTTGAAGTAGGCAAAAATGCGTAGTGTCGTCTTTGGGAACCTGATTGTCTGCAAGCACGTCTTCGACAATTATCCATCAAGGTTCCCGCACCAATCCCGCGATCTTGACTTCGATAATCGAGAAGACAGAATCGAAATCGCTCGGTTCATCAAATCGGTTATCGATTGCTCCGTTAAAGTAGAGAAGCCAGATGGACAGACAATATTCGTCTATATGCCACAGGACGCTCCTCCGGTGGCTTTTCCTGCCGACATCGGCCCCACGCGGACTAAGATTGTGACGAGCTACCCAGCCGGGCCTTCTTTGGTAAATAAAGCAAAGCTACTTCAGTGACAGTGCCAATGTCCACCGAACAAGATCACAAGCAACAAGATCACAAGCAAAAAGATCAATGCCAAGGTCGTCGCAAGGTTGAGGAAAGCGTCTACGTTCAAGAATCAAGGATCACCACGAGGGAGCCTGCGAAGTCCAACTTCGATGCCAAACTCGACGATGCCCTGAACAAGGTCAACGGCTAAAAGCCAATCTCCAACCAGACCAGAGCCGCATGGAATTCCTATGCGGCTCTTGTCGTATTTGACCAATATGGACACGAACAACGCGAAAAAGGTACTCGTCGGCTATTGGCCGCTTCTTGATTTCACCAAGGTGATGTCGAAACCGGGTGATGTCAAAGAGGGTGCTGATGTTGTCACGTCTCTTTCTAAAATGCTTTCCGAAATCGAGATTCCTCCCGTCGCTGGTATCATGTGGGCACACTATCCATTCGATGCCGAGACAGTAGAAGAAACTGTCACGATCCCAGTTATTCTGATGGATAGGGCGGCTGAGATTGCAGATCATCTGCTCATGTGGATGGAGAACGATGTGAGTCGTTTCACTCTTCACTTCGAACAGCGTGATATTGGGTATGCTGTCTTACTATTGCCGGATGTCTTGAAGTCGATCGAACGATGGAAGGCCGCTCGTCTAATCTACCATGAAGAGGTCGTAACCGACAACGACTTCTCTGTAATCTACCAGACCCTTGGTACGTGTTGTCTTGGTGGTAAGACTTTCGAACAAATCAAAGGGTCGGTTCAGAGTCCGTGTCATGTCGGGTTTCTTGATCTCGACAAGATGGACCCGAAAAGTCCTGAGGACATCAACCCTGAAGACATCGTCGTTGTCGGTCCGTTCCGGATTGTGACAGATCCGGATGACAGGGCACGGATGCATCTTGATAATCTGTTCTCAACGGTTGAACCGGTAAAGTCGAAGCTCAATGAATCGTGAACGATCAACGGAGTTGTTGCGTAAACTGATGTCCGTGAGTAGTGTCGGGCATCGTAATTCGGGTCATCGTTTCTTGGTGAACCCCTTTCTCACTCTCGTTCACCGCGAGTGCATGACCTTCACGTGGGAAGAGGCACAAAATTGGGAGACGAAGGGTCTCTTCATTGGGCAGGACGACACAGATGAAGCTGCTACACCGTACGTGATCGTTGTTTACGAGATGAGATGCGGTACTCTCCCATTCGTCATTTTGCCAAAGAAAAAATGGGGGACGTGGGAGCCAAATCTTGATCCCCTCAAAATTGACTTTGGTCCGGGCGGCGAGTTCGGTTGGTGGCTCAAGTTTGATCGCTGGCACCTTGGACCTCACATTGAATCGTATGTGGAGAAGGTCGGTGCGGGTCAAAAAGTTCACCATTTTGCAAGGCGTCCTGTTTCTTAGTATCCTGCTTATTGCGGGATGCCCTTCTAAGCAAGCGACACCGCCTGTCACGTCGCCGTCGATCTCAGACAATACATCTGTGGTCGATGAAGATGTGGCATCGGCACAGTCTTCTACGAAGTCATACGGCGACATCACAATAGACAGGTTGGTATCGATCTACGATGGCGATACGTTCCATGTCGATATTGCAGGTTGGCCGGACATCGTCGGGAAGAATGTCTCTATCAGGGTCAATGGAATTGATACTCCTGAGCGTAGGGACAAGCGAGAAAATATCAAGAGACTGGCCCAAGCTGCGAAAGAGCTGGTCGTTACCAGGTTGCGTGCTGCGGAATCTATTGAATTGCGGAACATGCAGCGTGGTAAATATTTTCGCATTGTCGCTGATGTCTACGTTGACGGTGAAAGCTTGGCTGACATTCTGATCGAACAGGGCCTTGCTAAGCCGTACGACGGTGGCACCAAGATAGAATGGTCCGAAGCTGATTCAGAAAGGTACTTCAATGGCCGCAACACAGACTAATGCCCGAGCGACGCTGATTTCTCAAAGTCTTGAAGGCCGCGAACAGATGATGGGCCTCGACTTCGGCAGCATCATCACGATCATCACGCAGTTGTTGCCGATGATCATCGCGTGCTTCAATCCCGACGACGGCCCACAGGCCCAAGCATACGTCTCCAAGCGGTACAATCCCGCGAACGCCGACGACCAGTATCGTGGTTACGACAAACGGCTCGTTAAGGCGATGGCACGTCAGGCCAAAAACGCCGGGCGAAGGGAAAAGCAGCACGTCACCTGGACGCAGGCGTACGAGATGGCCTTCGCGGCACTTGACGACATTCGCACTGGTGATGCTCATCAGGCAAGCGTGGCGATCGCTGAGAACCACGACTTCCTGTTGATCTGATCCAGTAATTGTGTTTTGAATGCGTTCTGACGCGGTTCAAACGTATTTAAGACAGCGGAAGGACCTGAATTCGGTTTGGGATAGCCGAGTTGCACATGTTGAGCCGCCCCTAGGAAATCCGGTCCTGGGGGCGGCTCATTTTGTATCTGGACAATGTATAGCGAAGATGAGCTAAGAAACCAGAGAAACGACAGAACTTTCCGTGACCAAGTGATGACGGACGGTAGTCTTGGGTATATCGCCATCCCAAAGAACGCGTCATCAAGTCTTTTGCGAGCTTTCTCTCGCGATCTCGGCTGGCAATGGTCCGAGAGTCCAGGAGAAGTAAAATTCTTCGGAATAATCAGAGATCCTGTCGAGCGATGGATATCAGGTTTCGCACAATCATTCCATCGTAATCATGGCAAAGCTCTCAAAGAAGCCTATAAGGATATCGGACCATTTGTCGAAGATCCCTGGTATGATCTCCACCAAGCTCCACAAGTATTATTCCTTGAGAAATGGCAATCACCAACTCTGTTCAAATTCGAGCATCTCAATCTGTTGATTGACTGGCTGGTAGAACACGAAGTTACGATGCCGGAACTACTCAGGAAGAACACCCGTGCCCAAAATCCAGAGAAGTTGGCGTTGCACAATTATCTGAACACCGCTTTGACGGATGAGCACAGGCGAAAACTTCGCTGCTACTATGCAGCCGATGTTGTTCTCTATAATGGAGCGATCTGATGTACGTTGCGATCTCGAGCGATGGGCAAATGAGCGGTGCTGAAATGCTCAAAGAGCTTCAAGAAGCTCGTATTTGTCCGGTCATGACGTACGTGGAGAACGAAGAACGAATAGTGCCTTTGTTCGTTTCTGCTGATACGGCACAGAAATTTGCGAAGAGAAACACAAGCCGTGGCGACACTATTGGCACAATGTTCGTCAGAGAGGAAGACAAGCAACAGCTAATCGATCGCGGGTTGAAAATCGAAGTGCTAAGCTTCCCGAAGAAACGTGACATCGTGGTAGAGGTCATTCACTTGGCTCGAGAGGTCCAGACGCACAATAGAGGGTTGCGTAAGGATATCAAGTGAAACGTGCTGTGTATTTGACACGGCATGAAAATGTTTCTTCAAGCCGCTGACCACAACCAGTTCTTGGTTGAGTGCGTCGCCAAAAAGCCAGATCGGGTTTTCATCTCGACATTCGGGATGTACCTTGGCATCACCTACGACGGCCGCGACACAACACAATGGGGGCCGGAATACGCTCTTGCGACCCGTGATCTTGCTGAGAAAATGCGATCGCTGTCCGATGTCAACATACTCGTCGGCATAGCGAACTATCGCAGCTGTAAGAACAAAATCACGTGCATGGACTGTGAGAAGCAGTACGTTCGCACGCTGTTACGGCACGTCAACCACGCTGAGATGTTCCCCGAGTTCAATTGGCGAATGACAACGGAGTTGCATCTTAAGTCATTCCTGTTTTATTACGGGGAAGAGAAGACTGGCGTCACCGGCGGTAGGAACTTTACAGATTCAGATTGGACTGACGTCTCGATTGTTGTTGGTCCCGAACAAATCGCCAAAATCGAGGAACTAGCCGAGCCCGTTTGGTCGGAAGCATACGACATAACGGATACGAATGCTGGTAAGATCTTCGAAGAGCAGGAGATATCGAAACGAGGTTTCGAGTCGGTCCTTCAAGGGATCGATGAACTCGACAAAAAGAACGACGACGTACCATTCTAAAGGAGCAGTCATGAATCCCTGGATCATCGTGATAGCAATTGTGGCCCTCATTGCCTTTCTAATTGTTTTGGCACTTTGTAAGGCCGCCGGACAGGCCGATCAGAAGATGGGAGAGATGCGACGAGTTGAAGATCGGTGGCAAAAAGAGATTCCAGAGGACGACTTCGGCGATCAATCGGTAATAGCTTCATCACTTCACAAGGACGAGAGCAGCATGCCAGAAACAATTGGAACCCCACTCTTTGAGGACACAGGCGGCAAAGGCCGCAAACCGTGTTCGAAACTCAGCAACTCACAATCCGTTTGGGTCCTTGGTCCACTTGGGCCGATCCAAATGTTCGTGACGAGCGTTGGAGACGACGAAGCGACCCTTCGGAACGAAGAATTCGAGGCGAAAGCGATTCGCAAGCCAAATTACTTCTCGCAGTCGGTTGCAAACAAGCTCGGCATCGAGAAGCAGGCATGGTGCCTTGACGACATCCGCCGCCGAAGCGAGACAAATTGGTACCGTCGTAATGGTGGGTCTTCGATGCGTTACAACAGACATGCTGGTGGTGCCAACACAACGTGGCTGCGAGAATATTCGCTGTTGGGCGAGTTCTTCGACATCACCATCGAATTCTTCTTACTGCTCGCCGAGGATATGTTCCACGAATTTGACCATTACCAGGACAACTTCCCGCTCGAAGAGCAGGTGGAAGCCGACGCGTCCCAAGTGATGGAGATGAGCGAGCAGATCGATGTTGCTGCCGCAGAAGCGGCGGACGACTATCAGGCACCAGGGCCGCCGTCCAATATGGATTCCGGCATTGATCTGGAATCTGAGGACTCTCGACGGTATTCCGAACCGGTTGAAGCTCCTCATTATGATCCACCCGCTGACACCGGAGGTTATGACAGTGGGGATAGTGGGGGCGGGGACAGCGGCAGTTTCGACTGATGCTTTCTTTTGCTTTCTCTTGACCTGCTGCCACGGACGGCCCGAGGCCCGCAGAAGCTATCCGAAGGCCGCTTTCGGCCACAGGAAACGGCTTCTGCGGGCCTTCTGGCTATTAGGGGCCTTGTATGTTGAAGCCTTCACAGCCTCCTGGGCATGTTGATATTGTGGAATGTGGAATTTGCGGCGTAGAATTCGATTTCATCAGTGACACTGGGCATGGCATCCCGATCTCAACGGAGACAGCACTTATTGTCCCCAATTCGTATATTGGGGAGTGGGGTAGTGTCGAATGCTGTAAGAAGTGTTTCGACAAGCATAACTTGTGGTCAGTCCACTTCATGTATTTCGAGTACATGTTGAGAGATGGACGGCTTGAGCTGACGCCGGAAGAGCTTGTAAATTATGGGCATGAAAATGCCGCGAACCGTCAAACAATGGAAATCTCCCCTAGCGGCACTGTTGAGGCCGCAACACCTAGCCGAGATCATCGGCCAGAGTCATCTGCTGGGTGATGGGAAGCTTCTCCAGCGAATGTCGGCGAAACGGGAATATCAGAGCACGATCTTTTGGGGACCTCCTGGTACCGGAAAGACTTCGTTGGTTCGATCGTTGGCGAACGACACGGACTCGAACTTTCGCCCGCTGAATGCTACGAAAGCGACTGTGAGTGATCTAAGGAAGATCATTACAGCTGCAGAGAAAGCAGAAAATCGCACATTTGTGTTCGTCGATGAGATCCACCGCTGGAACAAATCGCAACAAGACGTCATGTTGCCGGTGGTCGAGGATGGCACGATCATCTTGTTCGGTGCCACGACGGAGAAGCCGAAGTTCGCCGTTAATTCGACGTTGCTTTCGAGATGCCTTGTGATGGAGGTAAAACCTCTGTCGTACGAGGAGTTGCTCGCTCTTGTGGTCAAGGTCAAGAACCATTATAAGGAACAAGGCAGAAAAGTCTCGATCGACAAAGATGCTGCTATGTTGCTTATTTCTAGGTGCAGCGGAGACGCCAGAAAGGTCATCACGGCTCTAGAAACCTGCGTCGAAGTCCTTATCGATGACGATCACATCGCCAAAGAGCATATCGAAGTAGCGATTCCAGAAAAGCACATCGTCTTCGACGCCAGAGGAAACGACCATTTCGATCTTGCTCATTGCTATCAAGAGGCCATCCAGAATTCGGACGTCGATGCTGCCATATATTGGCTGGCGAAGTGGGTGGCATCAGGCGAAGATCCTGCCTACATCTGCCGAAGAATGCTTATCACAGCGTTCGAAGATTGCTCTGGCAATCCGTTTGCAGGTCCGGTGGCGATGGCTGCTTGTTACACCACTGAGAGAACCGGTATGCCCGAATGCCTGATTCCGATGGCTCAGGCTACTGTTGAATTGGCAATGAGTCGTCGGAACAAGGCTGCGTATTTCGCGATCAAGCGGGCGATGGATGATGTGAACAACAACGAGACGGTCCACGTTCCACCAGGGTTGAGAGCCGGTTCGAAGGGCTACGTCGCGGCGATATCGAAGACGTACCTAAAAGGCTGGTGCCGGGACTGGGAGAGTATTAGTAGACCGGAATCAGATCGAGAACAAACTTTGTATGGCATCGGGATTGAGCATTCACCCGGTGAGTTTGGTATGACTCATGGTCCGTCGCCAGACCTTGAGGCATTGTTGCAGATCCAAGGCGAAGAAGGTCATTGCGTCATTCAGTTTAGAGGTGGTTCGGAGGATTACAAAAGCGATGTCGTGCGTAGATGGCAAAATGACGGGTGGGAAGTCGTAGACGACTGAAGCTCGTTTGAGTCATCTACACCCTTGGGCACAGGTCTGGATGCATTCCTAGCAAATATTCTGTGAAGGATGTCAACCACGGCCAGTCACCGCAGGACTGGTTACAAAATAAAAATCCAGTCTGGCGGACACAATGGAAGAGGCCCAGAACGACAAAACGCCAAGGAAGTCCTCAAAGCTACCAGCTTTCGACGTCGATGATCGTATTTATTTGCGTATCGAGCGTGAGCTGGCGGTACAGCTTGGTGAATTGGTCCTGCAGACCGACACGAAGAACACCGCCTTGCTAGCAATTGGTCACCAACTGAGGAACCTGGCCCGTGAGCAATCCTGACTGGGACGACGACGACGACGATCTTGAGGACGCCGACGACGATCTCGATGATGGTCCCGACGAAGAATCGTACTACGAAGAGTACGAGGATGACGACGACCTCGACGAAGATTATGAAGACGACGATGACGACGATGATGACGATGACGACGACTTCTAAGCCATCGTAAAGTCGCTAATCGTGCACTTCCCAACGGCCCCCGGAGCACTGTGGTCGCTGCTGTATCCGAGCAAACCCGTCTTACCGATTCTGACAGCAGTTGGGTTGTGCGGGAAGATACTTAGTGGCACCTCGACCACGGTGTACCATTTCCGAAGGTCTTGGATTTCGCCAATCCAAGACGTAGCCGTCTTGCGGATTCTGACTGGATAAGCCTTGTTCGGTTGGGTCTTTCCGATGTTGATGTTGTAATTGGTGTTGAAGTATCCACCGAAAGTCCCACCGTGCCGGAGGTTGACTTTCAGCATCCCTGTCGGCCACTGCACGACGAGTCCAGGTCCCCAAGTAGCACCATTGTCGGTGCCAGTGTTGATCGTGCAAGAGATCGATTTGACGTTACTGACGATCTGTGCCTCGCAGAAGCAATGGTGATTGGCTGCACTTTCGAAAACGACCACACCATTTGGGTTCTTTGTGACTTTTCCAGATCTGGCATGTTCGGTCCAAGTCAAAGGACCGATCGGGATCGCTCCTGGTGAATCGTCAGACCACGGTCTCAGACCGTAAAATTGCTGGACGATTGCGAACGGATTAGCGATGGTAATCTTTGGAGATCCAGCGAATAGAAGGCCGACAGCTTTCATCCCCATGTCGAAGATAATACTGCCTGAATCGCCGCCAGCACTCATGTTCGACAGAACCACACAGTTTTCGAATCTAGCCGGACCAAAGTCGTATCCCACCGAGAAGCTGGCGTGTAATCCAATGACGCGGCCGGTGGTGTAACCGGTGGTCCGTCCTTCTTTTTGAACTGATGTCCCTACCCGAGCTGAGCCAAATCCGGCTAATCTCTTGTTGATAGTTGGGTAGATATCATCAACGAGCCCATCTCTGATGAGCGTGTCGTGGATTTTTGCGATTGCTGAATCGTGGCTGTTGCCACTGCCCTTGAGGCGTACGAACTTTTTGAGTGTTCCGATGTAAGGAAGATTGGCAACTGGAGTTGGCCACGATCTGAAAGTGAGATCAGCTCGATTGTCGAGCGGCCCAGGCTGATAGATGACGTCTCCAATTCTCGCTGAATTCTCGTTGGCCAGAACATGGTTGTTGCTCAGGATGACTGGGTCGCCATCTTTGTCGTAGAAAACGCCACCGATGGTTCCAGCCGTGATTTGGCGATGACCGACACTGTAGCCGGGTTTGATTGGTCTCGATTTGCCTTTGTATCCGACTTCCTTGGTGATGACCCCGACTTCGATGACATCGGTTGGAATGCCATCGAGTTCACTTGGAACCATTTCATTTGCCGAATACTTGCTGAGGACCCCCCGTTTCGTGAACTTTTTTTGCACAAACACTAACACAGCGTCCTTGCCAGTCGGAGTGCCGTTGGACCATTTCTCTCCGATAGCGGTTCCAACCACGTTTTGCTTCTTGAGGAGAGATTTCTCGTGAGCTTTTTGTACTGTCAAGCAGTTTGGCATGCTGGAGGCTCCTTTGCGTGTGTCTGGTACGTTAGATTTGCAACAAATCTACAATAGTACCATCTGGACGGTGTGGATAAATATCAGCGATGGCTTCGACAATTCTTCCGAATGACAGATGCTCGGTAATGCCAGCAACGCCGACCAACGGTCAGGTGTTTGTTGATAGCGAATTCGTACGTTGGATCTACAACGCCGACTTGGATCTGTGGGAACGTGCTGGCACAGCTGATTCCATTCCTCTAGCAACCGTCGTCAATGACGGCTTGATGGCAGCAGCCGATAAACGGCTACTCGATAAGGTCCCAGCAATAGGCGGTGCTTTCGGGATCATTGTCGACACAAAGTTGCTCCTTCAGAGTCCTACGAATCCAGAAGGAGTAATTCAAGGCGACATCAAGCTCAAGAGTGAGAGTCTTGATATTATTTGTGTCGGACCGGACAAGGTGAAGTTGAATTGTTCGATCCCACCAGAGCTGGAATGCACATCTCAATCGGGTGACGCTCCCGGCCTGTTGTTCAAGCTCAGTAATAAATTCCTAGACACACTACTAGTTGATCTCCCAGGCCCACCTGGAGATAAGGGATTTCGCGGTGACAAAGGCGATCAGGGTACGCCTGGATTTAGCGACGGCCCCAAAGGCGACCAAGGAGAATCCGGTGAGAGTGTGGACGAACTGTGTGAGCTGACAGACGTCGTCTACAACGATCTGACAGGGCTTACCGATACCGCCATCGTCGATCTCCAACTAGTCGACGACAACGGCCATGGCTGCAAATTGATCGTCACCAAGTCCAAAATCAACGTCGGAGAAGACAAACCAGCTGAGAAGATCATCGCAAATAGCTTGAGCAGGTCGGTTGTCTATCCTGCTAATCCTAGCGATGCCACCTGCAGTTTGACGAGATTGGACGACTTCACATTTGCGAAGCCCCCAGGCGATGCGACTCCTTTGAATATGCAGCTTTTGCGGCTGCCGAAAGGTTCGAACACCAGAGAGACAGCACCCATTGGCTTTAACGGCACGATGGATCTGCAAGGGTTCGTAGAAGACATCGTCTCGGAATACAAAGATCGCCTTATCAAGCTCGATGAGACATGGGGCAAGCAAGTAAAATCTTACATCGAATCAGTTGATGACAAGGCCAGGACAATTCTGTCCGGCTTGGCCGATGATCTGGCACAATGCGAATTCGACATGCCAGCCATCGAATATTGCATCACATTCACTGGATGCGGTGAGCCACCGCCTCCTCCGCCGCCGCCACCTCCTCCGCCTCCTCCTCCGCCGCCGCCACCACCGCCACCACCAAGTCCTTCGGCGGCTGCAGCGAAACGTGCGGACGCAGGTCCGTTGCGTATCGGTGGTAGAGAATCCTCGTCCGTGCAGATGGGACAGAGGAGATGGAGGGTTAATTCATGACGACGAGTGGCATGACAACTCGTTTTCCAGCAAATCCACAGCACGGCGACATCTTCGAACTTCGTGCCGGGCTTTTGTTCCAGTATGACGCGGCCGTCAATGCATGGATAAAGATCGTCTCCAGCAATTTGATGTTGCCTGTTGCAACGAACATTGCCAACGGAGCAATGACGGCTGTCGATCTCAAGAAACTCAACAGGCTGGTGATTCCACCGCCGAGATCGACCATCATTGGTAATGACTGTATTGCCCCGTTCAAGGCTGGAGCGATCGCTCTTTATAGCGGGGACAATTTTGTCAATGTGGAAGGGAATATTGTCCTACAGAATATCGATGAGTTCGGTGATCTGATTAGTGACGACTTCCCGTTCCAGATTCACCAGCATACCTATGGCTATGACTTTAATCTCGATATCCCGCGACTTGTCACCGAATTGAAGAGAAGAGGCCAATTCGAATCGACTGGTACAGTCGGGCCGAAAGGAGACAAAGGCGAAGAAGGTGATCCTGGTGTCGATGAAATCCTGTCAGGTCCGCAAGGAGACAGAGGCGAACAAGGTGATGCTCCCGAATGTGAGCTTACTATCGAAACAGAACCGGTACAATCCGAAACCCAGCCTGGATTACAGAAAGCTCTGGTGGCTGCGAGAGTGATTCCCAGTGTCCAGTTTCCGAATGACGCTACAAAATACGGGCTCCAATTCGATCGGCAGACTATCGGAACGTCTGATGTGTCGACCAGTCGATTTATGGTTCAGCAACAAAACAGTTTCTGGATATTGGCTGTCGAAAGTATCGTTGGAACGCCGCAAGCGATCTATTATTTGGATATCGAGCCGTTGATTGAGGCGGTTCGCCAGAAATTCTTGACAGAGGTTGAACTCCTGAAGAGCGGCTATGAGGATATCGTCGCTTTTTGGATTCAGACAATGTCTGACCTCTTCGATGAACAGAAAGATGCTCTGTGCTGTGCTATCGAGTGTTGCAAATCGAGAACAAAGGGCACCCAACTCAGACAGCACATGGAATCTGTTGCAGCTTCTGCATTACCAGATGCCAAAATCAATATTCACGGCAGGAAGAGTGGTGAAGCGTTCGAAATGCCGAATACGACTATGTTGGTCGACACTAAATGCTATGATCCTCCGCTGGCGGCCGATGAGGTCTGCGGACGATCAGGGCTTGGTGGAGGTGGAGGCGGAGGTGATTCTGATTCAGACACTCTGGAAATCGATGATAGCGACGTAAATCCAGTCGATTGTGATGGCGGTATGGACGTTGTGTTCGTCCTCGACGATACTGGTTCGATGGGTCTCTACATCGAAGCGATGAAATCTGCTGCCACTGACTATTCGAACCACATCAAGAACTTGAGCGGCGGCGATTATCGTCTTGGTTTGATCACATTCAAAGACAGCGTTACAGTTCGACTTTCGATGTCGCCTGCCAACCAGGCACAATTTGTAGCGATTCTCGATACTATTACTGCTTCCGGTGGTGGTGATAAACCGGAGTCTTCCGTAGAAGCCTTGACAGACGCACTCAATGGTGCGGCTGGTAATTGGCGGCCCACAAAAGCCGATATTGCTATTGTGATCACTGATGCCCCACCTTCAGCCGGTAATGCAGCCGCTCAAGTTGCTGCCAATCTGGCCAAGTCTTTGAATATTAGAGTCAGCAGCATTCACGTTCCGTTGAGGGGTGTGGGTTTCGATAGTGAGGCTGAGCCTGCTCTTCGTTCTTATGCCAGCACTAGTGGTGGTGTCTACGTAAAATCAGGCAGCAACCGTGCCGAAGATGCGATCGTCGATGGTGCTCTGAAAGTCTGCAGCGGGTCATCTCCTCCGCCAGTCGGCGGCTTCATTGCCAAATTGGCTGTAGACCCGCTTATCAATGCCGGATCGGCCAACAACGGAGCCTCTGTCGAGATTCCTGCTGGCAATTACGTGGCAACAATTACCGGGGCCACAGCGTCGATCAATGGCAAACACCGCTCGAATGTTCGTTTGCAATATGCCAATCAAGGGCAACGAAAATCGGCGAGCTTCTTGGATAAGGGCGAATTCCACTCGTTGGTTGATGGCCGTCATGCTTATGAGGGTCTTACACTTCCGTTCTCGCATGATGGTGGCACGGCTTCGTTCTACTTCCCGATCATACCACAAAAGCGATCTGCTGGTGAAGTGCAGATTGAAATCAAGAAGGCGAATACTGTATCAAGTATTGCCAAAGCTGCAGCTGTTGAGGCACCGCAGCCACGCCCAACACTGCGTCGTCCACAACGAGCTGAAAAGATCGTTCCGGTTTCTGACGGTTCCGCGATGTGTACTTTGGATGTGTCGCGTTTGCGATGGTATGAGAGGAGCTGGAAAACCGGAAATTGCTGCGGTGTTGTGGTGAATGTCAACGGTCAAGACTATATCGTCGTCAAGAATTCGCTAATTGGCGACGACTCGTGTGGCGGTGGTGAAAATGAGACAACACCTTGTATCAAGCAATTCATCAAGTCACATGGTCATCCTTCTTTTGCTTGGCCAACACTTGATGGAGTGAATTTTGTACCTATTCCGGAGACTGAGCAAATTCACTTCAAGTATGATCAAGTGCTAAACGATCTAGTGGCTCAAAAGCTCGCCGACGAAGAGTACAATAGTCCAAAGGGTAATCCAGCTGGCGTACGCCACTTGACGTTCCAATTGATGACTATTTTGTTCCCAGTCGCGTAGCGGAGTTTGCCCCCCATCAAGATTCTGGTTGAGCAATTTTGCACTCTTTCGACCTCTCCCTCATGGCAGTCGTGGCTGTACCATTTCGATCAAGGACTACATTCCTGGTATGTCAAGAAATTGAGGGAATCGACCGGTTGTAATGCCAACCGCGAATTGATGAAGGAGACGCTGCAGAAAATCGACAATAGCAGTGGTTCTGAAAGACTGGCGTTGTTCTTGCGGAAGAACTTTCCGCAAATGATCAAGAGTGGTACCACTGCGACGCAGAAACAAGACGATTCAGAGCATCTGAATTCCCATGGAGTTTTCGATTCTTACGTTCCCGGTATTCTGACCTATCCACGACGCATCATCTTTGTAGGTCCTAAACGGGAATTGATCAGAGAGGTTAGGCAATTCTGCCTAGACAAACCTGTCAGCGACAGCATTATTGTTGAAGATAGAGCGTATGTCGAATACCTCGATTCAACTGACCTTCACCTCCAGGACGCAATACCTCTGAAGAATTGGCAAATAGCTGCGTACCGCAACAAACATAGTGTATGACCAAAGAATTGCCAGACATGCCAGAAGTCGATCCTGACGATGGTGACATCGAACGCCACGATGCACATTATCGCCTGAATCCTTCTGGCCACAAGGAATTGGTCATCCAGAAGAAGGGTGAGCAGGACGAGGAGACTCTCAACGAATTAGCCGAAAGTCTGATGGAGATGGCCGGTGATTATGAGGGGCTCGAGGACGACGATGAGTTCGAAGACGAACCCGAAGACGACTACGAATACTGCGATTATTGCGACAGATTCAAAGAAGAGGAATGCCAAAATTGCGGTAGGTCTCTTTGCGATGTACATGCTGGCGAACACTACGACTTTTGTGGAAGCGACGAAGAAGAGGACGAGTACGAAGGTCTTGAAGACGCTGATGAATTCAAAGAAGGCGAAAGTTCCTGGCAAGCTTTCCAACCCGATCAAGAACGGCCGACTCGCCACGTTGTTATTTTCTACGGAAATCAGGGAATTCCAGACGATGAGGTCTTGGTGGCTGCTGGCAACGAACTAGGGGTCCAGTTGCGACAAGTTGATATCGAGGACGAGCCAGCTTCTACTTGGAACGTTCCGTTCAATTTGGGTTATTTCTGGGCAGAGATGGATAGCGAATTGCCGTACGGGACTACTGCCAGTGGTCATGCTCCTAACGGTGAATGGATCGCGGTTGTTGAGTCTCCGGAAGATGAGTACGAGGGACTTGAGGACGCCGACGAATTCGGACGCCGAAGCGATGATTGTGAGTATTGTGGCGGTACTGGAGAGATTATTTCATCGTTGTACGAAGACGATGTTCTCGTCAGTTGTCCGCAGTGCTCGGACCCGGACGATCTTCAAGAGGACATTGCTTTTGGTGGTCCTGCTCCGGCGATGTCTCCCGAACAGCAAGGATATCAACGAGATTTTCGCCCCCAGACTCCCGCTGCGTATGTCGATACTGGTCCTGTCCAAGTATCGAGTGATCATGAAACGGAGAGAGCAGCCCAGGAGTCTCCGAACAACTTCACATCTACCACCGCTCAAGCTGCTGATGGTCCTGAAATGTCTCGTGCAAAATCTAGAATAAGATCAAGCACGATACGAGGCACTGGCTCTCGAAACAAATATATTTCAGGAACCAGAGGCGACGGGCTTGACTACGGAGCCACCCACAGCGAATCATTTACTGGGACGGCTGCCATCGCGATTGGTACTTACGACGTCCTAGGAAACGAAAAAAACGAAGACACCGACACTTCGGAGAGTCTCATGGCAAACAGAAATCTTCTTAACGAGTGGGAACCGAAATTCGCCGGTGGCGGCGATTACGATCCCGGTGATTACCAAATGCCGAGCCCCACAGGTGACGGTGTAGCCGAACGGAAGCCCAAGAAGAGCAAGGTGGGTGCCTATGACACGGCTACTTCCAATCAAGGCAAAGAGTGGCCCCGTGATCACAACGAAACGGCGGCAATGTGTGACGTCGACGATGACGGCGTTGAGCACAAGCCACAAGGCGGACACGAATCGAGTGTCGGCGAGCCCAAGGACGGTCACCAAAGCGAACTTGGCCACAACTGGCCAGATCAGCCGAAGCTCAGTGGCAGTGGTGTTGCCGAGCCATTCGAAGGAAACCGCTGGAGTGACGGCGGTACTCTCTCGGGCGGCAAGGGTGCCGACGACGAACATTTCAAAGCCGGTGGCCCAGGAATGCCTGGAACCGGTACCATCACCGGTACAAGCGGCCCCCAGAACGGTCAACCGCAAGAAGGCAGATGGTCTCCGGACGCCTTTGCAACGTTGATGGAAGGCGACATCGACATCCAAGCATTGTTCGACGCCTACGCCGCAGACGGTCGTGAAGCTGTTTGCGTCGAAGACTTCGAGATGCTACTCCGTGCACACGGCTGTGGTGTCCAAATCGACGAACAGTCCTTGATGTATCTCATGAAGGAAAACAGGCAATTCATCTTCTATGAAGGTGTCGATGCGAATGGCCCGTACTGGGTTCCGACACCTATCGCCGAAGGCAAGCCATTCCCAGGTGCCGCCCCACCATTCGGAAGCAAGGACTCTGATTCCGACGATGACGATGATGGTGGCAGCGACAGCGACAACGACGATGATGACGATGGCGGTGGCGGCGGCAAGCCGTTCAAAGGTGCCGCACCACCGTTCGGCAAGAAGAATTCCAACTCAGATTCCGACGATGATTCGGATGACGACGACAGCGGCAAACCATGGGAAAGCCGCCGTCGACGCGGTCGTGTGGTCTCAGAAGGTTCCGGCTGGTGCGACAAGTGCAAGTGCCCGGCGTCCGAGTGTGGCTGCGACGAAGAAGAATGCGAAGAAGACTGCGTTGAGGAGGGCAGTCTTCGCCGCCCTTTTTCCCTAACTGAAGGCCGCACACTCAGCGAATTTCAACGACGATCGCCGGAAGAAGAGGCGAATTTGTACCAAAGTGGTATTACTGACGACCCAACCATGATCCCGCCTGGATTGCAGGGTCCTGGTACGATCTCAGCCAGCCCACTGGATGACATTCCAGGTGACGATTTCGAACCGGGTTTGCCGGGCGAATTCGACATGGCAGATCCGCTTGGTGACGAAGACGATTTCGGCCCAGGCCCGGATTTCGGTGGACCTGGAGCATTTGGTATGCATAACGCCTCGACAGAGGCGTGCCCGGAGTGCGGCTATGAAGGGCCAGGCGGAGAAGAAACTTGCCCTGAGTGCGGTGCCATGATGGGTGGCATGGGCGAAGAAGACATCTTCGGACCAGGCGGGATGGAACCACGCGGTGGTCTTCCGTCCGACATCGACGATGAAGATGAATACTTCAGCGGTGGCGGCGGTTATGACGATCTCGAGGAAAGCAAAATGTACAGTCCTCAAATTCAAGAATCGCTACGAAGGTTCATGGTTTCGGCACGCAACATCATCGGCCGCAATCGAGGTCAGCATGTTGGTGCGATCGCTGAAGCTCTGAACAGCTCGTGGGATTATCACGCCGGGAATGTCAACGCAAATCGATGCCCGACGAAAGTGCAACAAAGCCTGTCCGAACTCATGGACAAGTTCCCCGGATTCAGTCCGGTGACCGAAGAATTTTCCGATAGGCCAGAAGCCAAGGCCATGAACAAGGCTGATGGAAGTCCTATTGGTGGTGGCGGAGGTGCGAACAACAAGTCATCGTTCTTGCCGGAATCTGACACCGACACGAAGGATGAAGGCGAAGCATGGCCGCGATCGCATCGCCAGCAGAATTCTCCAGAAGAGACGCCAATCATCAAGGGCACCGAAAAGGGAATGTCAGGCACGGGCGGTAATGCAAAGACCGTCAAGGAAAACGTTGCTCGTTTGTCCCGTGTTGTTCGCAAGTGCCTTGCTGAAGGCGTCAAAGGTCTTCAAGGCAAGTTCGACGTTCGTTTCACTTGCCTCGTCCAAGAAGACGATGGTTCGTTCAATCGAACTCCCGCCAGAATCCGTTTGGCGGAGGCACTCGCAGACGCTGAAGAGCTTCTACAAATCCATGCGGCTGACCAAGTCGTGTTGGAGAGCTATTTCGGACGAAACGGCCAGTGTTTGCGGAAATACAATATTCCGCTCACTCCCGTCAAAGTCCGAGGTCCGCTGGTTTCCGGCGATATGGCACTGTTCCGGTTCAACAGATCTGCTGAACAGTACGCCGAAAACTTGGTTTCCGAAGGCATCACTTGCCGAATCGGAAGTCACAATTGGGGACGAGCGGTTCAAGTGCTTTCTGAGAAGAAAAAGTGGATGCAGGACGTCAAGGCCACCGGCGAATGCACGCCGATGACGAAGTCCACCTGCACTGGTCGGAAGAAGGCGTTCGCTAAGAGAGTCCACAAGGGCGGCGACCTCTACCAAGGCGGGAAGAAACACAAGTCCACCGACGAAGCACGACGACGCCGCAGTCCCGCTATCACCTGAACCGACGCGACATCTTCAGGTAAGACTGCACCAATCGACAGAGGCCGTCTTTCAGGGCGGCCTCTGTCGTATTTATAGGATATGCATGCTACTCTCATCGGATCGCGAGCACTTTGCTATTGGTACGAGGATGCAAGATACCCTCGTGACTGGGATCTGTTTGTAACCAGAGAAACCCACGATCAGTGGGTGGAACAAAACAAGCACCTCATAAGAGAAGTCCGCGAGAGCCGCAAAGACAAATTTGTCTTCATTCTAAGCTGCGGCGTCAAGGTCGAGATTGAGATAGCGGACGAACCGTCTGTGTCGGCATTTATCGAGCTGAACACTAACGGGCCACAAATCAACGTCTTTGGCATCCAAGCCACCATTGCGTCACCGCATTGCTTGCTGGCTCTAAAACGCAGCCACATTTATTGGCCGCACAATTGGCACAAGCATATCAGGGATTATCACTTCCTGAAGGATAAGGGAGTGCAGATGGGGTATTTGGTTGAAGATGCCTGCAATATGCGACTCGAGGAGAAAAAGATCGGAAACCCCGACAAAACCATCTTCTCGCTAAACGTGTCTAACGAAGAGTTCTTTGATGCCTCCGAAGCTTCTCTTTTGCGTTCCTTTGAGCACGACGACATTCACGCGGCCACGTGTTACTATGACGAGCCGCTGTACAGGAAAGCCAAGAAAGACGCCACGAAAGCCATGGTCGATCGAGATCTGTTCGAGGCCATGAGCTACGACGATCAATGCAAAATGGTCCGTGAAGAAGCATTCGTCATCGCCTTAGAGCGACGAATTATCCCGCATTTGATGGAGCCGCAATTACCGGGCGAACCTCTGATCGACAAAGCGGTGATCAGGCACGGTTTCGATTACGCTATCATGCGAATCTGCACCAGTCTGACCAGAGGCTGGTTTCGGGAATTTGCCATCGAAAACTTCCCGGCGATCTACAAGCATGACACTGACTTCGTGAAGAAATTCCTATTGGCCTTGAAACACGGGAAGGTCCGAGAGCGTGCAGTATCCCCTGGCGAAACTGACCGAGAAGGGTGATACAATCTTCATCCGGCTCTACGATCACCCAGAGATCGACAGGCTGACCAGTCAAGAAATAGCCGAACGATGTCAGAAGTATGAATCGTTCAAAATCGTCATCGAACAAACCCACCTTCACATCGTACAATTAGTGCACGATCTAGAGCAAACCGGGTACAAAGTGTCATGGATAAAGCCAGCCTGACGATCGACCGACATACGCCAATCATTCCTGAATCATTATGGTACGGAATGCCGCCGACGCTCGAGAGAGTCTACACCAGGACCAAAAACAAGTTCATCTTACCGACATCTGAAATCGAGCAGATCACAAGATGGCGTGGCGTCCAAGGAAACAAGTTCCCAAACGAAGAAAAGCGGGAAATCACCGAGGAGATGCTTCAAAAGGCCGAATTCGCCGTACATGCCAGTGTCGGAATCCTCAGTGAAGAAACAAAAGCTCACCTGATCAACCGAGGAGTGACACAAGAGGAAATCAGAAACTGGAAAATGTGCGAGACGGCGGACCTGCTCGAATTCCTTGACGACCATACTGTCGACAACCTGACGCTCAGGATTCCGGCGAAGTTCAAGAGTATTGTCACGAATACCGAGATCACAGGCATATCTATCCCATACTATCGCGACGGTCGCCTGTGCGGATTTGTTACCAGAGTACTCGGCGAAGAATCGCTCAAATATTGTGTCACTGTACCAAATCGGTTATGCTTTGGCACAGATTTCAACAAGAACGAGGTCTTTGTTGTTGAAGGTGTATTTGATGCGATAGCGATGAGGGCTGTTGGCAATAACCCTCTTGGGATGGCTGACTCTCAGCCGAACTTCTACAAGATGTGGGCCGCCAACACGTTCGACGTCGTCAATTTGTTGTTCGATCCAGACTACGCCGGTTGGCTCGGTGCAATCAAAGCCTACATCATCCTGACTCGGATGTTGAATCGAGACCCCGATTCGATCAATATTCTTGAATTGGATGGAGCCGACCCGGAGCGATTAATTAGGGAATCCGGGCAGCTGTTCTCCAGAAAAATTACTTTTGAAGATGCTGTCGCACGTGCGGAAGATCTAGGAAGCCATCTGACTTCGGAAGACATGTTGTTATGAGCACGAACTTCGAATCCCGTCTTGGTAAGGTCCTCAGCGAAGACTTCAATATCCAAGAGATGGCGGATCTATCAGGTGGTGCGGTCTCAACCGAGCAGTTCCTGCATTTTCTGAATGCGATTGTTACCAGTTCGGACCACGCTCGTGCTGAACAGGCCCTGGCACGTGCTGCCCAGATACCGCCAGAGCAGCTCATCGAAGTGGTAACTAATACGGAATCACTTGGTAATCTCGCTGGCCTGTCTGACTACATCAAGTCGAAGCCATCGCGAATCATGGGGCTGATCGAAATCGCGAGGGTATTGTTTACTGGTGTGGAATTGGAAGAGGTCGTTGACCAAATGATCCGCAGCAGTACCGACAACGAAGTGTATGATGCAGAAGGCGACTTCTACTACGACCAGGGCGAAGACAGCGATGGTCATTAACCATCGCAGTGAAACTCTTGCACTACTCGAAGATCTTCGCAGCCCGTACGTTAAGCTTGGTATCCATCCAGAATGGCGGCCACAATTCCGCCGGATGATCAAACACCCAAGCATTCTCGCCAAACTTGATGAGAAGATGGCTAAGCTCGGCCGCTGGGTCATCTGCTACACCAAGATCATTCCGGACCAAGAAGAAATACTCAAGCTATGCGGCTATGACGACGCCACAATCTGCATTATCTCGAGCGTCGGCGAACACGGCATGACCCCGTGGATGATAATCCACAACGTTGCTCACACGATTGTCTCAAATGAGATGTGGGTCAAGGAAGAAATCAAGAACGTCCTCTGCTTATCACCCACGAACTACCGCATCTATTTCAAACAACAGGACTATGTGACGTGTGGATCATCGCGTCACATGTTGATCCCAAACATCAACGAGCTGATCTACGAGCTATTCACAACCTGGATGTGGCACGGTGAGACCAAATCGAACACGCCACATCTCAAAGCTTATTGCGATTTCACATTTTCCAGGCTGATCGAACAGTATCGTGGCAAAATGTTCTGGCACAAGTACCGATGCCCAACAAACTCATCTGACGCGGATATGAATTGGCTGCAGGATATCATCGAGGAAGTGCAGCAAGAAGAAGCACCGCTATGCCCTGGCGTGCCCGGCTTCACCAAATACCAGATGCAGATGCGGAAAGAAGGCGGTTAGAGAAACTGCTTGATCTTCTCGTGGATCGGACCTGGTACCATGGCATCAGCTTTTGGATCGGCAAAAAGACTCTTGAAGAAGTCTTTGAGGAACGGCCCGAACCGATCGATGTTGCCTTCGTTGGCATTGGTTATCCATAGTGCATCTCGATCTTGATTCCAGTGAATCAGTAAGATCGGCTTATAGGACAACACTTCGGTGCCTTTGTGCTTCTCTTTTGAGATAACATAAGCGACTTCTTCTCCGGCCAGAAGTTGTCCGAGTGTCTCTTCGTCATAATCTTCATCGCCGACGATATCAGATCCGAACAACCTCATCGAAATAGAGGTAACGGTCGGCTCATCGCCAAGAAGAGCGGCGATCGGGTCGCTTGAATAGTCCTTCCTGAAGATCAACTGCGTTGCCCCAGCGTTCTCATCTCCAGTACGTTCCTGTCGGTTGAGCCTGTGAAAATATGGGTTCAGGACGTCACCAAACGCCCACAAGTCACCAACCCCGCCGTGCCGCCAAGCAGCTTTCTGCCAGAGTTCGTGCACGAACTCTGGATGAGCACGTAACATCTGCAGGAAGTGTGGCTTCAAAATGTCGGCGAACCCGAGTAGATCACCAAGCTCCATGCTAGAAAGTAACTGCATGGTATACTGATGGTTGGCCTGAGTGTATCTCTGGAAGTATGGCCTCAATTCCCACAGCAGAGTGCCTTTTGATTTTTCGACAGGGTCTTCGTTCTGGTGTTTGTATGGTTTCTGGTAAAAATCGCCAGCTTTCTTGCTTGTGAAGATCTCTTCGGCGTGCTCTGGATGGCTCTTCAACCATTCGCGATAGAATGGCCTGATGTCCTCAACAAATACCTTGAGATTTCCGAGCCTTTTATTGGCAAAGAGACTGTTGGTGAAGTCCGGATCATTGGCCAGCAATCGACGAAGGGCTGGTCTCAGTGCCTCTTCTGTCCCCTGCTCGACCTCACCGTTCTTTAGGCGGGCGATCGCGATCTTTGGGTTTCGTTCCAGCTCTTGTTGTAGTAACGGCGTAAGAAATTCGCCATAGATTCGGCCGAAATCGCCTAGATTAGATCTGCCGAACAGTAGTTCTCTGGCTGGTTCGTCTTGTAAGAATCGCTGGAGAAAATCGAGCCCCTCGTCGAAAGTCGCGGTTGCACTTTTTGGCGACCCGACTGGCCTGTTGTCAGGGTCTTTGAATTCTCGGCTTGATCCGAAATCGGCCAGGGCGAATCGTTTACCGCCTTTGACGAGGAGGTATAATTCTCGTCGGCTATTTGGTCCCCAGGCATGTTGGTATTTGACGCACCACGACGTACCAGCCATTGCTGCGTGGCAGGTCTCGCCTTTGTGCATTGTGGATTCTTCGCCGGGAATCCACGTCGGAATGTGATAGAGCTTCCATGGGCCGTCTTGGAAGACAAGCTCGAGCCCCATTCTTGAGTATTCATCGCTCTCAACATCACCACTTTCTGTTTGGTAGTCAGCAAGAGTGCGACGGAGAGCGTCGTAACTGTCAAAGTCGTTGACGGATGCGGTTAAGCCGTGCTGCTTTGCAAGGTTGAATGCAGCTAGAGTTTCGTTGACGATCGGAATGTCTTCTGGGAAGACAAGCGTGTCTGTCGAATTCGGGTCAAGCCACCATTTGAGAATATTCTTTACGAACGGGGCTTTGACGTTCTTGAGTGGTTTGCCGCGTCGCACGTGATCTTTGTAATATCGTGGATCGGCCTGGAGTGCGAGATCAACAGCATTTTCGACGTACTTGTTGAGTTCTTTCTTGCTTTTCGGTGGCGGCCCGATTCCGAGATTGCCGAATACGGCCTCTTCTCCGGCATCTTTCGCCAGCTCCAGCAAACCGGCGATATAGCCGTACGCGTCATCTACGAGGTGTGGCATCAATTTTTCGATATTCTCAGACAGCACTTCATCGAAGACATCGGGGTCTTCGGTGATCATCTGAGCTATATCTGAAACCACGATCATGACAATTCCATTCCGCCGATCTGAAGAGCAGCTTGGATCATTTTTCCAACAGCTGGCGGGAGGGCACTCGCGTCAAATTCACCGTTTGGCCCCATGGCACGAACTTTACCGTGTTTCATGGCGGTACTGATCAATCTCACAAGGTTCTTGATCGCGTTCTCTCCGAGTTCTTCATGCTTTTCTACGATGAGCTTGGAGAAGAAGAATGCTGAAACGGCTGTCATGAACTTGAAGGGCTTGTCTTCTTCATTCATGAACTCTCCCCAGCTGACGTCAGCGAGAAGGTAGAAATCGCCGTCCTTGAATGTGGCGTAGAGAGGGCCTCGATTCAGGTATGATTGGGCGGTTGTCGGATTGGCAACACAATAAGCTGTGCCGCAAGCCAGACGTGATAGTGCGACGGCGGTTGGTGTGACTGTTTTGGCCGTGCTTGGATCGACTTCTTCGGCTGCCCAAAGCGGTACCCAGGATGTTTCGATCTGTTGACCGTGAGTACCAACGGTCAACTTTTTGGGAACGACTTGGACTCCTTGGGTGATGTCCGGCTGGTAGCTCCCGCTGCTTCGGTCGAGATAGTTTTCTGCGTCGAATCTGAGGACCGTGAATTTTTCGTCTTTGTAGAAGAGGGTCACCCCTTGGCGTTCGACCCATTTGAACCACGAGCGAAGGTTGCTTGGTTCGTCTGTTTGCGATAGTTCATTCTGGAACTTCCTGGTAATAGATTCCAGTTCGCGGAAGCTCTTGTACTTGTGAATGTCCTTATCACCCTTGAACCGTGTTGTCTTCTTGATCTTGTCGAAGATTGTAAGTGCGTTGCGGAGACGGACGCCATCCTCTGGGAACCGTATTTGAGCAGTGGCGATTAGTTTCAAGATCCAGGAGACGTATAATCCCTTCGGCATCTTCTCGGTGCCTGATGGGTCCCATTGTGAGAGATAGCGAGCAATTTCTTCTGGACTCTCGAGGCCGACTTCGGCTTTGAATTTGCGGAGACCTAGATTATTCTTCTTTTCGAGTTTTGTAATCTGGCCCACGAGTTGTTGGATGCGAGCCTCCAGGTCCTCTGTGAGAACCAGGGCCACCTCGAGTGCTTCATCGAATTTTATTGGCATACGGCGTCTCCATCTACAACTTATTTTTGAATATGTTGCCGGAAACAGTTAAATCTGAACTCTTTGATGTCCGCCATCACGTGGGCGACATGGCACTGGAGTTTATCTGTAGCAAGATAGAAGAGTTCGGATTCGTCGTAGATGAGCAAGAGAATCTAGACTTGGCAGTTCGGATCACATTCAAGAACGGTGACGATCATGGCGAACTGCGGATAGATCGCCTGCAGCAAGAGTTCGAAATCTGTGCCGTCGTAGATGGCGAGACCATATTCCCTATGGTTGGGAATTGGGATTTGGTGCTTCGATTCTTGGCTGTTGCTGTGCAATCAGCAGCTGATTCTCAGTTATGATGGGTTGTTGGTTGGCGGCGACCGACCGAACGATTAGATACCCCATCCAAGAAAGCAACGACTGTTCCAGATTGTAGGTCTGGTGAATCCGCTGCAAGCCGTTGTAGATGACGTCCAACTGGTTTGCATAAGCGTTTTGCGATTGTAGCAGAGTTCTGACCCTCTCTCGTACGGCTCCCATCAGCACGTTGCGTCTCGGTTCGGTCCTGTGTGTGACTGTTCCAACCGGCGTGACGATTCTCACTGATGATAGGTCTGGTTGAGCCACGACGTCGTGATTGAGACGCAAGTAGACACCCTCGAGACATTTGAGTTCTTCTAGGGCGTTGAGAAGTAACTTACTGAATGTCGCAATGTAGTCGTCTTCATGGGCTCCTTGGACTTTTCTTTGCAGCCATTCAGTCATGCATGCTTCGAGGACGGCGTCTACGTCGAAGCCGGGCCACCATTTGGTTCTTGAAAGCTGCAAGATACTCGCTGCCTCGATTGGGTACAGCTCATTGCAGTGTCGCATTCCTTCGAGAACGACCGGATGTTCTTGAAGAGCGAGATTGATGTGCATCATCGCTCGTTCGTAGTCGGATTTCGTGAATTTTTGGCGTCTCGATGTTGATCCGGATGCTGTCGCCCAGTAGTTGCGATCGATCGGTACGTACTTAGTATCGAATTCATTCACGTGAAACTCCTTTCTGGAATTTATATATCATGGGAGATTACGCCAAGATCGGTGACAAGATCGAAGAACCGAGACCGTCCGTATTTGAGCTTGTAATCGAGGACCACGTTCCATTTGTCAACCCGGCCGATTTCGGTCTAACCGATATTCAGGGCATCAATCCAGCCGATTACTACATCACCAGCGGCGACGCGGTTGAAAAGGCAAAAGTCCTCGAGAAGGAACTCTGGAAATACGCCGGGGACCTAAGAAGAAGGTCCTATGAAATCGTCGCTGAGGAAAATGCCTGCACACCTCTTGAAGCACAAGCCCTGTTCAGGGCCGGGACACGTCCGCAAGCCCCATCTGGCTTCTCCGAATACGAAGCCGCTGTGTGGAAGGCAGCTGGCTCTGCTCGTAAGATGCGGAACGCTCTTGAAAAAGCCAAAGGTGTTGATTGCTTCCTTGAGACGGAATGGGACAATCATCAACTACTCTGTATACCAAAGAATCCGAGGAAATAATGCAAGGAATCTATGTCATATTCGAAGGCTCAGACGGAGCTGGGAAGACTTCGACAATGAGAGCTGTGGCCGAGGCTGTTCGGCCATTGCTCTTAGAGGCAGGGCTACCGTCTGATCACAAAATTCACCTGACCCATCACCCTGGAAGCACGCCACTCGGCAAACATCTCAGAACCCTCGTCAAACAACCGGAGACCATCGACCCGACTATCGAAATCGACCCAATGTCACGGCAGATGCTCTACATGGTCGATTGTGTCAGCTTTGCAAAATCCATCCTTGAACCCGCTGTCGAAAAGGGCGAATTTGTGTTCGCCGATCGCTCGGTGCTCATCAGTGCAATCGCTTATGGTTGTGCCGAAGGAATGAGTATTGATGAGATTCAGCGGATGTTCTCGATTTACGAACCACCGAAGGCAGACCGCCTCTATGTGTTGCGGTGCCCGTGGGAGATCGCAAAAGAGAGGATGCTTCAAAGTCGAGGGGAGAAGGTCAAACTCGACTACTTCGACAGGAAGCCGGATGGTTTCTTCGACAAGATTGTCGAGATCTATGACAACTTGCTGACAGGTCCTCCGGAACGGATGGTCACGGTCAGCAGATCCGTTGCCTTGAACAACGTGATCTACATTGATGCCACTCAACCTATCGACAGAGTGGTTGAGGACATCCTAACTGATTTCCGATCTGTGCTGAGGCGTCACGTTTCAGCCTTCTCGGAATAGATGAATCAACGCTGACAACCAGCTACGTATTGGTCGCCGAGGCTTAACGTCTTCTTCATCTGTTTCTGGTGCTACAACTCGCAGCTTCATTTTTTCAAGACGTTGGCGAGCGACGGTATCATCGACGTTGAGAGCGACGGCCTCAATCACCTGCAGTCCTTTTTGGCGAAGGGTGAGAGCTAAATGTTGAAAACTTCGAGCCTTTTCTCGACCCTCAATGATCTTGAGGTCAGAGTCATAGGCCCGATACTCGAATTGTTGGAAGGGAGTTTTACTTTTCATGACGGATCGACTTGCCAATTGCACCACCACTCGCCGAGGACTCGATCATGTTCTCGTCAGTCTGGAAGTGATGCTCAAGCATGAACATGCCAAACTCCCGTTCAGAAAACGTGAAACTGATGCCGGGTACGACATCTACTCTGTCGAACAAATAACGCTCATGCCCAATCGGGCAACCATCGTCCACACCGGCATTCATATTGCAGCTCCGCCCGGCTTCTATTATACTATCGAAGGCCGGTCGAGTTTGTGGATGAAAGGAATTTTCCCCAATCGTGGAATTATCGACGCTACTTACACAGGAGAAGTAGTAGTGTCACTGGTTAATGTCAACGAGGGACCATTCAACGTTGGCATCGGCGATAGAATTGCACAGATCATCCTGCATCGTCAATACGATGCTGATTTCAAAGTAGTGGAGGAGTTCAGCCCGTGCTTTAATGAGCGTGGAACGGACGGATTTGGCAGCAGTGGCAAGTAGCCTCCTGGAGAATAATTGTGACGGAGTACGAAACATCGGGAGTACTACTCGCGAGGAGAAGCCAAATGGAGAAATTCGTTGTCGCATACGCGAAAATTATCACAGATAAAGAAGATGGGGTGTCGCTCGCCGGAGTTTTCTTCGGCGGGCTCGGTGATACGGTCGATGAAGCCAACGCACTCGCAAAAGACTGCGTCAATACCATCAGAGGAGGAACGATCCTGCCACGGGTCCTACCGATCGAAGGTGACGGCCAGCTTCTTGAGGCAATGTTCGACGCAACCGACAAGTTCGAACAAGTGACGGCTTACATGATCGAGGCGAACGAAATCATTACCAGAACACAGAATCTTAAGAAATGATCTGGTTCAGTCAGGAATTCGCACTCGCCGGACAACCGCAAGACGCCACCGTTCGTCTTGAGGGTACCTATAACGCACCAGACACCAATCTGCCTCGAATTCTGGTTCGCCTCTACGTCGGTAATCAAGACGATACAATCATTGTCAGAAATCTCTTCGAGAAAAATCCGGCCATGCTCAGGTACCAAGAGCCGGAATCAGATGATGTCTACGAGAAATATCAGCACAACGTACAAAAGCTGATAAGCAAAATCGATGGTATGAACTACGAAGAACTGGTTTCGTGGTGCAGTACCCCTGCTTAAGTTCCTGCGGTGTATTCTGACAAATATACCGTATGAAACTCAGACTCATTGCGGAATCCCACGCGGATCGGATATCCCGAGAGCAGTCGGCCAAGAATCTTGTCGTGACCTCGCTCATCAAGGTCAGGAACATGCTTGGGCCGATGGGTCTGACAAAACGCCCAATCCAGAAGCACAGGGTAGTAGAACCAATCGGCGACCCAGGTGTATTCAGGGCATTCAACTCACTGCGAGAAGTCGTTCGTGCCCGTGCCCAACGCGATGCTCGTAGTATTCTGAACGGCGAAAATGCCGAGCGGATCGGCGAGTTTTGGGGATTTCAAGTCCCAACTGGCTGGTACGACGTCCATGCGGGCCAAATGGGACGACCGACTGCAACAGGTGCATTCGATAATATGATTCGAAACACCGTAGAGCAAGCAGCTGGCCTTGAAAACGATGAGGCCGGTCTCGCTACCAAGGCCGAACTGCTAAATCAGCTCGCAAGCCAGATCTAAGAATCGTCCACGTGGGTAATAAGCCTGAAGTCGGCCAACACGTCGACAATCCTCTTGGTGAAACTGGCAAAATCTGGCTCCGCGATGTCTGGGACAACCGCTTCTTGGAGCAAATCCTTGTAGGCCATTGGTCCGCCAGCCCACATTACTCGAACACCGGTATTTGGCGGTGGTGCTCCGATGTTGAAGAGGACCAGAATCAGTTCACCATCAACGCCGACTTCCAATGCTTGTGAGTAGTCGAGATATGAGCAGTCCACGTGCTCAGAACCGATTTTGCATCGGTACTTCTCACTAAGCACCTCGAACAGGTGCTGCCGGACTGCTTTGTTGATGATGTCCATCTATAGACCCCTCCACGTCCTTGTTGCCAGTCTCTTCATCTTCGTAAATTGGAGCGTAGATTTCGAGCTTGTAAGTCGGCTTCACAATGCCCGGTAAATCCAATTCGAGCGAATCTTCGCTTTTCTCGTTGGTTCGGCCTTCTTGAGTCAGCTGGCCATCCCGGTATAACTTCCACCGATAGCCAGGAGCTGGTTTGCCTTTATGCTTGACAGTGAGGGCACCTTCCCAACCGAGCATAGCACCAGGTGGCGTAGGTTGCTTCATACCAACCAGCGGGCGTCTACGAAGCTTCCTATCGATTTCGATGAAGACTTCGTTGACTGCTTCTTTGTGGATTTGGTATTGGGACTTGCTTATGCTGTCTTTGCATTCAAATACAAATTCGGCGGCAAGTTCATACGTCAGATCGTTCGAACTTCCGCCGCTTTGTGAAAAGGGCATTTGAACACCGGTGTCTTAGTAAGGCTCTGGAACCTGTCGGCTGCATCATCGAATACGAAATCGCAATGCTCAGCCATACGTGCTTTGTTCGCAGCTCCTTCGTCAACCGGACCAGTTTGCATCAGAGACGGGTCGATGTTCTTAGGGTCAATACCGAGAGCCCTAAGCCGCTTTTCGTCCTCTGGCCACTGTCGAAGTAGATGGTTGCTGGTGCAATAGAATTTGTGGCCAGCTTCGACCATTGCCGCTATGAACGGCACAAAGAATCCGGGGAAACCGTAAACTGTATGATCGAGATCAACACCAATCTTTAGCTGGGCATGTTCCATTAAGTGACTTCTAGCTGGCCATAGGTGAATTCGTTGAACAGCGTGAGCTGCGTTCTCACGTCCATTCTACGTACCTTGGCACCTGGCCAGAGTCTGAGCCCCGCTTTTCCGTGCTCCTTATTTGCGTCCTGCTCGATCGGGAAGTACGGAGTGTCGATGTCAACAGGTGTTGGGAGACCTGCACTGAGAGTAGTGCTTGGCGGTATCAGAAGTTGATTCCACCAGATCCAGACTTGGTCATCTCTGACCATCACCTCAAGCCTGTTCCAGAATTCGTCCTGTGTTCCACCGATGACAGCACCGCCATCGTAGACGACAAATCCTTCTGGCGATGCACTGGGTTGAGTTCCGACCCCAGTGAAGGTACCGGCCTGAGAATAGACGGCACTCACTGCATAACCGGGAGCGAGACCACGGACGTAATCGTCCAAATCGTCTCCGGCGATGTCTTCTTCGTATGGCAGACTCATGTCGAGTGTGCCAACTTTGAATTGAATCTCTACCAGCCCGGTGGCGGAGTTGAACGAGAATTCGACTCGTACCACGGGGGAGGTGTACTCCTGATGAAGCAACTCGCAAATATCGCCAACGTCCCCAGGATAAGGAGTATTGGCAGTAGCATCACCAGTGAGCACAATAGAATCGCAACCGTCGAGGGCGATTGGCGGGAAACCGCCTGTCGGTTCAGTGCCGACCGTAGGGTCTTCGACCGCTGTCGGGAAGACGAACTTTCGTGTGTAATTGAAGATGATGTTGTGGTTGGAATCTGGCGAGAGGACTCGGAGGGTTCCGAACGGTGGTAGATCATGGAAGTGGACTCCACAAACACGGACGTAGTTCAATCCATTAACAACACCTTTGCCGAGGACTCGAACATATTTGTTCGTATTCTCGTCGATGTCGCCACGGATAATAACGTCGAACGGAACGAAATCCGAGCTATCCGGCCTGCCGATATCAGCTCTGATCAGCATATTGCAAAGATTGTGCCGATTCCAGAGCCAGACCGGTCGTTCGCTGAAATCGTCAGGGACCACCGAGCTTGCAACGATCTTCAACCCAGGCAAAGCCGTATCGATGATTGCTCTGTGTTGCAGGCTCAAATCAGCATCGTCAGTTCCAACCGCAGATGCAACATCGAAGCTGAACAGAGGATCGTCGTACCCAGTAAGACCCCAAAGAGTGCGTTCCAGGACTCTGATCGCAGAAACCTGAACCGCTGCGTCTTTGTCCTCACTACCGCCTCCCGGCACCAACTCTTCGCGAGCGATGGCGACGTCCCCGAATTGTGCCTTACCGACCCAAGTCCAAGCATGGTTCGGGTTGAAACGTGGCTTCTCTCTGAAGTAATACCGTAGGATCGGCTCGCCAGAGACTTCGCCGACCTTGAAGAACCACAAATTGACCAACGTACCGATCGGCAGCAAGTCGATCGTGTTGTCAAGAACCAGTGCCTTTGGATTGCTGCCGGAAGCCGGATTTTCCGGATTCTGGTACATCCAGACGTTCGTAGCTGTGAATGGATCACCGATTGCGGTTGCCCCATCCACGTCCCATTCTCGAACCGTGTATTGGTTTGTGCTCAGAATGGTCGCTGTGTAATCGACCACGACGCCCATCTTCTTCGAGATGAGATGACCGTTGTAGAGGAGCGATCCAAGAAGGCCGGGAGTCGTTTCAGCGTTGAGATCGAAACGAAGCTGATTGCCTTCGTCGTCTTTTCCCATGAACCAGACCATCTCCGGCACACCAGCAGCACCAGGAGTGAAAGCCCAGCCGATTTCTGTCTGAAGCAGATTGTTCGAATCACGCTTCAAGACCATCTCGTGCTCAGCGGCACCAGGAACGATCGAGTCGTCATATCGCTTGAAGATCCAGGCTGGGTATTGCCCTTTGTTTTGTAGTGTCGCGGCAGTGTTGTTCGGATCGGCGATGGTCGATTCTGGGAAGAGGTAGACCTTCATTTCGCCGTAAGAATTGACTCCTGGCAGCTTACCGCCACAGGTCGGCGGTCGAATCGAGGCAGTATCGGTCTCGTCTTGTACCCAGAAGATCTGTTGACATTCTTCGCAAGCACAGTTGAGCGGAATCGGGCTGTCGACGGTGAACCTGACGACGTTTCCGATTCTCTCGAGGCTGATGAATTCGGTACCAGCCGCAAGGATGATATCTCCCTGCATCCAGCCGCCATCGTCTGGGAACCCTGCACCTTGGAATCCCAAGACGCCGATGCGAGTCTGTAGCAACGCATCAAGCTTGCATTTGTCGTCGTTCGACATCAAACCCGGTGTGTCGCACGTGGCGTTCGGGACCGGGTCTTCTGCGATGTGCGTTGCACCGTGGAAACTCGGGAAGAGTACCTGCGATTCTTTGAAGTACAGTGCACGCTGTTGTTTGTCGTAGTGATAACCAGTCGTGATCCCATCGGGACCCTGGACTTGTACGAACTGGCCATCTGCAAGACTTGTGTGCGGAGGGACGGTTACTAAAGCCATTTGGAGTACTCCAGGTGATCGCCATATTTACAGTATGTTTGGTGCGATCTGCTTTGCGAGCGGGATTTTCGGCCAACGTTTTTATCTTTGTCTACCATAGGAATATAAAATCCGGGGTCTGAGCATGGCACCGAGCTTTCACTTGAATAATTGACGACGGCTTGTACTTGGCCTGCATCGATGCTTTCTCATTCCGTTGGACAAAGACCATCATCCGTCTTGCCTTCGACGCGTACTGCATTGCGTTAGAAATATCGCACTTCCGCAGATCGTTGTCTAGGAGGACCAAGTCGACAACCCCGCCGTCGTATTCTTCGTATTTCAGTCCGGTGAAGTCGCACAACCCTTTCTCTATGGCGGTCTGGACTTTCTGATTCGATTCTGTCACATAGGTGAGGCCGTTCAAAGCACAAGCAACCGCACGGCTGCCGTGATTCGGTGTCAGATCAAGAATGCGACCTTTGATCCCCAATCTCTTCAGAACAATTGAGTAAAAGCCGGGATCAATTACTCTAGGTACGTCTCTGTTAGACACGTACATCATTGAACGATAAAATTGGTGCGTGTCGTAAGCTTCTAACTTATGCTGCACCATATTATTCAGGGCCTTCAGAGTCCAACGCGGGCTCCTGATAGTTTCCCACAACTCTCGAAAATCGAAGAATTGTTCAACCATCCGGCGTCCCGGTGGCGGTCTCGTCCCGTATCGCGGAAATGCCGTAAACGTGCTCTTCTTGAGGTACTTTGCCGGATTTAGATTCCGCAGCTTGCCCCACTCTTCGTTCAAGACCCACTCTGGATAATCTGGGTCGATCCATCCTCGCTGAGTGATCTGCCGAGCAAATTCATGAACTGCCATACGCCGCTCAATGAAACTTGCTTGCCGCCACTGAGCCATTGGAATGATGATATGTGCCGCGTACGAATCTTGACCAAGATCTGACTCGTATTGCCTCAAAACTGGCGGCACCTTTTCTAGTCGGCTTTGCTCTTTGGTGATCGTGAACGATCGCGGTATCCGACTGGCTCCTTGCTTTACAGACTTGTCCGGATAGTATGTCTCCCAGTAATAGTTGTAGAATCTGACATGGATGTGATCTTGACGAATGAAGCACTTCCGGACTATCGGCTGCTCCTCAAGACATGATACGAGTCGTCGGCACCAGACCTTTACTTGTTTCTGCTTTGCGAATGTTTCTCTGGCAGTCCGGACCGGAATCCGGAATCGAACAAGCCACTTCGTGAAGGCGGCTGTTGTGATGCCAGCCATTTTAGCACATTTGGACTGGCTAAGGCCCTGTTCGACGTAATGCTCATGAACCCACGCCTTATTGTAGTACGGATTCTGTGGGTCTGTCGCGTCGATTCGTTCGGTTATTTTATAGCGGTCGAGTCTGCGACGAATTGTCCTTCGCGATACTCCGAGAGCTTGGGAAATCGATAGAATGGAATATCTGAGAACCGCTTTCTGGAGCCATTCTGGTGTGTCCCAGTTTTCTGGAACCTCGATGTTGACTACTTTTCTATGGCGGGTCGTCGGCCTTTTCTTGACGGGCTTCCCGCCAAGCCCCGCAAGCTTCTTCAATTCGCGAATGTAATTGAGGCTGCGGCTTGCGATCAGAGCATGATCGGCGGTGCGTAGATGCGGGTACGATTCGAACCACCGTCGTAGGGCTTTTGGGTCCTTCTTGTTGACGGCGGCGAATTTTGGGCGGAGTTGCTCAATCTCATCGTGGTAAGTGCTCACGCCTTATCTATTTTGGCAATCTGGGCATATCGCAACACCACCAGTATCGATGGCGTAATCGTATGACCAGTCATGCTTGTCGAGGCAATTTTCGCAGGTCTTCGCATCACAATTGATGCAGTCGTAGATGTAGTTGCCGTTGTGGAGGTTCATCTGTGCTCCGCAGTACATGCACGAATTCGGATCGCGGAATTCATCTGCGTCCTCAAGGCCCTCGTACGATTCTCCTAGCCAAGCATCTTCGTAAGCCTGCTCGATAGCCTGTTCGTCACGGCGTTCTAGGCATGATGGGCAGGTGATCTCGAATCCAGGGCCTTCCCTGGTATCACAAGCTGGGCATATCGGCTGGCCACAATCAGAACATCTGGCATCCTGAGAATCAGCCAGTGGGCTATCTTGCCGCTTGATGAGGGCAGCACATTCGTCGCAAATTGGATCTCCGCAGATAGCACACTGCTGGTCGAAGATCATACCCCAATCACCATTATCGCCACCACAAATGACACAACTATTTGGAGCGAACTCGTCGGCGTCTTCAAGACCTTCGTATGATTCCTTGACATAATGTGGTGGAATCGGCGGGCGGGGATGCCATGGGCTCTCACCAGAGTGTTCTAGTGTGCCTGGGGTATACTGATCTGCTGGGTAAGGTGAAACGTAATCGTCCGTCATGCATCTGGGGCATGCGATCATCTGGCCAGCATCTGGGTGCTCTCTACCGTTCTCCATGAACTCAGGCACCCAATCGAAATTGCTGCCGCTTGAGACGCAATAATCACACCAGATACCGCCGCAATTGCAGTCTTCCAGGTCTTCATGGCTGTAATCGCGACCGCAACCATCGCAGAAGTCAGTCTGGTCGTCGAATTCGTCGGCGTCCTCAAGGCCCTCGTATGATTCAAGACGTGGAATGCCGCGAAGATCTTCTGGGTCTACCGGCTGAACTGGCAGATCGACGACTTCATGGTGCATAGCACGGGCTATATCACCTTTGGTGAGTTCGCCAAATTCGTCATTATCCTCGAGCCCAACATATTCGTCTTCTATCCAATCGGGCCGCCATGTTTCGGCGATTTCAACCATGTCTGGCGTGAATGAGACATCCGGATGCTTGGACCAGGACATCCCGCCACCAGATTCGTAGTGGCGATATGGGATGTCGACCGAATATGCGTTTTGGTCGTCGTAAGCGATGAGGTAGGCGTGGTCGTCGCCTTCTTGGCCGCCTTCTGTGTAGTCAACACCGGCGTCGCTCAGGATTTCGCCAATGCCGTTAGCGATTTGGTCACAGATTCCGCCACCACCGACTTCCGCGTCGCCGTATTCGTCGAATTCTGGGTCCCAAGAGTCATAGATAGCCTGGGCGGCGGCTGCCATCGCCGGTCGTAATTGTTCCAACCGGGCGGCCAATGAGTCCTGGACACCCTCAATGATGGTGGCCAGTTTCATCCAAGGATTACCTTGTTAGATTCGAAAACGTAATGGCCTAGTCGCGGTGAATAGTAAGCAATTGATTCTTCAAGGTCGATCTCACCCTCACCCAACTCGATGTCGTTGTCAGGATTCTCAAGCTCTCGCTTGTTCTGTAGTCTTTCCCGTTCGAAATCGGCGGCACGTTCGATTTGATCGACTACGTCCGGTTCTTCTGGCTCTGGACCAGGACGCTCACCGATGGCTTGCTCATAGTCAAATTGGGCATGACGCATCGGCCTGTCTTCTTTGTCTCGGATACCAGCCAACGTCTTCTCTCGCTGGAAGTCCTGGAAAGCTTGTCTGGCCGCCTTCATCTCTGGTGTGTCCGCTGGCTCTTGCGGAGGTGGGCTTGTCTGCAGCTGCGAGACTACTTGATCCAGACGATCTTGCATTTGGCTGAGATCGTCTGGATATTGTGGCTCTGCTTCTTGTTTGCGTTGGGCTTTGGTCTTGAAGATGCCGCCGAGTTTCTTCTTGAGCCAGTTTTGGGCGGTCTTCATGAACCCATATTTGGGGAACATGACGTCTTTTTGAACGCCACGGATGAAATTGGCGTTGTAGGTGCGATAGTAGTTGTTGAAGACGTCGGGCAAGACGCGGCGGCCGATCCAATATCGTTGTTTCAGATCACCTCCCTGCATGATCTGTGGGAGGGCTCTGGCTAAAGCGTCTCGCTGCTTTTCATTGAGATAGTGGAGGTTGATGCCGCCAACGAGATTGTTTCTTGTATTTGGATGCCGCCAAGCACCGAGCAATAGAATATCCGGAGTCGGGTCATGCTTGAAGTTGGAATAAGCGAATTTCCAACGCGGGCCTTCGCCGTCTTCGAGAATCGGCATCGAATCATAGGCGATTCGTGCTTCGATCAGTGTGAAATCTGTGGCATCAGCTAACTTCATGGTCGATCTCTAGGGCGTCTACCGGCCGCATCCCTTCGGCATATTGTTTCTTCTTCTCCGGTTTGCCTTCTTTGTCCTTGTAATGAGGCTTGGCACCCTTGTTCTTCATGGCATTGGCGATTGCATACGGGCATTTCTTGTCGCCGCTGTAATCATCATCGCATGCTTCCTTGCTGAACTCGTCTGGATGCTTGGAGAGCATCGCGTGGATCGAGCCTTTCCATCCTGGTGGAGACTCTTCGCTCAAAGTGCGATCAAGCCGTCGAATCATCGCCTCACAAGTAGCTACGATGACGTCGCGATCGATGACACTGAGACTCTCAGTGATAGTAGAACCTTCGAAAGCCTTCGCCTCATCCATGCCGAGTTGGTAACGATGGATATTGGCAAGCAAAACCAACTTCACCTTACCGTCGCGGAATTGATTCGATACAGCAACTTTGGACACCGCGAGATCGCCGCCTTTGACCTTCGCTGTCCAACGCTGAGTCTTGATTCCGAGCTTGACGAACTCGTGCACCTCATTCGTCATTTCTTGGGCGATCGCTGTCGGCCCCATTGGTTGGTATCCGTCGCGGCTCCAGGCTGAATGCCATAGTCCGCCACTTGGGATCGGCTCGATTTCCGGGTCTTCACCGACCTGCCACCAACCACGGGCGTCTCGAGGGATATTCGTCTTTTCTCGCGGTCTACCTCTGCCTGGGTAGTTCGATCCGAGCGGTCCGAGACCACGAATCGTGTAGCGAAGCTCGTTGGCCGTCATAGGGCCTGTCACTTTTGCTTTGCCGGTATCCTTGTCGACTTTGGCACCGGCACTGATAGCGATTTGGTTGAACTTGTCACTCGACTTGACGAGGTCACCAAGATTGTGGTTGATGGCGAGATCGAGAATGTAAGTGATTGATTCAGGATCGACCCACGATTCTTCGTGGCCGGTGCCTTCGATATTACCTGCTGCTGTTCCTTCATTGTCTCCGGCGGCAATGTCCATACTTTGGACGCCGATACCTTGGGTTGCCAGTTCTCGTGCGGCAGAATCGAGCGACATTGACTGACCGCGAATTTCGACGGTGTTGTCGTTGATCTTTTCTACGGCCATGTCTGCAACATAGCCAGTTTCGCCGATCGGGATATCCTGCAAGGCCGTCTTGACTTCGTCCAGATTGCCTTTTGCACGGTCGAGAGTCGAGATTGCTTGGCCGAGGCCGGTGGATGCACCTCGAATCGGTGTCTCTGCATCTTCGATTTCTTCGCCGAATTGACGCAGTTGGCTTTGAGCTGCTTCGATTCTTCCTTCATCTCCGTTCTCGAGTGCATCAGCGTATTGATTCACAAGAGCGAAGTATTTCGGAGAGAAAGCTCCGAATGGGTTTTGCGGGTTCTTGTCGTGGTGGCGTTCCTTCTGGTACTTGCCTTGTACGACTTGGGCGGCTTGCCGAACTTGTTTGGGGTCCTTCATCTTAAGGACACCAGGGACGCCGATGGCTGTGTGTTCTGTCCAACCTTCACCTGCGTCTGATGGCCGTCGTTTGCGGAAGTTGCCGGATGGGTCTGTAAAGAATTGGCTTCTTTCACCACCGGCCATCCCGCCTGCCGTGGTGCCACCGGTGCCGTGCTCCATAGCACTTTGAATCGTCCGGATGACGTAGGAGATGAAAGGCCCGCGTCTTTCGTCGTAGCCGGGATGCATCATCTGTGTCAAAGGGATGAAGCCGTTGCTGTAGAGATCTGCGATGAATTCGCGATCTTTCTCTCGCCCGGCATGTCTTGCGACTTTCTTTGCCAAGCGAAACAGAGGGGCACCGCCTTTGTTGCCGTAGCCGGGACTTCGTGGATTTTCTGAGGCTCTGAATAGAAGTTGTGGATCACCGGCGATAGCGTATACGACTTCTTCCGGAGTCCATTTGGGAGCACGGCCGCCGCGTTGCCAACCTGGAACCGGTTCGCCAGGACTTGACCATTCGGCGTCGTTCCATACTGGGTCATCGGTCAATGGGCCGATGGTGTGGAACAGAGCGTCTTCTGCTTTTTGGCGATCGTACTCAGGGCTTCTTGGGTCTTTCCACGACGCATTGTCGCCCTCATTTTCGAGGATGGCAAATCGACGGTTGAGCTTCGTAAGTATTGTAGGCATAGGAATCCCTCGTCCTCAGATAGATCTATCTCTATCTTTGATAGGATTTTGGATGTCGAAAGAAGCTGACTACTACTGCGATCCTCTTCACAATGTTGCTCCGATGGACACAGACAAAGCGATAACGAAGGCTGTCTGTGAGTTTCTCACGGACAAGCTGACGGCCCTTGACGTAGCACATGCAAATTTAAATGACGAGACGCTGATTATCGTCAAGGGAGCATCACTACAACAGTTCCAAAGGGATATGCGGAAAAACATGGAGCACCGGGTAAGTGCTTCGTGCGTGATCAAGAATGATCCTAACGTACAGCAACAAGCTGAGAGAGAGGAAGGGTTTAGAGACCTAGTTCTTGTCGGGAATGAAATGGAAAACGTTTCCGGCAAAGAGGAACTGGCTCTGATGCAATCATTCCTTCAGGACCTTGGCAAGAAATATCCGGTGGTAACCTGGAAAGGAATCGATGTCATAGTCGGCTACAATGGATCGGTGCGTCTCGATGTCACCGACCCGAATTTCTTCGACCGACTTGATGCTGTCATGGACCATCTACTGAGCCATGACGATCTGAAAGCATTTCCTCAACAACTTTGAAATGCTTCTTGCTTACCCCACCGTTGTGCGGTTCTGTGATTCGGCTTTCTGCCGTAAAGTGCAATTTGCAACACAGTTCTGGTACAGGCATTGAGATTGGCCGGTGACTGTTGGCTGTCAACGCCTCCAAAAAAGCCAGTTCTTCGTCTTTCTCGTGATCCGGTGGATAGTTCACTTCTCTTTGTCTGATGTGCACCATTGTCCCGAGGATCGCGTTTCGGTCATTCTTGAAATAACCAACCCGGCCTGAGACGTAGCTGTAAGAAAGAGATTCTGACAGCACTGCGATGTGTGCGTTCTGTTGGGCGAGTGTAGCTATTTGTACTTCAAGTCGATTTGGGGCGTGCCACCAATCGATATCGAACTGAGCGATAATCTGACCATTGGCGGCGGCCATTCCTTGGGCACGTGCCATTCCAGCGGTCATTTCTGCTGGAGTATCCAGCAAAAAGACGTCCCTCTCAGACTTGATGTTGAGATCGCTGGCTGCGAGCTGACTTGCAGCATTGTTGACTATGATAAGCTCTTTGTACGGATACGTCTGAGCTTTGAAGCATTGGATGCAGTGAAGTAAATCTTGCAATTGTTCACGCCCGGCGAGAGCGATTGCAGACACGAGCGGATATTCTTCTGTTTGGTCTGGCATGCGTTATCTACCTTCCTTTCACTGTAGGTGTATATAGCAACAGATCGCTGTTCGCGTTGAATCAAAATTAGGTGGGGTCCAGCAGACCCGCGTAAAGAGCCAACCCCGAACAGGAGAAAGAGAGATGATCGATAACCCTTATTATGCGAAACTGAAGACAGTCGTCACGACCGCCTTGGCGGCGTTCGAGGACGGCAAGGTCACAATGGCCGAGGTCTGGATGTTTATCCTTTCTCTCGGCGAAGCTGTCAAAACAGTCCTTGCGGAAGCCTCTGATTTCAGTGATCAGGACTTGGCTATGCTGCAGGAAGCTGGACGGCAGCTGTACGAAGAGCATGTTGAGCCGCTGAATGTGCCGGGACCGGACTGGCTGGTCGACCCGCTACTCAAGAATGGTGTCCTTCCGGCAGCTGTTGAGGCGGCTTTCCGATTGGCCAAACATCAGGCCGAAAAGAGCACCGACGCTGGTGAGAGCGACGGCGGCGACGGCGGCGACGGCGGCGAGTAACCACGATCAACCCTGCCCCACCGATGCTGTCTTTCGGTGGGGCAGGATAATTATCTCAGGCTGATTCCGAGGGTGGAATATGTTTAGCCCGTTCAAAACGGGAAGCAGGTACATCGTACTGACCTGCCTTCTCTTCAGTTCGATTGCGAACGCTCAAGAGTTCTCTCTTCTCGGCCCTTCCACTCAGCCGACGCAGACGCAGACACGTCCTCCGGCCGTTCGTAGTGCCCAAGGAACCACCGGGACAACTACTACTCCTCCGCAACCTGCTTTTATTCTCACCAACAACGGCCCTGTAGCCGGAGCACCGCCAGTAATGGCGGCGGCGGACGCAGAAGATCCGTACGACGTTCCGGACCCACAAATCCAAGGTGCCGACCAAGCCTACAAGGTCGGTGATCTCATTCAGCTGTCAATCAAGCCTTGGGACAAAAAGCCGGACGACCTTCATTCCGTCAAGTATTCCTGGACAGTTCTGCCGACGAAACAAATCGTCGTTTGGCCAGATGGCAGCAAGATTCTGTTCGGTACTGGCAATACTTCTACCACGTATGTTGTCGTCATGACGGCCTCGTACGTGTTTACAGAAGAAGATCCAGATGGTTCAATCACTGATATTGCCCAACGAACTGTCACAAAGATCGCTGCAGTCCAGGTCACTGGTGGAACCGGTACCCCGCCTACAGATCCCGGCAACGGTAATGGGAACGGAAACGGACTCTCTGGCCTTTCGAAGAGTGCCTTCGACTGGGTCTCGATGGTCAATACCTCGCCGACATACACGGCGGTTGCGGTAAAGGCCGACGCTGCGAAATTGGCTGCAGCATTCCGATCTATCGCCGACAAGATCCGCAATGGCCAAATTACTGACGTCTCGACGCTGCTGGCCCAAACGAAAGCGACGAACGATGCGGCAATTGAGAACCGTAACGCATGGCTGCCATGGTTCACTCAGATGTCGCAGCACCTGCAAACAGCATACGGCAACAACACCATTCGAACCATGCCTCAGTTCGAGGCAGCGTGGCGTGACATTGCAACTGGTCTTGATGCCGCTGCCAAATAGCCATTGGGTGGCAAATATACCATTGTAAAAGGAGACACACTACAATGGCTAACCTGTCCACCCTGCGGATTCTCGCCAACAGCGATCCATACGTCTTCGCTGAGGAGATCAAAAAGTACGGTCTCCAGGTTGTTGGCCTCCGCAATCGAGATCCGCTCGAGACCCGTGTCCAGGCCGAATCGGTCTCGGCAATCGCCTCGACTCTGACCGAGGACATTGACGACCCGGTTGGGCTGCACCCAGCCACCGTCCAAGCGATGCGGATTGCCGAGGAATTCGGCTACATCGTCAAGGTCCTCGAAGAAATGGGCCTTCCGGGCGAAGAAATGGGTGGCGGTGCACCGCCGATGGCTCCGCCGAAGCCAGGCATCAAGCCTGGTGGCCCAGGAGTGAGGCCGGGACCAGGGCCGGGGCCGGGGCCAGGGAAGAGGCAACAGCCAAAGCGGAAACCATTCAATCCTCCGCGACCGCAAGAAGAACCAGGACCTAAGGCTTGTGGAGGTCTGTAATGGAGAGATCCATCCAACGAATCCTGACGCTCATGGAAGATATGCCCACACCGGGTATGACTTCTGTGCTCAGTGGCGGCTCGAGTGCCCAACAGGCACAACAGGTCGGGATGGATATCATGCCGGGCGATTATGCTCCAGACGGTTACGAGGAGCATGAGTGCGGAGAGGAACCGGTTTCTTCAGATCTACTTGAGCTTGCACAAGAACTCATCATGCAGGCTGGCGGTGCTGACAGAGCACGAGAAATCATCGACAAAGTCCAGGATGTTCAAGAAGTCCTGAACATCGATGACGCAGCGGCCATCGCTCATATGGCCGACTTCATGCCAGAAGAGCCAGATCTTCCTACCGGGCGTGGAATGCAAGCTGGTTCTTCCCAGATGTATGCTGGTTCTCAGACTCCTGGTGGCGGTTCTCCATTCTAAACCCGCCAACTACTCCTCCATCAGCTCAAAAATAAGTTGAGTATCTAGGTGGATGAGCTATGTCCGTATTCAGCCGCAATCTCAATTCGCTCTTTGAAGACACATTGGGTGACAACCCACTTGATGTGGCCAGAGAGCTGGAGAGTAAGCTGGAAGCGGCACGGCAAGAAGTATCCAATCTCGAGAATCAGTTGAAGATCGTCACTCAGCGGTTAAACGGCGATCTGGCACTTGGCATCAGACGTGGTAATCCTGCTCTGAATGTTGGTGTCAATTCTGATGGCTGCAAGGTTGGTTATAAGACTAAATTCCTCCTATTGAATCCAGACGTGGAGCGAGGCGTTTGGACTGTAAAATCGCCTTGCAACCGATTTTTGGGCCAGTTCACGAAGCATTTTTCGCCCTACACAGTCCTGAATTCTGACATGAAAGACATGATCGACTCGATTCTTGGGCATTTTACCGGGCACTACAAATCGCTCGGTGAAGAACTCGAGGGTAATGGAGTGGTCATGGTGGAGGGGAAGAAAGCCACGCTGCTAGAATTGGCACATTGGAGGGACAACAAGGGAGGACCTCGTCGCCCACTCAATTCTAGGCTTGCCAGGAGAACGATAACATGATCGACCCAAAACTCAAGCAAGCCTGCACTGAGGTCGACGATTGGTGCGGCAAGCATGGAATTAAGTACGACATCGTCTGCGACGAGTCAGACTTGCAAGGGTTCATGTTGTTCAAGAAGGATCGCTCAGCACTTGGTGGACTTGTTGAACACCTCCGACCACTCATTGAGAGAGGCGATGTCCATCTCGAAATGAGAAAGGTCAGGGGTGGCAACATCCTGGCTTTCTCTCTAAAGGCCATTTCCGAAGAACAAATCAACAAAATCCTAGCGGAAGCTGGTGAGGAAGAAGTTGCAATGACATTCAAAGAACGAATCAGTGACGCGTTCACAAATCCACCGGTCATTGTCCAAGAACAAGGAACCGGCCCAGACTTCCTCGCCTCCGCCAAGAAGATCGCTGAATCTCAGCGAAAATCCGCCACTGGCGGCATGACTCGTTCGAATCAGACGTCGCACCAGCGACAGCAACATACGAGCGACACCACTCAGGGCGGCGTCGAACATGGTGCATCGCCCAAATCCACGTCGCCCGAAGAAGACGGTATGCAATACCGAGCACAAACCACGAAGGGAGCAACTCTCAAAGGCGGACAAGCCACAAAAGGTTCGCCGATGCGATTTGAGGGTAAAGTCAGTGCCGCACTCCAGTTGCCGGTCGATCGCAACCCCACTGACTTCGATCTCGCTCTCAATGAAACTCTGCAAGGCATGGCTACTCCGACAGGAGCACAGCCAGGCGATCTTTTCAACCAATTCGCCAGGGCTCTGCAGGTTCTAGGTCAGCAGATGGGCATCGGTCCGCTGCAGGATCAGCTGAAGAAGCAAGGTATCCAGTGGAAGAAGTCGGACGACGGGTTGTCGATCATCCTGTACATCCAGAATGCCCAGACCAACGCACCGCAACCGATCGCTCGCATTACCTCCGAAACTCTCCAGAATCCGAGAGATTTTGAGGATCAACTGACGAACATGCTCGACTTCGCGAAGGGAGAGGCACCCGGTTCCTTGCGACAAAAGCAGCAAGAGATGAAGGACCAAGAGGGAGCGATCAGAGATATCGCTCAGGCTATTTCTCCGGAAGACCAGGAGAGCGAAGTATCGAAACAAATGAATCAGCCGCAGCAAGGTGCGGCCCCAGCGGCACCGCAGCCACAACCACAACCGAATGCAGGAGTGGCCGCCGCCACTCAAGCCGCCTCCCCCAAGCCAGTCTTAGCCGCTGGCAAAATCAGAAAACGATCCGGTCTGGTGTAGTTGTGGGGAAGTACATATCGCGTAATTAGGAGGCGAGATGGCCACACCTACAACCCCAGATAATAGAGTCAGGCTTCCTGCGGCCAAGATCGATTTTTCAACAGACGTCGGTTTGGCCAGCCAGGATCATGACAGCTACCCTCCTCCACAAGGGCAGGCTCGATTCGACCATATGCGGATGTTCTTGATTGGATTGCTTGCTCAGCAATCATCTTATCAAGAACCAACACAATATCGAGACGGCACTCCGTGGTTCGATCTGAACACACTGCAGATCAAAATCAGGAAAGGGTCCGAATGGGTTCCTTATGCCGATGCTATCGCCCTGGAAGAGGACGAAGACGGCAACATCACGACGCTTGCAGATTGGTTTGCTGCTGTCTCATCATCTCTCGGTTCGCTAGCACCTGAAATTGTCTTTTCCGGCACTGTCAGTGCTGACGACCAAACAAGTATCACAATTCCGACGTCTCTCCGGACCTTTCTCTATTCGGATTCGCGGCCATTTGTCTACAAGAACGGGTTGCTAATCGACCCACGAAACACTCGCCTCGATCCAGGCAGTAATCCTACTGCTGTTGACTTCACAGGAGGCGAGCAACTTGACACTGATGATACTTTCACCGTGATGATTCGTCGTATTCCTAGCGAGACTTGGTACACACCTAACGTACCGGCACCGTAATGAAGCTCTCAGACAGGTTAAACATCGTACTCGAAAATCGGGGCTTGGGCACAACCGAGCTACCTGACGATGTTCCTGTGCAGGAAGAAGAGCATCAATTCACGGTAGAACCAGACTCGATCCAGTTTGCCACTTTTGATGATCTCGCCCAGATGCTCAAAGGTGCCGACAAAGTACAACCAGACGAGGACGGCGTTCGTGTAGTGTGCGTCAAGGATGTTAGCTTGCGAGAGATGTGCCTGCCAGCGGTTCGCGGCAAGTTCATCATTGACGATATCCAACGCAATGGGACAGAGTATGAAGTCCATCTCGTCGAGAATCCTCTGCACGAGCGGCAAACATAGGTGAACCATGAAAATCCAACTATCTGAAAAATACGGCCAAAAGCGGAATTACCGCGAATACAAAGGCGAACTCGAATTTGAAATTCGTGACCGCCACGGCCGTGTCATCGATCGAATCCGCGAACCGAACATCGTCAAGATCTTCGCGAAGGAAATCCTATCGCACCGTCTGCCGTACTCGAAGGTGTGGGACCCGAATGCAAGCGGTGGTGCTGGCGACTGGGTGACGCACAACATCGACATCGACGAATTCGCAGCGAAGTATATTGTCTTTGGTGCGTCATTTGACGAAAACGGCAACCCGCTCGATACAGCAGATACCCGTTTTTACACGGAAGACTCGGTGGTCGGCGGCTTTGTCCCAATCAGCCTTGGTACAGGTGCGGAATATGATGGTGGGCTGATTAATGCCATCCCGATTTCCGAACCGACACGACCCATCAAGAGAATCGAACGCATCTTCTTCGAACCGTCTTATCAGCCTGCCGGGACGCCTCTCCTTGCTGATGACGTCCGGGCCATCAACAACATCGTCGTCCTTGAGACGACACTTCTGAAGACAGAGTACAACGGGCTGGGTATTACAAGCAGCGACTTCTTCACACTCACCGAAGTCGCTCTGGTGGGTGCCGCTGAAGTCGGAACAGTAGGTGCTTGCGAATGCGATCCGCGAGACATCTTTTTGACGGCGAGTGCGGACAGCGACGCCTTCCTTGCCAGTGCGTCCGGCACTGAGACTATTTCGCTTGATTCTTCAGAAACAGAGGTTGACGCGATCAAGGAAGGCGACCAAATCAAGATTGTCGCACCTGGATCGACGGCCGAAGCGGACCTGATCCTCAACCAACTCAATCCGTATTATCTGGTGGTCAACAAGGCGTTGGGCGGCCGTGACCTCACTCTCGATCGCACGCCAGTTGACGCCGATAACATCGCTCTAACCGGTGACGTAGGCGTTCTGCGTGACGGCTTCAGAATCTTCTCGCATCGCATCTTGAAGACTCCGGTCAAGAAATCGGAGGACTTTGAGATTGTGGTTCGCTGGAGGATTATCTTCAACTAAAAATATCGTATGAAACTTCGTACGATAAATGATGCAGTTTCCGACGAGCGTCGGCGAATCATCAAAGAGCTGAACAAGCTCGCCAAAGATGCTGAGCTTGCTGCTTCTGAAGAACTGCATACTCTTCTCAAGGACCCGGTTGGAATGGTCCGCCATACGCTGGCAGGGATCAAGGCCGATTTCAGCCTTCTTGAGGATGAGACGTGGTGGCACCAAATGTTCGAGTATTGGGACCACCTCGAGCCAGAGTTCCTCATGTCCGCCTATGAGGAAATCTACACCGACGTCATGGAGCGAATTAAGAAGGCAGTGGAAGCCGGGGTGATGGTGGAGAGCAAACTTGGCGGATTTCTTGGCATCATTGCCAAAATAGGTCTTCTCTTTCTGATGCTCGCCTTTGGTCCTTCCCTCATGGGACTAGGTAAAGACAAGCATGGAAGAGACCACAGAAATCGAAGAGGTGGTGGAAGACGCGAGCCCAACATTCGACATCCGAGTCGGGACGATCTGCCTCCAACACCAGCAACATTAGCCGCCGGTGAGAACACCTTCGAAATTAGAAGGCTAAATCCTTACATTGTCTACAAGTTCGTTGAAGCTTGTGTCAATGAAACCAAGAAGCGAATAGCTGGCGGTGAACTCGAATCATTTGAAGATCCAGCGGCTCCAGGCGATCTCGGTGCAGAACGTGAGATTCCTGACGCCGAGGATAGCACCAAAGCACCATATAATAGTGGTGAAGAGGTGACTTATCCAGAACCCGATGAAGAACTCCCATTCTGAGGACAGATCATGAAAACGATCCTTCTTGCTCTATGCGTGTTCGTGTCAGCGGTGTCAACAGCTGACGCCTGTCACAGATGTCGGTGCTACACACATTGCATCTACCAAGCTGCACCGGTCGTCACGAATAAGGTCGATGTGCAGTTCAGGCATCTTCGCTTCGTCAACCAAACGCCACCTGTCAGCCAGGACGAAATCAACACCGAGCTTGCATTACGGCGGCAATGGGAAATGCTCACGTCGGCGATCCCGATCGCCCCGCCGATCGACCAAAGGCAGCTGTTCCGTCCGTTCCAATTCAGGGATAATCTACCTCCATACAGAGCTGCCCAACAAGTGCAGGACGAGGGGTACCAAGAGGTCAGGTACGTCAGACGGACCAAGGTCTATAGGGGCCTGGTCGATTTCAGTTTGCGTGTCGAGCCAGGCGGGAATGTGAACTTGATTCAAGCGACACAATCTGGCACTCAGACTCAATCATCCACGCAGACTCAGACGACCACGGGAAGCGGGTATTAGTCTATTCCGTGGTACTTTCTGTATGATAAGCATGCTTCGCAACCAACCTCGAAATCGCGGCATGTTGCCGGTCGATGTTCGTAATGCTTGCATCGACCGTTTTCGAGCCAATAACAGGGCTGCATGCTTCCCTCACGATCCGGTTCTTTGATCTCTCGCTGTAAAACTTCATCCCTGAGATGTGGCGGTAGATCGTAGATCTCGTGGCGGACAAATGGTGGTGTGCCCATTTCGTTGCAGCATACGCCGCAACCATCACAGGTCACCACAGGCAGTTGCCCATCAAATATTAACATAGATCAAACCGGAGATCCAAAATGCCACAGACTATCTCTCCTCAGCTCGTTCGTTCGATCGCAGAACAAATGGGGCTGGTGCAGGCCGAGGCGAAGTTCGCCACACAGTATCTACAATATTACTACGAGCCTGACAAGAACAAGGTTCTGACCGAAACCGATATCGCGTCCCACACGCGAAGCTTCCAAAAGATGTTTGGGCTTACCGCCAATGGTAAGCTCGATGGTAAGACACTCACAGCGATGGCATACCCACGATGTGGGTGCCCTGACTTCATGATGATCAGCAATGATCAGCAGGCAGTCAAGTGGGGACCGAAGAACATCACGTACTTTGTCGAAAAGTACGTCAACGGCATCAACAAGTCCGATCAGGACGACATTCTCGATCTAGCATTCGAGCAATGGGAAGAGCACATCGAGCTTGATATTCGCCGCACGAACACCAAGAATTCGGCGAATTTGATCCTTTCGACAGGCCAAGGGCGAGCAGACAACTTCGATGGCCCATCAGGGACTTTGGCATGGGCATACTTGCCGCCAAACAACAATTTCCAGGGCCAGTTGTTGATGCGTTTCGACCTAGACGAAACGTGGATCGTCAACGCTCGCGATAGGGGCATCCTGCTCCTAAATGTTGCGTGCCACGAATTCGGGCACATGCTTGGTCTCGAGCATTCGAGTATCCAGAGAGCATTGATGGCACCGTATTACTCGGCCGGTATCACCAAGCCGCAGTTCAACGATGACATCACCAGAATCCAGGCTCTGTACGGCAAGAAGACGACACCGCCTTCACCACCGCCACCGCCTCCGCCTGGACCTACTCCTCCTCCGCCTCCGAGTGGCGGGAATCGCGTCGAGATTACGGGGATCGATAGCCTCGATCAGGTGAAGATCAATGGCAAGCCAGTGGCCGATTTCACACTGATTTAGGGCATCTCTTCGATGTAGCACCCGAGCGGGTACTTCACAGGTCCGGCTTCTGCGTAGAAGTCAGTGCCGCCACCCTTGATTTGGTCGCGTTTGAGTTCTGCGACCTCTTGCGAGCCGGACCATACCACGGCTCTGCCTGTCTTGTCGATCTCGTCGGCGAGCTTGAAGCACTTTGCGACGTCGTAATGGAACACCTTCTGGAATAATTCCATGACGTACTGGAAGGTGTGCTCATCGTCGTTCATGACGATGACCGCCCAGGGCTTCGCTTTCTTCGGCTTTTTCTCTTCCGGAGCTTTGGTTGTTACGGGCGGCTCCAGAACTGCTGTGTCGCTCATGATTACTCCACTGGATCAATTCCGATCTTGAAAAGTAGGACAGTCCGCTTTTCGCCCGCGAGTTTGTTGCGAGCTGCTTTAGTCATGATAAATCCATCAAACCAGTTGCGAGAGCGGACTTCTTTTCCATCTTTGTCGACGGCTACGCCCCAGCAGTGGTCGTTCCATAGAAAAATGTGCTCTCCGTTGATAACACATTCGGCGATCGTCTCGAACGTTGGATTCTCAATGTCGTCGGCCACGTCTACGGCATACATTTCGCCATCAGTGGTTTGTACACGTTGTTTGGCGACCACAGACAAGAAATGAGGTTTGGTTTTGGTGAAATGCTCTTTGAGAAATATAAGGTACTTCTCAGGATTGTGCGGTGTGAAGTCATACCGTTTCCTGAATGCCTTTTTCATCGCAACGCTGCCTTGACACCCCTGCCTGCCGTCACACTTGGGTCGACAAATGGTAGATAGGCAAAATTACAAATGTAGTCTTGCCAGACCGCAGCAGTGGAGGACTGAGCCATTCCTACTATAACACCAGCCAGTGTCCCGACAAAAGCCCCTGGTACTCTATTCAGTGCATTCACTGGTGGGGATACCACGCTGAATATTCGGTGGCTCGTCGCTACTGATCCTGTTTTCTTCGAGACTCTGAACAGGCCGACAGCCGACATCACCGTTCGGCAACTGGTGCTGGCGAAAGCAATCGACAGCATCCAATTGAGCCTTGGGCATGCGGCACTGTACCCATACCTAATACAGCCGCGAGTATCGTCCGGGACTCAAGAAGTCGATGTTCCGCTCCGTTGGATCTGGGACATCCACGCCTCCCTACCGAAGAAATGGGAAAACCTGCGTCTCGCCAAAATCAAGAGAATTTCCGGCGAAAACAGCACCACCAGTGGCTACGACGGTTGGCTCCGCTGCATCTTCACAGCCAACGTCGAAAACTCGGCTACCGAAGTATCGGTCTTCTACGCCGATTACCAAATCGACAGCAACCTCACCTACCAACCAGTGCGAATGGGCGTCGTCGACTCGCTCGAAGAAGCGGTCTCACTGGACCCCGGCGAAGTCGAAACAGTCGCTGGGTTCCTGATCTTTCGAACGCTCGACGATACACTGCAGGAAGTCCAGGACTTCTACGACCTCCTTGTACCTCCAACAGACACCACCGATTCTGACGCTGACGGATTTTATGACAACCCAGCGATCTACGAGATCGTTGATACTGTTGCCGGAGGGGTCGGTATCAGTGACGACTTCGCCACCGTTGCCCTCTCGCACGGAACGGGGCTCTTCACTGACAGTGCCTGGAACGCGATCCCGCAGCTCGACAGCGATATCCAATCTTGGATTGTTTCGTTCAACTATCCGTTCGACTCCCTTGCGAACAGGACGTCCATCGACAATATCACAATCCCGAATGGATTGTTCAAAGAATTCGATATTGTCGCTCCAGCAGGTGACCAGCCGACTGGAGACACCAGCGGCCTGACGTACCCAGTGTGGCTGTCAAGGATTGAACGAATCGGGACCGGCTCGCAACAGCTTAGGCTGTATTTCTCGACGTTCAACGTCACGGACGCCGAATCCGGAGGAAATCCGAGCACCGCAGCAATCGAATTTGCGACTCTCGATTTGATCCGGTCTGCAACTCAAGGCGAAATCGTCGATATTGTCCCGATCGATAATCTGTTGCTCGAAACCGGCAGCGATGCTGACGATTTCTATCAACACTTTGGCCGTGGCCATGTGGTGCTGTCAAGCTTGTGGGATAAGACGACATCCGAGGTCGACGACTTCTTTGATGCGTTCGACACGATCGTCGATGTGCCTCCTGACACCACTTTCTCGCAATCTTCGACGCGTCTCAGCTCATTTGGGATCAGTCGAGTACCGAAGTACGTGCCGACAATCGGTCAGTCTCAAGCCCTCAAGGGAAGCACGTCTCGCAGGACTGCTCCGATTCACCCGAGTTACGACAACCGATACGTTACCGAACTCGACCAGGGTGTCGGCAATCAAGTGGACCTTGAGGCACAAGTTGGCATCACACCGAATACTGCCATCGACAGGTTCGGCTTCCAGGGTGCATTGGTCCACAAAGTGGTCAAACTCATCGTGGACGCAACAGCTGTTGGGAACGATCCAACGTTCTACGACGACGAAATCTTGCCGCGTCTACGGATTCTCTTCGGCCGCGATCCTGCCTTTGGTGACTTCTGGTACAACGGTACCCGCTTGATGTTCCACAACGGGGACACCTGGCAAGGTTAGTACCAGAACGAGTCCTTCTATTCCATGCTCTGGGCATGCTATACCGTGTGTGGCATAGCCCCATTCGCATGTGCAGCAGAATCCTACTCCGTCATAGTGGCCATATTTGTGTTGGCCGATGACGTCGTATCTCATTCTCTTGCTACAGCTATTCTTGCCCACATCATTGCCTCTTCGAGCTTGGTGAATACCAGAGACTTTTCTCGTCCTGGTGCCAAAGATCGCTCCACTTCGTCACCGAGTCCAGCCATCATCTCGGCCATTCTGTCCAGCTTGTCGACTTTGTCGACTGTCGGTGCTGGATGTGAGAACCTTGCACGCATGGGGATGCTAGCCATCTGGGAATCTCCAATGTATTTGAGGGAGGTTGGAACCTATTGGGGATTGAGAATCACCCGGATGTCCCAACCGGATAGTTGGCGGGACCAGCAATGGTCCCGCCGACTTTTATTTAACGTCCGGCTCCGGCTCGCAACACCCCAATGTCAACACAACCTTCTTTTGGAGATCAGATCCATGTCAGGCAAGCAGTTCGAATACAAGAATCTACAGGTCGGGAAGCTCGAACTCGATCTGGTCAAGCCGGAAGACGCAAAGGGAATCTCCCAAGGCACCGACTATTTGTTCCACGGCGGGACGATGGTTCGCGGCGTCGTGGTTGACGGCGAGTCGATCCGCCCCACGGATCGATTCTGGACGTCCCTCTACTCCCGATTCGGCCTGAACAAGGCGTTCTTCAAATTCTTCGACCACACCGAGGTCTTCCAGCGTGTGGCCGACGTCGACCCGACCGGAATGATCCGCATCTGTGTCGAGCGAGACACCGCGACCGGTGATGCTCGGCTGCTCGCGGCCACCGGCCTCAACAAGCCCGTCGTTGTCTACGACGACCTGCTGGAGTTGCTCGAGAACTTCAACGTGCAGGAAGGCATCAGCTACGACAATGGAATCGTGACGTCAACTCACGCTCCGCGTGTCGGCTCCAACCCGTTCTCGCTGGCCGGTGACAAGTTCTCCAACAAGTTCGTTCTGCACTGTCCGGTCGACGGCTTCGGCTCGCCGAACGTCTATCTGTCCCTGCTGCGATGGATCTGCGGCAACGGGATGGTCGGTTACGCCAATTCGTTCAAGACCGCGTTGAGCCTGGGTGCCGGTGGCGACAACATTCGCTACACCCTGGCTCGTACGCTGGATTCGTTCAACAACGATGAAGGTTATGCGGTTCTGCGAGATCGATTCGAGACGGCCGCGAACTCTCACGCGAGCCTCCGGGAACAGCAGCAACTCTACAAGGTTCTGCTGAACCTCCAGAACGACACCAAGCTGCGTCAGACCATCGGCGGAGGCAACGCGTCTCCGGCCGAAGTGCTGATGAAGCGATACGAGGACATGACGGGTCGCCCGTACGACATGTACTACCGCGATCCGAACATGCTGAGCGAGAAGCGTCAGCGATCTCTGCCGGTCGAGTGCCGTGTCTACGACATGATGAACTTCGCCACCGAACTCGCGACGCACAATCTGACGACCCCGAGTGCCCGGCAACTCCAGGCATGGGTCGGGAACATGCTCAGCGGCGAGTACGATCTGGAAGATTCGTGCGATCAGTTTGATCAGTTCCGCGACTTCTTCGTGAAGGAGAAGGTCGGAGCACCGGAAGGCGGTAATTCCTTGGACGACTCCGAGGAATAATGCCACCTGTATTTTGACCCTAACTCTACTTCTCTTTCGAGGAACCAAGCCATGTCAGTCGAAACTCTCAGCTCCGCTCAACGCGATCTCTACCAAGCCATGCAGGCTGGTAAGGACAAGAACACCATCATTCGCGAACTCGGTCTTACGGAAGGCACGTTTGCGGCTCAATGCACCCGCATCAAGAACAAGGGGATTAGCCTCCCCAACTTCCCCGGCCACACCGGAACCAACCCGTCGTTCGGCCAGACACACCAGCCGTCACGTCAAGACGTGGCGTCGGGACGTGCGTCACGTCCGATGTCTACTGGCCCCGGTGAGAGCAAGTCTGTCCTCAACGAGGTCTCGGATGCCGGGCCTGCGGTCTATGATGTCGAGCGAACGATCAAGGAAGCCCAAGCACGCGGCGACATTCACGGAGAAATGCGTGATCTGCATCCGATGGCCATTCTTGGCGTCACGATCCAGTTCATGCGGCTCTGCGGCGGACGATTCCACGCTCACCAGATCATCGAAGATGTCTACGGAGCGGTTCGTCTGATGGCCGGTGATGGTCCGAAGGCGGATGATGTGGTTGCAGCTGCGACCAAGCCATTTACCGCCGGTCCGGAATCGCTGACGCATGAGGATCTCCAGGAATTCCTTGGCAAGGTCGAAGGCGTCAAGGGCGAGCTGGAGGACCTCTTCTCGAAGTTCCAACCGGTGGGGGCCTCTGGGCCGTAGACCATCATCGAAGTACGACGGAAGGCAAAGGAGAGGCTCGGAGATGGCAAAGAAAGACCGAACCGAAAAGACGGCCCTCGAAATGGACTTTAACGAGTTCGTGACATGGGCTACCGGATTTATTCTCTTCGGTATCGGGGAAGGCCGATCTCTCCGAGAATTAGTTCACACGGTGGTGGACCATGCAGCTCGTAATCCCAATTTCGGAGTGCCACGTAATGAGCAGAGAGAAAGTGAAGGCTGACATCCTCGAGGCCAAGCGGTGGGACGAACTCGTCGATCGCACCCGCAAAATGGTGGACCGCTACGGTGCACCAACCCTCCGGCAGATGTCAGAAGTATTTGGCTGTGGCCTGGATATCCTCCACAACATCGGCGACGCGGTGGACGGATTACAGATCGTCGGTGATCCACACAATCAGGATCAGTTGAGAATCACCAGGGCACCAACAGAAGCAGAATTGAACTAGGCCATCGTCTTCTGTATGTTGGCGATGACCTGTTTGAGGGCAGCCATCTCCTTGTCCAGACCGCCGAATGCCTGCCCGGCATCTGCGGTCTGGGCCTGTCCTTGCTGGATGCCAGTTTGCAAAGCCCCAAGATTGGTATTCAGCTTGTCGATTTGGGGCTGCATCAGCTCCTGCCGCTCTTGCTGGGCTTGCATCTCTGCGTCTTGTTCAGCTTTCAGCTGGTTCGCTACCTCTTGATCTGAGTCACCGGCATCGTCACCGGCAATCTTGTCAGCCTCTTTCTCGATCTCAGTAGCGTTGAGAGGCTTGTCTTCTGCTCCAGGCATCTCCTGGTCTGCATCCATCCCTGCACCGGCAGGACCGGTGGGAGCCTCCATTGACGGGTCCATCGAAGCATCCAGTTCCATAAAGATATCTGGATCTTCGGTGATGAGAGCAGCGATGTATCTGACTTGGTTAGTTCGCACTTGGAGGTCCGCCGCCTTGGGTCCATTTCTGAGTGGCCTTTCCCTTCCGTGCCGATCCGTGGGCTGAACCACTCATGCCGCTTCCACGGTTGCCTGGCTGATCCCGTGGACCAAGACCGGACTGCGGGACGCCGAAGATATCAGGGAATAGGGCCTCGACGTCCATACGAAGTTCGTTCGCGATTGCACTGGCGGTGCCAATGCTCGGGTTTCGGCCGCCTGGGTCGCCTTGCCGGTCTTTCGGCGTTCGGAGAAGCCTGGAGATAGCTGGGACGTCAACGCCGACAGCACGTGCGAGAGAGGTCACTGAGTGGCCTTGTTGCTCCATGGCTCGCAGCATCGGACTACGGTCCACGGTCGCCGGGTCAACCTTAGACTTGAACTCGCCTTCTTTTTCGAATTCGTCTTCGTCCCCACCTTCGAATTCTGGCTGGTCTTGTGTGTTACCAGCAAATCCTCCACCACCTGGAGGCTGCTCTTCGGCGAGAACTCGCTCGACATTGTGCCAGTTGCCGAGAAGCCGTGGGGTCATGATTTCGAATTCGTCGCCCTTGCTCTCGAAGACTTCTTGGTCTTTGCTACCACCGATTGGGACAAGCATGGTGTGTCCGGCGTTTGTCGCCATCACCATGTATTCTCCGCACGGGATCGAGAGGGCATGAGAACCGACCGTTGTGACGTTCAGGAGAGCACCCTCAGATAGGTGCTGCTTGAGTTCAGAGACGCTTTTGAAGCGTCTCAGAGCGTCGAGGGCGGTGATAACTATATCCTGAGACGCGTCAATCATCGCGTCGAGTTCGCCGACAATCGGGTCCTCGCGAAAGAGGGAATCCAGTTTGTCCTTGAACGGTACAGACTTTTTCGGCATAGTTCAGTTCCTCTCGAATTTGGCATTGTATCTTTGCTTTTCAAAGATAGATTATGAACGGTCTCCTGTTAGAGTTCGATGAGCGGCTTGATCTAATCCTTGAAGCGGAATTCAAGGAGAAGTACAAAGCTGCCGTAGCTATCGTCCAAGATCGTGATCGATGGCTGCTTGGGCTTGCCAAGAATACTCATGACGACAGGAACAACAAGTGGGTCCACCCAGGCGGCGGAATTAAGGGAAGGGAGACTCCAGCACAGGCGGCTGTTCGGGAGACGAAAGAAGAGACCGGTATCAGAGTTAAGGCCGTTGGGAAGCCTTTCAGTACGCTGAAGCACAAGGGCGTGGCTTTCGTCCATTGCAAAGTGACGAGCCATGGCCAAGACCCGGACCCAAATCACGAATTCGCTGCTCTTGGTTTCTTCACACTGCGGGAGATGCGATCTCTCAAGCTATATCACAATGTCAAATCGCTGATTGATCGCGTCAAAAGCTGCTAATTGGTATTTAGGTGTGGAGGAACAGTTATGCTCAAAGAAATGAGAGGTATGGAGTATACTCTAGAAATACTCCGTGCCCTACACCACAACGAAGGCCGCCATGACTCCGTGGCGATCTACAACTTCGTCCAGAATGCCGGTCGTGTCGAAGCTTCCAAAAGCTACGTCCAGAAAATTCTGCCACGCATGGTCAGGATCGGCCTTCTCGAATCCAATGAAAACGGCTATACTCTGACAAAGCCGGTTGATGAGGTCACCGTCGATCAGGTCCTCGACATATGCGATATGCCGGACCGAGAGAGCCCCTTGTATTCGTTGTGTGATGGAATGAAAAAGGGTGTCTCTCTGACAACGATTGACGAATTCTATGACTTCTCCTAATCTGAAATATCTCCCATTCTGGACCCTCTTCGAGTACATCGGCGACACTCCGCCGCATCCTTTCATACCCGTCTATGTGTTGGAAGAGTATGTCAGGAACGCTCGAGGCCCGCAAGGACCTGTCTCTTACAACGCAGTCAACATCGCGATCTACAAGCCGGATTCTGAACTCGTAGCGACCGACATCCCGACAGAAATGTTAATCAGTCCGGAAGAGTTGGTTGATTGGGCCGACCGCATCGCTGGTTGGTTTAAGGACCACGCGGTCGAGCTTGTAACTACGAGGCCAGAAAATGAAGAAGGTTGATACCCACCGGCACCTAGGAGGATCGATTTCGATTGACTGGGTGTGGCACACCGTCCGCCAGCTCGGACTCAAGCATCTGGCGGAAAGTCTAACGGACGTCACCGAAGCTATGACGTTCAACCACGACGAACCACGTGAATTTCATCGCTTCTTGGACAAGTTCAGAATTCTGGACGATATCCCATGGACCGAAGATCTAATCGACGGCTCCATCAAATCCGTATGCGACGGTCTCGAAAGGGAGAATATCGATTATTGCTGGCTCGACTTCTCCATCAACAAGTACATGGATGGACCCATGACTTGGCACAAACACGAAGCGATCGACTTTATTCACAGCTCATTTGAGACGCATCGCCCCGGTGGGGTTGGGCTGGTGTTGTCTCTCAAGTACGAAGCCCATCGAGCTAGCCAGCGACAATATGCCGATCTCATCCACGACCCAAACGTCGCCGATAAGCTCGTCGGGATCGATCTAGTTGGTGATGAGGGATTCTTCGACTTCCGATTTTACGAGCCAATCTTCCGCGAATGGAATGCTGCCGGAAAGATGACGAGGGCTCATGTCGCTGAGTCATGTGAAGCCGACAACGGCCTACATGCGATTGTCCACCTGAAAGTGACAAATATAGCACATGGGCTGAAAATGGCGGCGTCGTCAGAAATGATGGCGATCGCAAAAGATCACGGCGTAACCTTCGATCTTGGAATTGGCAGCAATTACCTCACCGGTGTCTGGAAAAGCCAGACTTATCACCCAGTCATGACTCTGCTCGAATCAGGGCAGAAAGTCACGCTTGGGACAGACGACCCCGTTCAATGCTCTACTACGCTCGACATCGAATTTCGTAATGTGCAACAGAACTACGGCGTCTCTGAAGAAGAATGTGATCGGATGAGGAGAACTGCCGTGGAGAATTGCCAGAAGTATGTTCGAGCACCTTAAGCAGTTCAAGAAAATCCTTGTTTCCGGCCCACAGCGATCTGGTACGAGAATCTGCTCCGTAATGGTGTCAGAGGACACCGGAATCGAGCGAATCGATGAAGTACGAGCACCGCATATCTTCGTGCCTGGGCAGGAGCTGGCTTATGTGAAGTCACTTGTGCAGGAACGAGAAGAATTCGTTCTTCACTGCCCACCGTTCAGCAGGTGGCTCCATGAAGTGTCAGGAGTAGCCGTCGTTCTGATGCGAAGAGCCATCGCGGACATCATAGAGTCGGAACGGCGAATTAACTGGCGTAAGGGGCGTCAAGAACTGGAATATACCAAGTATGGATACTGGCGATGGAAGAAGCAGCCCGGCCTCACCAGGACGTTCAAACCAATCTCACAAATCAAGTACGAGTATTGGGATAACGTACAAAAGGCACAAATAGAACACGCCTTTGAAGTGAGCTATGACGACTTGATGGGCCATCCACTATGGGTTCCGAAGGAAGAACGAAAGAACTTCACATGGGGGCAAACCTCGCAGAACCCGCAACTACTGTGAATTTCGTCATCCTCGGCCGCATCAGAACCGGCACTTCACAGCTCTGCTCGGCACTGGATTCACATAGCCAGATCCGTTGCAAACTAGAGCTGCTCAAGCACGGCAAATTCAACGTCGGCGTCGACAAAGTCGAATCGTATCTGACGGAGAAGATCTATACCCCACATACCGAGAAGCCGGTCCGTGGTTTCAAGATCATGTACCACCAAATGTGGGGCCGCGAGACGCCAGAGTTCTACTGGATCTGTAATGTCCTGCAGCAATTCAAAACGAAAGTGATCCACGTCAAACGGCGGAACTTTCTCGATCACTTTCTATCGATCATTCTGGCCAGAAACTGCGATATCTGGAATGCCTGGACCGATCGTAGAATCGACAAGCACTTCGTGATGCTCGGGGAGGACACTCTTGATCGCTACAATCAGCCGGTGCATTTAGACGTCAAATTGATGCTCAGGAAGCTGAAGAGCCAACAAAAATGGGAGCGATCAATCGACGCGATGTTCCCTGATTGTTTTGTCGCTCAATATGGAGAGACGGACTTTGGTCTCATTCAGGAATGGCTCGGTGTAAAGCCAGAAGATATCAAGCCGTCAACGGTCAGAATGAGAACCAGGCCCAAGAGAGAACTGATTTCTAATTATGATGAGGTCGTCGTCGCACTGCGAGAAATCGGGCGAGATTGGATGCTCGAAGATTAGTCGTCTTGTGCTTCGTGCTTGGCGATATGTCCCTCGAGAGCCTGTAGCTGGATGAGGATTGGCTCAGCTCTGTCGAGGTAGATCGGTCCCCAATTGGAACGGATGTGGTCGCGGCGTTCTTCGATTCCCATCGTGTCCATCTGGTGGCACAGCAGTCGGACGTCGTTCGTTTTGAGGACGTTGGTTGATAGGAGTAATGTGTCGAGTTTGTTCCGCAAGTCTCGCCATTGGCTGGACATTTCCACCCGTTGGCGGTTTTCCAATGCGGAGGCCACTTTCTCGACGCCAGTTTCGATATCGACTTGCTTTGCCATTAGACGCGTTGCCTTACAACTTGAACATCCTTGGCACCGCCCTTGAGAACAATTTCGCCTGTTTCGGCGACTTCGCATGTTTCGCGGACGACTTTGAGAAACTCTTCCTCAAAGACGATATCGGCACCGATCTTGCCATGACGCATTGGAATCACGAAATGAATCCCACCCTCCGCCGGATTGTAGGTAGCATTCAATTCTTGGACCATCAGCTGAATGTTGGCTGGGGAGAGATCGCCGACTTCGATGAAGTGAACCGTACGTAGAGTAGCACCCGGTCTCACAGTCGGAGGAGGGGCAACTTTGGGTTTCTTGTCACTGAGGACAACGGTTTGTTTCTTCTGCGGCTGCTTCTTAATTGGCTGAGATTGCATTGGAGTCCTCCACCCCGTATATACGCAAGGCGTTCACGAACAAGACAGGAGCGAAAAGTGAAATCGATTCTTATTACCTTTGCCGATGATGTCGAGCGAGACCAATTCCTGGAGCAAGTCCGGACCGTCAAGGCAGACGTGGTGACCAAGGCACTTGGCACCATCAAGCTCGACCCGCCGATCAAGGAGGATCACGAACGACAATGTGCCTTGTTCATCTCCGGTCAGAAGATGATGGAAGGTAGTCTGACGGAACTAAACCGTCGATTTGACCAAGAAGTCGGCAGCCACTCAGGTTCCGTCATCATCAAAGAACTGCGTGGTGGAGAATGGCACGAGATCAGGGCACGCCGCCTGCAGAGGACGTAGACAAGTTCAGAGACGCGGTACAGCGTCGGATCTCGTACCGTCTCGAGCATGACGAAACTCCTGTCGGAGGTCTGAATCCGTATCACAGATACTACACAGAAAGCGGCATTGCAGCCTTCCGCCTGATACTCGACCATCTGCATCTCACGAAGACCGACAAGGTTCTGGAAGTGGGATGCGGAACCGGTCGAGTATCGGTTCCTTTCATCAAGCACCTCGACAAAAATTACCACGCTTTCGACAACAATCTCTGCTTCATTGAGTATTGCCGAACGCTCGGTGGTAATTTTACATATTTAGATGTGTTTCATGACGATTGGAACCCAGCGGGAACGATAGACCCGCTACAGGTAGAATTCCCGTACCGAAGCAGACAATTCTCAGCTGTCTTCTCGATGGTGGTGTTCAACCATTTTAGATATACCTGGTTCGAACACTATTGTTCGGAGATCTCACGGGTCCTGACAAAGGGCGGAAAATTCTTCACCACCTTGATCGTCGCTAAAGAACCGCAAGAAGAGAAACAGCCACCATTCCAATTCAAACACCGCACTGATACCGAATGGTATGACTACCGGGACGCCCCGTTGTATAATATTGCGTTTCCCGAGATCTTGATTCGGCGGGCTTTGATCAAGCACGGTCTGATGATTGCCGAGCCCATCAGATATGGGAGTTGGAATAAATCGCCATTGGCTTTGTCAGGGTTCGATGTGGTGATGGCACACAAAAGGAAGTAATGCTCTATCATCGGCCCATACATTTTGTTATTCTGTCCTGGGGCAGGTGCGGCACTGAATGGCTGGTCCAAAGACTCAATTCTCATCCGGAAGTGCGGTGCCTATCGGAGTTCTTCGGTCTAGTCAAGAGCGAAAATGGCTGGATACCACCGGTCCTTGAACCTATGCTTCCACTATTTTACCAGACGATGGCGACACACCAGGTCCATGGTGTCAAAATCCTGTATACCCAATTGCAACGAGAAGGTGAAGACCTGGATCTGTTTCTAAAGAGCGTGTTTGGCCGTGGTTCGGTCAATGAGAGGCTTGTGATCCATCTTCTACGCCGCAACTATCTTGACCTACTCGTGTCACAAACACTGGCACACACGACTCGTATAATGCACTTCACTAAAGATCAGACAAAGTACCGAGAAGTTTACAATTCCAAGATCGTCGTCGATCTGAATTACTTCAGGCATTTCGTTGATCGCTATGAAAGGCTACAAGAATGGGCAGAAAAGATGGTTCCGAGAACCAGACGCTTCTGGTACGAAGATCTACAACGGGACGGATTGCAGAGCGTCTTGGATTTCTTGAATCTTCCACAAGCCGACTTATCCGATAGATATTGCAAGATGCGTACAAGACCAAAGTCGGAACTGATATCCAACTTCGATCAGCTGGTTGGTGCACTTAGCGGTACGCAGTACGAATGGATGCTGGACGGATAATGTTAGCACACATGCACAAACTGGCAATCAAAGGGCGAAGAGGGTTTCCCAAGCTCCTGAAAGAAATCGGTGCAAAAAGAATTGCCGAAATTGGGGTGGCCGATGGTGAAAACATTCAAACCCTGTGTGAATGCGACCCAGATATCATTGTCGCTATCGATGATTGGGCACAACCATCAAGAAGCACCGAGTTCGTCCATCGAACTGGCATCGTGAATGGATTTCATCCTGTTGTTAAGATGGCACTGCAAAACAGGGCCATACTTCCAATCAGATTAGAATCTGAAATAGCGGTCAAGATCTTTGACGACGGTTTCTTTGACTTTGTCTACATTGACGCCAACCATACCTACAAATACGTGAAACGCGACATTGGTATCTGGTGGGACAAGGTTGCAGAGAATGGCATGCTCGCAGGGCATGACTACAATCTATGCGAATTACGTGGCCCACAGGTCTCTGGCGTCAAAAGAGCCGTTCACGAATTTGCATCAGAACGTGGCCTCTTGGTAACTATAGTCGAGGAAGAATCTCCTTATTCATTTGATAGTTGGGTTCTGGTAAAAAGCGAATTCAACTACATGCTTGATCCATGGAAAAGACCATGAAAGAAATCCTTGAATTCGCCTTGCAAAACCCAGACGCCGTCGAACATGTCGATATCAAGCTCAAAGCTGGAGCTATTCCTAAGTTGTTCGAATCTCAGCTTTGGCCTCGGGCTGTCAATCCATCATTGATCATCGACGAGAGCGACGAAAAACAGGTGGCGACTCGTGCCAAATCGATCGTTCGAACATTCTTGCCGGATCTCTCTGGCAAGAAATTCTTGGACTTTGGCTCCGGTACGTCTAAAATAGCCGATCATGTCGAAAACGCGGCCGTCGCGGTGTCGTACGATGTGGCTGAATCGCTAGGAGTGCTTACCGACTGGAATGTAGTGATCGAGCACAAGTATGACGTCATCCTGATGTACGATGTCATCGACCACATGACCAGCGATGGAAAGCTGGTTGGATGGAACGGGGTCATCGAAATCCTCAAACAACTGGTAGAAGATGCCCTCGCTACTGACGGTGTGATCTACTGCCGCTTGCACCCTTGGACATCCAGACACGGAACTCACAACTATCTTCTCGACAACAAAGCATACGGGCATTTTGTAAACGGACAGAATATCGGCATGCCTACCATCGTCACAAAAGAACCGGTCAACCAGTACAAAGACATTTTCGCCAAATCCGGTTTGAACATGACGAAAACAAACCTTTTCAGACAACCAATTCCGCCAATATTCAATGATCCAGTATTCGACAGCTGGTCGAGAGAGATATTCACCTGGCGAAACTCGAAGATCTTCCGCGAAGTGATGAATATCAATTTTGTCGATTGTGTTTTAGAGCGATGCTGACCCATGTACCGGCACCTAGATGGCACTCGGATGGCCAACTGCACGTCGCCACGGTCTATTTTGGCGATTCTCCATTAAACTCGCTGTGGCTTCGTCTACAGCAAGAGTTTCTCAAACGCACCACGACCAACTATCGCTTTAGCGTATATCTGAATAATTGTGATCAGTCATTATTCAAAGACGTGGACATTCTGGGTGTAGCACCAAAAGGACTACCATCAAGTCCGTCCCAGAACCACCTATGCTGTCTTCGAGAGCTAGTCAAGCTTATTGATTGCAGCAAGGATCTTTTGATACTGGATAGTGACTGCTTCCCGATCCTCGAAGGATGGCGACCAATCTTGCAAACCGCCATGGCGGACAGAGGATTTCAAGCGGCTGCCCCGGTCAGAGTGGAGAACCTGGATCTATTTCCACACCCTTGTGCGATGTTCGTTACTAGCCAAGGTAGGGAAGATTTCGAAATAATCTCTTCGAATTCTGACAATTTATTGGGCGTTAGGCGACAAGAACCGACATGCTCCGTTCCGGTTTTCCCTTTGATCAGGACTAACAGGATTAATATTCACCCGATCGGAGCAGCAATCTATTACGACATGTTCTATCATCACGGAGCCGGATCGAGACCGGCGATCTTCCACAACATCGATCAAGACCCATACTTTACCGGTAACTATAGCTGGGAGTACTCGATAGATCGCTTGAATCAAGACCCAACAGGATTCGTCAATTGGTTAATGCGAAAAGAATAAACGCCGAAATCCAGAAATTGCGTTCTGGAGTCGATTTCTCCGGCATCGTGCTGGAAAGAATCATTGACTGGACACCAACCGAATCGGATACCAGTTGGAGACCATTCCAACGACCGAAACTGTTGCGACTTGTGTCGAAGTTCGTGACAGTTAACGGACTTTGGCTCGAGTTCGGTGTCGCAGCCGGATTTAGTATCAAAACGATAGCACAGTGCTGTGACCATGCATATGGCTTTGACACGTTTACCGGTCTACCGGAAGAATGGAAGAAAGGAGAAGCCACATTGCCGGTTGGGCAGTTCAGCCAAAATGGACAACTGCCAGCTGTCCCGTCAAACGTCACTTTGATTAAGGGCCTTTTCGAACAGACTCTGCCGCCATTCTTGAAGGCACATTCGGAACCGATAGCTTTCGTCCACATCGATTCTGACATCTACTCATCGTGTAAGTGCATTCTGCAGGCTTTGAAAGATCGGTTTGTCCCTGGAACAATCATCTGCTTTGATGAATTTACCGGCTACCAGAACTTCGCAGAACATGAAATACGTGCTTGGATTGAGACTATGGACGACTCGGAGTATCAATGGGTTGGATACTTGGGACAAACTGCGATAGTCTCAATAGGCGATTCTGAGCTGGTCACAGCTATGATGAGTCGATGTCTGGTGCCGTGATGTTGTTTCACTCGCACGTCACCACTCGGATCTTGATCCAAAATGATGGTTCCGACATCTATGGATCAGGTATGCAGATCCAATTGTTGATGGACGGATTGCGAGAGCTAGGACTCAGTGTCGATTACAGCAATGACCCAGATATCGATCTTCGTCCATACAGCGTCGTGCATTTGAACCATTTGAGGCAGGAATGGACTGCTAAGCAATATCTGAATTGCCTGGCACAAAAGACACCATACACTGTCAAATGCATCTGGGTCAGCGGCAGAGCCCATTCACAAAAAGATCTACCGACAATTCGAGATATCGCTAAAAACGCTTTTGCTCTGACTTATGAAGCCAAATGCAATGAGCAGAGACTAATCAACCTCACTGGTAATAAGTCTAAATTGTTCTACATGCTACCCGCAATCCACCCAACTTTTCGAAATGAAAAACCGTTGGAAGAAAGAAAGCTGGTGCACATTAACGGCAGGTATAGTAGGATCAAAGGGCATCTGGAAGTCATCAAAGCCTGCAAAGAGCTTCAAGTCCCTGTTGTGACCGCTGGCTGGATCACTGACGAAGCGTACTATCAAACTTGCAGAAATGAAGAGTACGGAGACGTCAAGTCACGGCTGGACCATGAGGCCCTGAATTCGATATTGAACGATACGAGGGTCTATGTCTGTGCGAGCCAATACGAATTGGCGGCAACCAGTGTCGGCGAGGCTTTGGAATGTGGATGTCTTTGCCTTGCGTCGACCGGGTATGCTGCCGGTCCTGATTTCAATTTGCCAACATACGAGTATGGCAACCAAAAAGACCTCGTTGCCAAGCTCAAGACCATCTATGAATCAGATCGATCTCCAACCGTACGCATGTGGTCCGTGCGTCGTTTAGCTGTAGAGTATTTGCGGATTTGGGTTAAAGCTGCCCCTGAGTTGAATTGGGCATTGCAAGATGTTGATGGATAATCCGACAATTGGATTGATGATGATCCGTGATGAGCAAGACATGCTTCGTGAGGCTCTAGACAATCACACGAAGTTTTGTGATCTCATATTCGTTCTCGACGGGACAGAAGGCCCAGATGGAGAGTTATCAGAATCAATTTGTAGGTCATACTCGCAGGTGGTTGGATACTGGAGAGACAGAGACACCGGCTATGACAAAATCGTTTGTGGATCTCGTCAGTTTTTGCTGGAAAGAGCCAGAGAAACAGTTGGACTGAACCATTGGTGTGTGATCTTGCATGGAGATGAGATCTGGGGTACAAGCCCACTCGATTTGATGACACCTACAAATGAGCCATTGGCTTATCGAGTGCGGTTTTATCACTTCTTCCCGCACGTGTCACAACGAGAATCGTGGGATTTTGGCGAGAAGACAATCGAAGAATGCAGTAAATGGTACATGCTGCCAGCCACGCTTGAGAAGCGTGTTTTCTTCGATATCGGGCTTGATTATAACCCAAATCTGCATTTGAATCCTTTCCCGATTGATGTTGACGTCCGGCAATCTGAGCTTGTCGTAAAATCGTACAATTACAGAACACCAGAGCAAGCACACAAACGGGCCGTCAGTAGAAAAGAAACTGGATGGCAGACCAACCATTACGCTCATCTGTTGGCTGGGCCAGACGAATTCTTCGTTGCCTCTTTGGCCCAAGACGGCATGAAGTGGAGTGGTTGGTCCAAGCCGGGTGAAGGTGAGGCGGTAAACACTGACGATGTGCCGCTACCTATGATGGTGTAAGCCACGATCGACTAACCCGACAGCCTCAGCTGTGTCTGGCCAATACCCGATGAAATCGCAAATCTTTGCTATTTCTCTCTCCGGGCTGTTCAAGATATCTTGATATTCGATCTTCAACATGTCGATGTCGACACTTTCAATCGATCTGAGTCTCGCTGATTCGTATCTTTCACAGATTTCTTTTGCCAATTCTCGCGAAGAAGGCATGCCAAAGCTTGGGAGCGTACTGGAAACGACGCTCGCGATTGATTCTTCGATGTCTCTATCGACCCAAATCAATTTGCGGTTGCAGGTCAAACAGCTCAAGAAATGCGGTAACAAGAAACACAGCCGTGGATCTTTGACGCCCCATAAACTTTGGTTGCATTTTGAGTTGACAAGATTGCGGTACTGCGGGAGGTGCTTCTCAATTTCACTCAGATCTGGGTCGAACCATTTATTGCCTGTCATCTTGACGTGCAAGTTTAAAAACTCAGTATCTTCGAAGAATCCTTTTTCATTTGATGGCATGGGCCGTAAGAGACTGTTGCCCATGTTGACACCAAGAAGGTGCAAAATACCGGCAGTTAAGCTGGTGCCGCTTCTGAGGCGTCCAAGGACGATGATGCAGGTCGATTGTTCATGCTTTAGCATAGACTCATCCCGAATATCTCTTTGGCCTGTTTCATGACTTCGGGATGAGACAAAGCTCTACGGAATTCCTCGTTGTCAGCATAGTTACGCCATCGATTGAAGACATCCATTTTGGAAGCTTTCCCTTCGAAACTGGCACCATCGAAGCTGGACCATCGACCAAATGGTGAAACTGTCTCTAGATGCTTGGTAGAGTACGGCCTCTCACATAATTCCAGTGAGATCTTGCGGCGGTACTCTTCGTCGATAAACCAACTATTGTAGAGGATTGGGTAGATGTTTGGGCGATTTATCGAGTGAGCATGGTCTAGCCATAGCTCGACGGCACGATTATTAGCGGCGTCGGCATGCTTGTGACAGCCCTGGAAGTTGAAACATGCCCGTAGTCTGCTAGCAAAGCAATTGAAGGGATCACGAATGATCAGAACAACTTTGTTTTTGGCTATCTTGAGTGCATCGTCGACGAAGTGGTCTTCGTAATTTGTGATGACGCACTCACCGGTCCCTTCGTCTTCATATTTGTAGATTCCTGCTATCCCGAAATCACCGACCCCCAATTCTCTGTATTCGTCGTGGCCTTCCTCACCAAAATCGTTGTTGAATGTAGTGCTTTGGAAGTGACCGGCGATCCATCGAATTATGGGATGATGCCCGGATCGACGCATTGCGATTACGTCAAAATAGGCCGTGGTTTCGTTCCAGTTCAGCATCTGGATCATTCCACAAAGTTGTCAATTTATTCTCGAATGACTCCCAACCGGGAGCGGCTCTCAATTGGTGGTTGAGATGGTATCCGATAGTATCGTACAAACAAGCTACTAATTGGCCGCTTTTGATCAAGCGGATCGCGAGTTCTGTATCCTCGCCACCCCAGATTCCATCAAGTTCAATTGAGAAACCGCCAAGTCGTTTTAAGATGGTTGTTTGATAGCTGATATTGCAGGACCAGCAGTCCCAAGCTATCGGACTGTTCATGTCATCGAACTCTGCATCCCAAGAGCAAGCGGTGAATCGCAGCCACGGTCGCTTAGTTCTGATTCTGTAATCTTCTTCGATTACGTTGAGGTCGTCGTAACTGAGAGTACCGGCTTCGAATTGCTTCAAGAGCCTTGGGATAGAATCTTCCGCGATGCAACTCCTACGACCAACAACCACAATTCCGTCATCACCAAAACGAAGATGAGACTCAACCAGATTGTTTGACGGGATGATGTCAGTATCTGTACAAATCACTCGCGGCGATTTGACCTCTCCTATCGCCACATTCCTGGCTTGGCTTGGCCGATATTTTGATGTCTTCGGTGGCAGGAAGTGATACTTGATATGCAAATCAGGAAATTTAGCTAGGACATCATCAAGACCGTCTCCGCCATCGTCCACGATGTGAATCAAGAAGTCTTTGGTGGTTTGCTGGGTGTAGCCCCATAACGCCAACGACAATCTATCCGTGTCGTTATAAGTTGGGATGATCACCTCTATCGGAAACCGGCGGTGCATCAGCACCTCCACGCTATCTGTAGGAAGTGCTCCATCGCTTCTTCCGCTGTGGAGTTGATTACTATATCACCTGTTTGTGGTGATTCGAGAGGGTATGAAGCACCAGTGTCAAGATATCCCTCTGGATCGATAAAGATGATCTGTTTGCCCTGTGTTCTTGCTTGACTGATAACGTTGCGTCTGTCTGCGTGGCAACCAATCACCAACAAGGTTTTCGTATCTTCACGGAATTCGATCTCCGGATAAATCGCAGTTCCGTCGAACCGTCTGCGATAATGTTCCGGTAGGCCAACTGAGGCTGGTAATCTATCGAAATTGCTTGTGATGATCTCACCGACAATATGCCCAGAGTCATGCAGCTGCTTCAAACCGTGATAGAATGGTGTCGGCTCGGCGATGAGACACGCATGGTGAATCTTGCTAGTCTTTCTCAACGTCCCTTCAAAATCCGAAAGGAAAGACCCTATCACATCGGTTTCAGCTTCAAACAAAAACTGTTTGTGATGCTGGACTCCATAGTGTTGATGCAGATAATTTAATGGCGGAATTCCGGCAGCTAGCGATGGACCACATCCAAGCTCCACGTGTGCTGGAAAAATCTCACTGGTGAGTTCGGAAATCGGCAAATACGTTGGGTTTCCTCGTGGTGTAATCTTCCGAATTCCGACTTTCTCGATCAGGTACCACGGTCTGTTGAGTGTTTCTGCCGATGGTGGGTTGTGATAGATCATCAACTCGAAGCAATGGTATCCGTTGCCGAATTCGAATGATCGGGTGTCGCAGTTGAGATCGCCCAAGACATGGGAATGCCCGTTGCTCTTCCATCCACCTTCTTTCATCGAATCTGAGACGAGCTGTCGGTACTTCTCGGTTTCGTCCCCACAATTTCTGATGTGGAAGAACAAATATGGTTCTACCACGCAGAAGCAATTGTCGATCAATCCATACCGGTCTCGATGGTGAATGACTCGTCTTTTTAGCGAATTCTGTCCTGACCATCCGGATAGGTCTTGGTTCAACTCTGACTGGTGTCGCCGCCATACCGTCTCCCTAACCTCGTATCCTCTGAATCTGATATCGAAGTTTGCCCTTTCCCGTTCCGTCAGGTTCTCCTGCAGTTTGATAGGTAACCGCATTACTTATTGGATCTCCATTCTTCGTTGGCACGCTGAGCAGAAAAACCGATATACGGGTTGATCCCTTGCTTATTAGCGAGTGCGATGAAGGCATTGAGATCTTTGGGTAGACAAGCTCCACCAAAGCCTCTTTCGCCATCGTGTCCAGGAACGTTAGTGTGATTCGCAGTGACCCGGCCGTCTCCTATCATAGCACAACGAACATTTTCCCAATCGTCGTCGGTGAAACCGAGAGTATCGCAAATTGATCTCAATTCATTGAAGAATGCGATCTTTACGGCGAAGAATGAATTAAGGGCGAGCTTACTTATTTCTGTTTGCTCGCTCTTCATCATGCTGATTGCTATACCAGGCCACCGTTTTTTGTAGAGCGTGGCGAGAATGCGACCAGCCCATTCGCTCCGCTCTGTTACGCCGATCAAATGCCTGCTTGGATTCAAAGCATCTTCGTAGGAGCAGCGGGCAGTCAAGAATTCAGGCGAATGTACAAGCCCAGTTAGGTTATACTTTCTAGATAGTTGTTCGGTCGAGCCTGGGAGAAGCGTTGATTTTAGAACAACTACGCCATTCCATCCTTGGATTTCAGCACAGAAGCTGTTGATGGCTGTTAGATCGTAGCCATCATCTGACGGCGGAGTCGGCAAACAGACAAAGACAAGATCACTCTGCTCCATACAATGACCAAAGTCACAATTGCTTCTCTCTTGGACGAGATCATACATCCAGACTTTGTCGGCGTACTCGAGGTAGGATCTGGCTGTCGCTGACCCAACGACACCCATTCCGACCACTCCAATTTTTCGTACTTCCATTAAGCGAGTTCCAGCATCGTGGGAATAGTTGCATCCAGGACTGTTGAGCAGGTCCCGTATTTCTCTTCCCCTATCAGCCGTAACTCCAACCTGAGATGATCACATTCCCAGTCATACTGGTTGTTCTCGTCCAGAAATGTTTCGGCACTGCAAATGGTCTCTCCTTCTTCGGTCATATCACAACCGATAAGCAGACAACCACAATCGAGACGAAGACCTGCCTCATTTAATATACCAGAGCCACACTGGAAGAGAAGCGTGGATGGTTGGCCTGTCGTGCCAAGTCCGGGGACGCCGAGGGCAGCGAGAATGTCGTCGTAAAGGCCACTCTGCCCCAAGTCTTCACCAGCATATGGCTGGAATCCTGACACACAGGCGTAGCCATCGGCATAATCTGTGAATAGATTAGGGTCCGTCCCGCATACTTGATGGCTTGTGAACAATGGGGTGGTGACGTCAAGCTCACCGTCGCCATCGGCCTGGACTTCGACGGCGGAGTCGTAATCGCAAACTTGGTCAAGTGTGACATATGGGCTTGAATTCGCGTTTTTCATGTAGACGCTGTGAACAACGTCGTCGTCTCCGAACAAGGCGTTTGTTCCGAGAGAGTGATCTCCGAGTGATGTGATGTCTGGGGTGAGTCCATTTCCGGCTGCCGTGTAAGGGACGTCGTCAAATACGAGGTATTCATTACCGTCCGTGCCGACGATCTTCGTAACATTCAGTTGTGTTGGCTCGTTGTCCCCGCAGACGTACTTTGGGCCGCAAAATGTGCTATGTGGATCGTCCCATGGCCTTGCCCTCCAAGTTGTGCTTGTGAAATCTTCTTCGAGTGCGTTCATCCTGGCAAACCGACATCCCGGTAGATGAAGAGTCGGCTTGTCAATGTTTAGCGACGGACGCTGCAAAGCTAGATGCTTGAGCTGGTCGCCATCGAATCCTTTCACCCGATTGGTAAAATGAAGAGTCTGGTTCTTGGGCGTATCGTAGTCTCGATATAACCTCCCCAGATAACTGTCGTTCTTGAACGGGAGCTTTTGATCATACGGTGCAGTGAGGTACTCACTTTGCTCGTCGGTCAAGAAATGCTGTATTGTTGACTGTTTTGCCTTGCCTGAGAAGATGGGTCTTTGACTGCGGCTGTGAGGACAAGGCTTCATAGTGCCGGGTGCCGCCATAACGCTGTAGGATGGGAATGTCCAGTAGACACCCATGCCCATGCCTATGCTACACGGCCTGCACTGCCACCACTCATCGCCCACAACCGTTGGACGGTAAAGAAGCTCGTCGTCAACACGGCCCTTGTAACAATAATCGTTGACATCATCGAGTTCACAGAATGGAACACGAATTTCAGTGAATTCTCTCGTGAACGAACCGTAAGAACTTCCATCACTGTTGGTAGTGACGGCAGGTCCGGTCTCATCGAATTTGCCATTAAGGATCGAGTCTCCAGGCGAGATATCAGGATTGCTGAAGAAACCTGCATCTCCATTGCCAGCAGCAGGGCTTGGGCCGTACTCCGTTGAACGCGATTCAACACGCTCCGCTGTTGTGATCCTATCTTGGCCGAGATAAGTGAACTTACACTCAGATCTGCCTGTGGCCGGTTGGGCAAGTCCTAATCGCTCGTTTGTTGGAATCTGGTCGACTCGATCGTCCAAAGTCTTCCAGGCAGCGTGCTCTTCTGGCAGATTCGCAAGCTTACGCAACCGTAAAGTAATGTCTTCTTCTTTGTACCCAAGACTGACCGGATCGAGGAGCGTGCAATCGTTAAGATTTTCCGGCAAATTCGGAATGATGGCTGGCGGAACTTGCAGCATACCAATCGCAGTGTCATATCGCTGCTCGATATCTCCACCAACACAGAGATCGGTCACCTCGTACGTCTCCGTCAAATCGATTCGCAGGACGACGCGATTCAAGAGACTGTGAAATGCTTTCAACCTGAAAAGGAACTCGACTGCGAATTCAAGTGTCACTGGGTCCGCATATTCGTTGAGCGTCTCCGTGAGAACTTGAATATCAAACCGATTGCTTTGTAGGTCTGCGATCAGATCTGGGACGACAATTGTCTGTTTCAGATAGGTCACAAACATGTAAAGGACTCGGGGTTTGTCGTTGCTACCCTCGATGTCCAATGAACCGTTCAGACTGATATTGAGGTTGTTAGTCTCACGGTTGAGCTTTACTCCATCTGCTCGTAGTGGGATTTCAGGCCCGACCAAGACTTCGTCCATCGCTTTGCCGAGTTTACCGCTGATCAGAACTTGGCTGTAACCAATGACGGCCAATCCATTCAGTTTGCTATGGATTTCTGTTGGGTTCAAGAATCCTTCGGCGTCGGCAGTGCAGCCCGCGTTGTTTCCGTAATTGACTGGGTCTGCTTTGATGGACGTTGAGATTTCTTTTAGCTGTGCTTCGGCAGGGCTACCTACTTCGACGAAATAGGCATCGACGGTGACGTTTCCGCCGTCCCTTGCTGAGTTGAAGTCGTCGAGACCAGCGGCTATCTGTGGTCGAAACATCAGCGGGATTGTGAAAACGCCGAATCCAGTAGCTGTACTTGATTCTCCTGCCCAGGAATCGAGAATAATGTCTGTTTGACACTGTTCTTCGATCGTGATTTCTTCTTGCTGATACGGAGATGGCAACCTTTCTCCGGGGCGAATGAAGCGTTTGCCATCGCTTGACCACCAGAGATTGCTAATTAGAATTTCGAACCCGAATAGTCTGAATAGATTGACGATCGCTCTTCGCGATCCAGCCAGATTTTGGAATTCGACGGTTCGGCGTAGCACAGCACGTCGTAATTCGTCGAGTGACTCGGGGAAATACGGCAGGTCCCAGCCAAGGAGCTGTGATAAGTATGGAATAGCTTCGGCCGGGACGTTGAACACCCAGTTGATCGATTCAAGCAGATCTTGCTCGTCTTGAATGTCTTGTAGCGAATCGGTGAATGGTCGGTAGAGTGCGACCGTTGTGTCTTGTGCTTTTGTAGCGTTTGTGAGATATGGTGGAGGTGTCAGACGATAAAATTCGTCCATCACCGGTCCGGGGTGCTTGATCGGGAACCGTAGCAGTGCCAACGCAATGCTTGTCGCGTCGATGCAAAGAAAGTCTTTGCGATCGTCTTTTGAGACGACCCTGGTGAAATATTCAGTTTGATAGACGAAGTTGTAGTTATCTGATGGCAGAAGTTCGAGTTCGACGAGAATGTCGGAGAGGTCGTAATAAACGGCACCAACGAGGTAGGGAATGGTGTCGGTGACGCCCGATGCTGTTGTGTAAGTCATGATGTCGCCATTCTTGGCGTTGGCAAGACTTACGGGCTCCCCGGTGCTTTTCTTGGCGATTTCGAGATTGCCTAGCTCGATGACTCTATCGGCTAGTTCAATTGAATCGACATTTTCTGAGTAAATCTCATGGTCCGGGAACCTTTTGCCGATGTTCTGGTGTCCAGCTACTCTGGCTTCTGATGGGACGTCTTCGATAAAGATCTTGACGTTGAAGACCGAGCTGTTCTCAATACCGGCTCCGCTCGGAGTTCTTTTGTGCGGGACGACAAGGATGACCGGGAGTCCAAATGGTCTCCAGGCGGTCCTGTCGTTGTTGACGGGAAAGAGAACGAAGTTGGGGTTGTTCTGGTCTTTGAGTGATGCCATGTAGCATTCTCCATTTCAGGTATCTTTATTTACGGGATCTATGGGAATCGCTACGGTGCCGCAAAGATAGGAAGCATACGGCAGTCACGTACATATTCGTGATTGCCCAGTGAGGACGATGAATGATTGCTGAATCTGGCCACATCTTCACAAAAGACGAGTATGACGCCCAGTACGAAGTGGACTGGGAGACCGTTGGCGTAGATCTCGACATCACAACGATTACGAAAATCCCCTACGTTTGGGGAGAAGCACCGTCAGGTTTCGTCAAGAACGGCATTCTCTTTAGACGTGGGATGGTCACTGTCCAACGCCAGATTATTCGAGTCCTCACGAACGGATACGAGATCATCGCGGAGGGTAACTCGAGCTTTGAGGACCTGATCCAGATGAATTTCCCTTGTGAGGAGGGACCCACAGATCCTTTTGCGTACCATTTGGATTGCGGTATTCTCGATGAACCTTATATCAAGATTCTTGAGGGGCCGCATTGGGCAGATCCAGATGATCCAGACGATGTAGATGCCATCTGGGGCGATCTACAAGCTGACGGGTCGCCGGTGGAAGAAGTTACCGTCACCGGTGGTGCCGATATTCTCGAGTGGGTAGATGTCTGGGCCTGATACCAGGCAAGGACGCCCATGAACCAGATCAGAGATTAAGATATGTCATTTTCGAAGACACTCGCACTTTTGATCGCTGTCGCAAGTGTGGGTTGGATCGCGGTGTCTAACGCTCAGCAGCCGCCAAACTTCCAACTCGTATCATCGGGCAGAGTCGCACCAGCTAGCGGCTACAATGGGGCAACCCCGAATTTCGGGCTTCTTACACCCGGTCAATCGCAACTTCCCCAGCTCGTGCAGGTCAATCAACTCAATGCCGCTCCACATCCACGTGACGCCGTTGCCTATGCTCTGGCCGACTGCCAGAGCCTACCGGCAGATTCCAGACCGTTCCAACGATACATCTGGATTCCGGATGGAGACCGCAAAAAGGCAGCAGCACTGAATTTTGCCGTAAACACGGCTGTCTCAAGAGCTACAACCATCGTTACACCGGTGCCGGTCGCCAATGGCAAGCTAATGCGATATGACTTGAGGGCTCTTGCTCCTCGTGAATCGCAGTATGCGGCACTGCACGCCAATTGGGAGAAGCTGGCATTCGAGCCATACTTCCATCTGACGAAGTCGGCGACCGACGCTCTTCCGTCGAACGCCATTACTATCGCATCGCGAGACGATGACCCGGTGGGTTCCGTGCGTTTCAAAGTCGGAGACGTCATTTGGTACAGATCGCCGACTCACACTTTCTTTATTCTTGAGAATAATCGATGGGTACAACGATCGCGTCCAACTACCGTCCAATTGGTGGCAGCTCCCGCAGCCCACACGAATCTGACAAGTGCTGTGCTTCTACAGGGTCTTACTCAATCTGGGGCGGCACTGGTTCGATACGACTTCTTCATGACGCGAGTCCTGTCGTCCATCGACGGCGGCCTTTATTATGACTTCAGCGGAATCAATGGAACCATCGCCGCCGCCAGAAAAGGAGGAAGCACTAAGACAGATCAACAGATCATCTTAGAGGCACTGGGAGCAAACGAGCAAATCATCTCTTCGTTGCGATCTGACCAAAGGGCCGCGATGTTCAGATCTAATGTCACTGGTAAACCTCGCCAGATCGAGGTCTTTCAGGGACAGGGTGTCCGTCCGGGGTCCGGTACCGGCTTGGTCACTATGACACACGATGTCTTTGACAATGATGTTGATCCGGCCCGCGATCCGATTCGCAACTTGCTGAACTTCCAGGATCGTGCAAGAGAACTGATTGCTGAACGCGGTGGTACGTTTGGTGCCAACGGAATGCATCTGTTTGCGTTGTTCGACAGCACGGGCAAGTTGCAGGCGGAAGCTCCACCGAATGTCGTCGTGGACCATACGATTCCACGTCCGCATACTGGCCGTTTGCAAGCTGCTATTAGCTGCATTCGGTGCCATGGTCCGCAGGAGGGATTCCAGCCGTTCAATAATGAAGTTCAGACGATGCTCGCCGGTTACTTGAACATCTTCGGTGATGTTTCAAGTAGAGACACGGTCCCAGACCAATTGGATCGCTTGGCTGGTCTCTACTCTGGCGACCTATCTAAGCCGATCAGACGTGGAAGAGATGACTATACCGATGCGATTTACAGGGCTACAGGTGGTATGCAGGTACCTGAAGCATCGCTATTGGTGGCAAACATCTATCAGGCGTACGTCTATGATACCGTGGACGCTCAGAAAGCCTGTTTGGAACTCGGATACGTCGTCCCAGCAGCCCAAGCAGTCTATTACTTGAACCAGATCCTGCCACCGTTAAATCGAGATGTTCTCGGTATCAGCCCAGAAGATCCCATCATTGGTGCACTCAAGGCTGGCCTCTCAGTCAACCGATACCAGTGGGAACAAGTCTACCCCGACGCTGCCTTCAGGGCGATGAAGACGTATGAATCGTCTCAGGAAAATATAGGGCAGTGAGGAGATCCCAATGAAAAAGATCGCTTTTTTGATCGCTGTTTGTGCGTCTGTCTTGGCCATCTTGCCATCCTCCGCCAACGCTGGTTGGAAATGGCGAAGAGTCCAGACGAACTGCGGCTACACGTACCAGAGATACTACGTCCAAGAAGTCGCTCAGCCGCAAGTTCAGAACACGACGACAGTCGTCAACAACCTCATCGGTATTCCCGTGCCGGTGAACTACACCGAACCAATTACAGCACAGGGTTCGACGGTCTACGGCTACTCTTCCGTGACACAAGCTCAGGGTGCCCTCGACATGGGCCTGTTGTATAATCAGGCCGCACGTTTGACGGATCAAGCCCAACAACTCGCAGGACAAGCGGCAACCGATTTTGCGGCCCTTGTACAAGCTGAAGGGCAGAACAGGGCGGAAGTTGCGAAGATCATCGCCCAAGGACAGGCGGCCCGGATGGCTCTGGAGGCGACTCAAGGGCATCCACCACAACTGATTCAAAGGACCTTCGCGTTCAGAGTGACGCAGGGTGCCGATGGTCAGATGAAAGTCGAACAGATCCAGTCACAGCAGCCACAGGACTTCAGTTTGATGTCCTCGTCTGCGACGAATGTCTCGGATCTATTGAAGCAGCGTTGTGTCAGTTGCCATGGTAACGCCAAAGCCAGTGGCAATTTGAATCTGGAAGTGGCTATCTCCGATGCACAACAGAGGGCGATTCTCGAAAGAGTAACGACCGAAGACCATGCTCGAAGAATGCCGCGTAATCCGGACGGAACAGCTGGTGCCAAGCTCTCTATTGATGAGCTACGCTTGCTGTTCAATGCAATGGCCCCCGCAACCAGTGGAAATACCTCTGGTAGTAGTCAGTAGCAGAGGAGGACGGCCTTCGGCCACACCACCAAAGCGTACCATCCGAACAGGAGAAAAGAGATGAAGTACCTCGCATCGATTTTGGCAGTTCTCGCCCTCGTTTTTGTAGCCACCAACGACGCCAACGCCCAGTGCTTCCGCAACAATGTTGTGGCAGTCAACGGCTTTTCGCAGTGTGTTGGTGGCTCGTGCTTTGTCCAGCAGCAGGTGTTGGTCCCGCAGTCCACCGCGTTCTTCACTGGTGGCCGATCTGTCGCATTCATCAACCAGCCTGCATTCGTCAACGTCGGAGTGCCGGTCGTTTCGCCGGTGGTCCAGCAAGTCAACATTCGACGTGGCTTGTTCGGCAACGTGCGACGAGTACAGGTGAGGAATTTCGCGGCGGTCCCGGCGGTGAACGTGATTACTCCTGGTGTCAACGTCGCTGTCGGACGCAGAAATGTGTTCGTCAGCGGGTTCTAACGGTCCGCAAGGACAACAGTAGTATTCCGAGAGCCCGGTTCGCCGGGCTCTCGGCGTATTTGAACATTCCAAGAGGGTATTCTTGGTGGGGGTTCAAATGCGACACACTATCGCTGCATTCTGTTTGGCATTCATTGCCGCTTCATGTTCGACCCAATCGTTCGAAGACGCAACCGATTCAGTCGACAAGTCAGTGCTTCAACAGACGATGCTACAGCACCCTCCTCCAAAAACAAGAGAGGAACCTGTGGTGGGGCCGGTTGCGAAAGGGCCGGTTGCGAAAGAGCCGGTCGTGGAAGAACCGGTCGAAGTCCCAATTGAAGCACCACTTCCCCCACCGCCGCCACAGCCAGTTCAACCGGCTCCGGAGCCAGAGCCAGAACCAGTCAAACAGTTCAGATTGGTCCCAGATTAATGAAGAGAACTGTCGAACAAGAGAAGATCTGGCTCGACGAAAAGACCAACTTCCACTATATTCGACGAGGCGTCGAACGGACCCCTCCCGGCACCAAAGTCAAAATCGTCGAATGTAACAGTGGCCTGTGCACGAGCGAAGGCACTCTCAAAGGCACCGTGGCGTTAGGGCTACTGAATGTCGACGGACACTTCGCCGGACAAATGATTGCCTGGAGCTACGATGCGGACGATCTGGTTCTATTTGCAATCGAGCACCATTGGGATATGGACGACGATACCTTTCGCATCCTCACGGAGAACCTCTACGGCGAGACGGCGTCTGAGCCGTCCACCAAAAGAGAGGACGAGGGAAGCTAAAGGAGAGGCCGGGAGGCGTGTCAGATCATCCGTATTTCATGAAGGCGGGAAAGATCGACTTCTGGCAGCCGCCCGTACAACCTTCCCATTCGCCCAGCATACATCGATCTGACCCATCCCAATGGGAAGTCATTGACGACGATGTGCATTGGTACCCCCACTGACGTGCACACTTCAGCCAAACCGCTGACAGCTCCGATAAACGCATAGGATACCGAAGCGAGTTTGACACATTCTTTTAATGGCCTCTCGCCGCCAAGATTCTCCAATCTCCATCCGGCATCGATCGCACGCTTCGTAAATTCCTCGATCTCATCTTTAGTCGGCCGACGCTGTGCTTTGTCGCCGGTCATAGCATCGAACTGATAGCAAATCAATTTGGAATGCGGGCGTTTCTTCCAGACCCATAAGGTCCGAAAATAATCGTTACCGAAGTAGTATGGTAATTTCTGGCGATTTGCTCTCTGTGGCACGATCTCAAGCCAGCCGGGATCAGACAACACTTCCAGACATTCAACGATCTTGTTCTTGACATTTTGATTGAGATCACCGACGAATTCGGAGATGTAGACTGTCCTATCAGACTTGATCGAGAGATGGTAGAAGAAATTGAGAGAAGACCAGACGTCGCCCAAACACGGGCTACTTACTGAGTGAATACTTCCAAGTGGGTTGTCATAGTTGCTCAGGGTCTGCATTTAGCATTCTACAGCCTTAAAGCTACCGCCAATATCGACGACGGCAACATTCGAGTCCCATTCTTTCAGCTCGCCAATGAATTTCTCGCCGCCGATAGCCTCCCAGTGAACGATTTCACCGGGCTGACAGGTCCGATCCAGCTGCTTCGATGGCGGTGGTCTGAACCCGCCAGAACCCTGGAGTTTGATTTTCGGCAATCCTGCGACGTTTGGCTTACCCATTATTGTGGCATCACGGCCTGCAGATTGGTGATCGTGACAGTGCCGCCTTTGATGAAGTTGATGTTGTCGAATTCGATGTCGCCGCCGCCACCAGTTGCCGTGACGTCTCCGTCGATGACAGCCCCGTTGTCTCTGTCATAAATACGGAACCATCCACAGACACCAGTCGCATCGACGTTGGTATCGTCAGCGATGGAGTTGGCAAATGCCTGTCCGTTGCTGAAATTCCCGAACGCCGGGTTCGAGAAATTGTTGGTCGCCAGAAGAGTACCGGTAGCAGCTACTTGCGGACTAGCCGGTTTGCTACCTGTCCGGAATTCAATGAGACCGTTCGGGTTGGTGGAGCCAACATCGATGAGATCAACGATGGCGTCACCGGCGTCGTTCCGTGCTTGTGTCGATATGTTGACTGTCATCAATGTCTCCGTTTCCGGCGTCTGGATCTATCTACTTGGGTGATTAGACTATCTTTAATTAGCGGGTCTATTCGCCGCAACCTTCTCGGCAGGAATTGTGGCCGTATCTTTTGGTGATGCTCAACGACAGCGTTCTGTGGTGCTTGCACGTCTGCAAGCGTGATTTCGACAGCTGGTTGGACGATGCTCGGTGCTCTGACTGTTCCAGACTCCTTTAGCACCGAAGTGACTCTGATAGGAGTATGGAATGTCTCGAGAACACGAGGCGGTTCCGTTGTAGATTCAATCTTCGGATGCTTGACTTTAGCATCACCAGGCGGCTGAACCACTTCTTGCTTCGTGGCAGCTGTCGCCTTCGGCGGCAATTGTCGTGGTAAGGATACGCACGGGCAAGGATCAAATGAAAATGGTTCGAATCTGTCGACAACACCCCAACCCCATAAAGCATACAGAATTCTTCTATTACTGCCAATAGCCGCCAAGATCTGACCGGCCGGATCGAACGCTTCTGGTAATATGAATTCTCCAGAACCGATCAGCTCAAAGGCTGTCAAGAACATCGGCCCGCCAGCACCACGATATTCTTCGTATAGCAGAGCTGACGTCGTGTGGTAGACGCTGAATTCAGGCGGCTCGAACAAGAGAGCGTCTGTGGTGTGTAATTGCCTGCCAGCACTCAGTGCCGCATCTGTAGAATGTGAGATGTCAAAGACAAACGCAATTTTGGCATCTGTCGAATGCGTTAACGAAACCTCTCCCTGCAGTAATGCATCTGTACTGTGCGTTAGCGAATTTTCGGCCTGAAGCAAGGCATCCGTGGTGTGAGTTCTTGGTAGAACAAACAAAGCGTCCGTCGTATGAGTTCTGCTAATCTCGGCCTGGAGTAAAGCATCTGTGGTGTGTGTGAGACTGTTCTCGGCCAGTAGCAGGGCGTCTGTGGTATGACTGAGGCTTGATCCACTGCTAAGCGACGCGTCTGTAGTATGCGTAAGTGACGACGTTCCTTGATTGAGGGCGTCGGTTGTATGGGTCCGCGATTCTTCCGCCAACAGTAGGGCGTCGGTCGTCTGAATCCGTGAATTTGCACCCGCCAGGGCGTCGGTTGTGTGGACAAGACTCGGCATTATCCTCTCCTTCTCCTACGCTGACCTACGGAGAATGAGGATAACATTCGCGGTGGTTCTTGTACCGCAATCGTTGATTCGTGAGTCACGTGTGCATTTTGCGGTGGCATGATCGCTGCTTCTTCTTTTATGGCGATGCTGCTCACCAGGCTCTTGATTGTACCAGCTTTCTTGTTTGGTCTTAATTTCGCCAAGGATTTGTGGAAGTCGCTCTTTGGAATCGGCTTTGGTATGCGTGATGTAGCCTGTCTCGGTACGACAGATCGTGGCCTTGGTGCCTCTACGGGTTCAATCTCGACCTGTAGCGGTTCCGATGCCGCCAGTTGCTTGATGGTGCCAGCTGGCTTACTACTCTTTGTCAGTAATAGAGAGACATCGAAGCTTGTCAGGAATCGAAGAAGCGGTGGCTCTTGCTCTTCTGTTGATTGAACCGGTGCGATATAGCTTGGGTCTAGCGACCTTGCCAAGCGTCTCGCCTCGGCTTTCTGAGCCGCTGGTGCGTCAGATTCCTGGAATTTCTGTAAGTCAAATGCTGTTGGCCCTGATCCTGTCTCGATTGAGACCAGTGTTGGACGATCAGCATTGAGCGGATCGAGTTCGCCGAGAAGAAGCTTACCAGCCACAACTATGCAGCGGAACGGCTTAAGCGGTCTGTCGCATGCAAGGACACCGTCTTTGCCCCAACGATAAATCTGTTCGAGGCGTCGTCTGTTCTGGTAGAAAATCTCGACTTCGATCTCTTTTGGATCGAATGGCTCTGGCAGCGTGAACGTTCCTTCGCCGACAATCTCGAACTTGGGAAATTCGAATCCATCGTTGGTCGGGCGGAAGAACGGAACAAAGACACCAAATCCGCTCAGCTCGAACTTGTTGAAATTCAGGACGCCAAGGCCAGGGCCTTCGAAAAGTCCAGAACCGCTGAGCGAGAACTCAGAGAAGACGAGCGATCCAGAACCGGTGAAGACTGCCTGTAGTAAAGCGTCTGTCGAGTGGACCAACGTGTTGACTTGAGCCAACTTCGCGTCGGTGGTGTGTGTCCTAGTATTGTCGACGGCCTGCAACAAAGCGTCTGTTGTATGCAGTCGCGATGTTTCGCCAAGCAGCAAAGCGTCGGTAGTGTGTGATCTGCTTTCTTCGGCTTGGAGTAAGCTGTCCGTTGTGTGAGTCAGCTGCTGATCTGCAAGCTGTAACAAAGCATCGGTGGTGTGAGTTCTTTCCACATCGACCGATTGCAGTAATGCGTTGGTGAAGTGGAACCTTTGTCCGGCTCCCTCCATCAGTGCGTCAGTAGAATGTGTGAGTTGACTTGTCGCCTGGAGGAGAGCGTCTGTGGTGTGACTTAGGCTTCCTTCGGAGAACAATAAAGCATCGGTAGTCTGAGTCAATGACCCTTCGCTGAATAATAGCGAATCAGTCGTATGCGTCAGACTGACGACGGCCTGCAAAAGAGCATCGGTGGTGTGGATCGCGGATCGTTCGCCGAATAGCAAAGCGTCCGTTGTATGGGTTCTTGACTCTTCGGCCTGAAGAAGAGCGTCGGTCGTGTGAGTCGTTGATCCTTCGCTCGACAAAAATGCGTCTGTCGTGTGTGTCCGAGATTCCTCAGACAGCAATAGAGCATCTGTCGTGTGTTCTTCAGATCCTTCACTGAAGAGAAAGGCGTCAGTCGTGTGTGTCCGAGATTCTGCCGTGAACAAGAGAGCGTCAGTGGTGTGAACCCTCTCGTTGTTGACTGCCTGTAGTAAGGCGTCAGTCGTGTGGACAATGGCTCCTTGGCTCGATAGGAAGGCATCGGTGGTGTGGGTCCGACTTTCTTCGGCGAAGAGCAACGCGTCGGTGGTGTGGGTCCGACTTTCTTCGGCGAAGAGCAACGCGTCGGTGGTGTGGGTCCGACTCTCCTCGGCCAATAAGAGAGCATCAGTTGTGTGGGTTCGGCTCTCCTCCGCCAGCAACAGGGCGTCAGTGGTGTGAGTCAGCGACCTTTCGCTGAATAATAACGCATCGGTGGTGTGGGTCCGACTCTCCTCGGCCAGCAACAGAGCGTCTGTTGTGTGAGTCGTGGTGCCAGCTCCTGAGAGAAGAGCGTCGGTGGTGTGGGTCCGACTCTCTTCGGCAAACAGGAGAGCATCAGTGGTATGCGTGAGCGATCGCTCACTGAAGAGCAGAGCATCGGTGGTGTGAGTCCGCGATCCCTCACTTAGCAGCAAGGCATCGGTGGTATGCGTTCTCGCTCCGGCCCCTTCTAGCAACGTATCAGTAGTGTGGGTCAGACTATTTTCAGCCTGAAGCAAGGCATCGGTTGAGTGTGTCAACGACCCTTCACTGAATAGAAGGGCGTCTGTGGTGTGGGTCAGGCTATTTTCAGAAAATAAGAGAGCGTCGGTGGTATGAACCCGGCTCTCTTCCGCCAGTAGGAGGGCGTCTGTTGTGTGGGTCAGGCTATTTTCAGCCTGCAACAAAGCATCGGTCGTATGGGTCCGAGACTGTTCGCTCAGGAGTAAAGCGTCTGTTGTGTGAGTCCGAGATTCTTCCGCCAGTAGGAGGGCGTCAGTGGTGTGTGTCCTCGATTCTTCAGCAAGCAAAAGAGCGTCGGTGGTGTGGGTTCGGCTCTCTTCCGCCAACAACAGAGCGTCAGTTGTGTGAGTTCGAGATTCTTCACTGAAGAGCAACGCATCGGTGGTGTGCGTTCTTGATCCTTCACTGAAGAGTAATGCGTCAGTGGTGTGCGTCCTTGACACATTGACGGCTTGAAGCAAAGCATCTGTCGTATGCGTTAATGCTCCCTGACTGGTCAGGAACGCGTCGGTTGTGTGCGTTCTCGACTCTTCCGACAACAGAAGGGCGTCGGTGGTATGGGATAAAGTACGCTCGAAGAATAATGACGCATCTGTGGTGTGCGTGAGCGATCGCTCTGTGAATAACAGAGCATCCGTAGTATGGGATAGGGTGCCTTCGGAGAGCAGTAACGCGTCAGTTGTGTGCGTTCTCGACTCTTCGCTGAGGAGTAGAGCGTCGGTGGTGTGAGTCCGACTCACCTCAGCCTGAAGCAAGGCATCGGTAGTGTGGGTCCTGGACTGCTCGCTCAGGAGTAGGGCGTCGGTAGTGTGAGTCCTGGACTGCTCTGTCGCTTGGCTTTGGAGACTTGAGTCTGTGGTGTGGGTAAGCGACTGCTCAGCGAGGTTCAGACCGTCCGTAGTGTGGGTACGGGAATTCGCACCGGCTAGAGCATCAGTTGTATGGTCAAGACTTGGCATACATCGTCCCCAAAGTTACTGTATCTTTGGGGTCTGATGTGTCAATTGCTGACTTTTTGCCAGTAAGCGTGAATTACCCCAGGTTCAGATCTGGTAATGATCTTTTTGTAGAGCACATTCAGACGAGCGTTGTAATAGTAGTCCCCTCGGTAGGTAGCGGGGTCTGGTTCGAACGCCGTTGGCTCAATTACAGTTGCCCCGTCCAGCTCGAGGAACCACACTGTATTGTTGTTCCCGACGCTGCGTTTCCCGCGACGCTCGTAGAGGTCATCCAGAAATGCTTGTGTTTGTTCGCTTGACATTGGAATCCTCCAATGGTATGTTCGACTCACACGGTATGTATTTCTGAAATGGGAGATCGTGTCATGAAACAAATCGTCTTTATCACCGCTGTCACTCTGATGTTTTGTGGATGCCCGAAGAGGCCATACGCTCAAGACCTTGAGGGGCTCACCGGTCCTGCATACGCTGCGGCGATGAATGAGAGGTTGCATCGATTGCAAGAAAGGAACGCGGCGAGAGCTGCGACGGCCCCTGCTCCTACAAGGAGGGTAAAGGAGCCTGCGAGAGCAGTTCAAAGACCCGTGCTTACTGGTCCAGCTTATGCGGCGGCCAGAAGTCAAATGCTGTATCAGTGGCAGCGTAGGAATGCTGCCACTGGCTTTCATGGTCAAGGTCTTACCGGCCCGTATTATGCAGCTTACGAGGCCAACGTCAAAGCTAACCAGAGGCTTTGGAACGGCACTTGGCCGAACAACTTCTACTACCCCTACTACACCCCTCCTAGAAAGCCAGGAAGCGTCAGTCGTCTCAATGATCCCTGGCTCTGGTACAGTCAACAGCCGTATGGCTGGTTTCAGTGGCGTTACTAATGCATTTCTCAGAATTTCTGAATCGCGTCATCGATGACGGGATCGCAGCCGCTCGTGAGGACTATGCTAAACCGGCCCAAAAGCGTAAGCTTGAAGGCTCGATCGCCGGTTTTGAGGCATGTCGGAACGTCCGCCCTTTGCATGCTCATCAGGATCTCACGGAACTTTTGGATGCGGCGAGAACTTCTACTCATGCCGCTTCGCTCGGTGACGAACGTGAGGACTATTGGTGGTTCAGATGCTACGAACTCGAGGTCGAGTGGATTTGCAACTGCGTTTCTGCGGTGCTTATCAACGAAGGCAAACCTCCAATAATTACTCCTACAGCTCGTGGAGTATTAAAAGCTGCAGATATCATCGGTGTTCGTGCTTCTTAATGGACCTGTCCGGCACGGTTAGGTCCGGTACGTTGCGGAGCGGCCCGTTGAGCAAATGCTTGGTAGTCCATGACTTTTCATGGAGTGTCTTGCCCCGGTGCAGCCCGGAACGGCTCGTGATCGTCGCGGAAGTGCAGTGTAAGGTGACCAATGGTTTCCAAGCGGCTCGGAGGGTAAAGCGAGTCGTGGATTGTACCGGAGCTGCCCGTCTTGAGTAGAGTCCGGCCCGGCACTGTGAGGAAGCCGATGGCTTTTTCAAGGATGGGTGAGTTTTGTCCCGGTCTCGCCCGGTAAGGTAAGAACCGTTGTGGAACGCACAGGTGGCCGATGGCCTTTCTTGGATCGTCGCGTCAAGCGAGGGTTCGGAATGGTAGGCATAGTTTCGGCTAGCGTACGGCTCAGCCCGGAATGTCATGCTTCGGTGGCCAATGGCTTTACAAGGATAGTCTAGGTGCTGTAATGCTGGTTCGGGATTGGTGCGTAGTGAATCGGTGGTGTATGGTAGCCAACGGCTTTTCGGGGCTAGTCCAGGCTCGGCGTAGCAGGTCCCGGCAAAGCAGGTGACCGGTTGGCGGGTCAGAGCTTGTCTGGGCAAGGGAGTCCATGACCTTCAACAAGGCAGAAAGATGGCAAAGCGTCAGCAGAAGTTCCAGCGGCCGAAGTTCACTGTCGACGAGTCGTTTCTCGGCGTGACGGTTGTCAAGATGAATGATGCGATGAGAGAATTGCTGTCGCAATTCATCGACGATGTCAATGATGTGGAACCAGAGATTCTGGCTCTCAGCAAGGCACTCATCGACCCCGTCAAGAGCCGTGAACTGCGAGACGAGAAGAACAGACGCAACCATCGTCGCAACAGACAAGTATTTGATGAGGAAGAAGCTGTAGCCTAATCGGCTAGGCTTTGCCATACCAATCGATACGAGCGATGGGTGTGGAGCGGTTGGGTTCACTTTGGCAGTCTGCGGGTGCCCAGTGCACTTTCCGGGACCGGCTCGTCCAGGTTAATGTAGGGCCGGGAAAGTCTCGATACGGAAAGTCTCTGTAGGGGTGCCCAGTGCACATCACACGGCACGTTTGGGTGCGGAATACCTCGTCTGGTAGCGGCACTGCGTGCTAAGGCCGGAGCCGGGGAGTCAATGGCTCTTTTATGGTTCGGCACGTAGGGGCACGTTTAGGATGGCCCGGTTAGCTGGGGTCCGGTACTCACCGGCGGGTTTAGGGAGCCAATGGCTTCACCGGGCACGTACCGGAAGGTCACGCTCGGGTTGGGCTGCCACCGGCTCGTCATAGAGCGGTTAGGAAGTCCACGACTTCACAGGGACCGGATAGGTGAGTCTTGTCCCGGTCTGGTCCGCACGGGATTGATCCGGCAATGAATAGCAGGTCATGCTACGGTAAGTTTCGGAAGCCAACGGCTTTACTGGGAGCGGTATGCTCGGGTGTTGCAGAGTGTGCAGAGAAGCGGTCTGACATGGAGATCAACGGTCTATCACAGACGTGGCATGAATCGGACAGCTCCGCCTTGGCGGCCAAGGGCCGCCACACGGCTAGATGCGGAAGTGTCGGCATTGGCAAGAGCGGGGTGCGTCCAGGTATCGTACGGGAACCAATGGTTTATTACCAGGTGCGGCCAGGAGCGGCTGTGCCCGGTAGGGCTGGGTCCGGAAAACCCCGGCATAGCAGGGTCAGGGAGTCCACGACTCACTCAATGGCTAGGGAAGGATGGTCCCGGCAGAGTTCGGTTGCGTGCGGCACAGCGTGGAAAGAGCCGGGAAGCCAACGGCTTCTTTTGAGGCAGGGCATGGTGCTGTTTGGTACGCCAGTGATCGGCGTGGTGGTAACGGACCGGTTTGGTAGCCAATGGCTTTTATTTAGGGCCGGTACCGGAAGGTGCGGACCGGCATGCTGTAGTCCGGTGCGGTACGGTGTGGAAGTCCATGACTTCACTTGGATTGGTCCTGCTTGTTTCGGTAGTGTTCGGCGAGGAAGTGCTAGGTGTGATTTGTTGAGGCACTGCCCGGAGGCCAATGGCCGCTTTTGAGGCTTGGATGAGCACGTAGTGGCACGGCACTGTAGGCTGTGGAGTGGTTTACCTCGGTGTTGCGGGGATCGGCAGGGTTGGGGAGCCAACGGCTTCTAACGGGCAAGGTCCGCCGCGTCTCGATGCGGAGCGTATTGGACTGGTACCCAATGGGTTTTATTGGATTGGTCCGCCATGGTAGAGCTAGGCTCGGTCGGGAACGTTTGGGATTGTCTCGCACTGGACTGGCTTGCACAGGTAGGCAATGGGAGTCGACGACTCTTTCAAGGCCCGTTTCGGAGCTGCCATGCCAGTTTTGGTACGCTCGGCAGCGGTTCGGAGTCCAATGGACTTTCAAGGCGAAACCAGGCACGGTTTGGTGCGTCTTGGACCGGCTACCATCGGAGGTCAACGGCCTTTTTCGGGCAAGGCAAAACGAGTTGCTGCCAGGCACGAGTGCTGCTGGGTACGGCAAGTCTCGGGACTCCATGAGTTTCCACCTAGGAAATCAAACGGGAGCGTAGCTCAAAATGGACAGAGCCGATTTTCGAAAATCGAGTATCGACTGCTACCGTGGGCAGGAGGTTATTTTTCCTCCTAGCAGCGGGTGTGGAAGATGCGACATGCGGGTTCGAGCCCCGTCGCTCCTACTACTGGTTGGTTTAGACGTGCATAACATAGGCGTGTCTGAGCCCGGCCCGTGATTGGTAGTGTATAGTCCGGTCGGGAGGGGAGGCCAATGGCCTTTATTGGTCCGGAGAGGCATAGCGTGTCACAGTTCGGCTCGAGCACGGTAATGTCGGGAGTGGTTAGGTGTCCAATGGACTTTCCTACGAGGAAATCACATGGATTGCGTAGGCTATGCAAGCCAAGAACAGAACCGGAGGGTCTGGTATTGGAAGCCTACGGCTTTTCCTGGAATGGCTCGGATGGTCTAGAGTAGACCCAGGTGGAGCTGGGTTCGGAAATGTTGGGTTAGGGAGCCAAAGGCTTTAAGTGGATTGTCGCGTCTAGTCTAGGTGGTCTCGTCGTGGTGTGAGCGTAGCACGGTTTGTAGAGACTGGGACCGGCACGGTCAGCTTCGGACTGCAACGGGAGCCGATGGCTTCACAAGGATTGGACGGGAAAGGACAGCAATGCAGAGGTTAGGTATGCTCGGGTCCGGGAGCCCACGGCTTTATGTATGAATCGGCAGGGCTGGGCAGATTTCGGAGCGTCGCTGCTGGCAATGCCAAGAGCTTGGGATTCCATGAATCTCAATTGGATAGTCTAGGCTCGGTGCGGTAGTGTTCGGAATAGTGCGGCAGGCAAAGGGACTCAAAGAGTCTTCCAAAGGCTAGGTTGGCTGAGGCCGATCCAGGTGGTGCAGTAGCTCGTCCAGGATTGTTCCGGCATTGCGAGGAAGCCAATGGCTTTTCGAGGCTAGTTGCCCGGAGACCAATGGTCTTTCATGGATCGGCAGGGCTGGGTAAGTTTCAGCCCGGTGCCCCTAGGATCGTCAAGGAGACCAATGGTCACTCAAGGTTTGTCACGGATAGTCGTGGTTCGGTCATACTGGTTAGGGACCGGCGAGCCGGGGTAAAGCACGGCTAGGCTCGGGGACCAATGGTCATTTAACGTCGCACGTATTTCAGCAACACGGCACCGGTAAAATTCACCCACGGAGATTTCCATGCACATCATTAAGCTGATTCGCTGGTCCAGTGAAGAGATCAAAATCTTCAAGGAATTGGAGCGATGGCTCACACTGCACGAACGAGCAAATCTCATTGACGACGAGGTCAAGGCAGCCTGCAGATTGGCACGCGACCCCGGCAGTCCTGTACCAGAAGCGAAATTGCTCGAATCTATTGCAGCCTGGGAGAAAATCAAGGCTGTCATGGAGCAACAGAGCGAAGATGCCGCCAAAATCGCACCCAATTTGCCAGAGGACGTCGGCGGCGTAGGAATTATCTCCAAGCCACGCATGGCCTACCAGCTACTCGAAGAGGTCGGCCTGACCTGCATCACCGACATCGAGCGAGCATTGCATCTCGCCAGATTTGGACTCGGCTTTCTTCGCGGCGATCTCAAAGCTGCGTCTCTGCTTGACGTACGTCCCGAAGATGGGGCCTACATTCTTCAATTCGAGAACGTCGATCCGGAAGAACTCTGATCGGGACAAAGGTAAAATATGTCCGATCTCTTCCAATTACTATTTCTCGACGACTGCCCGAACAGATGCAAGAAGTTTCGCAGCAGTTGCCCCTATGCAACCATTGTGCACACTGCGGTCGACGCGATCGCCAGAATCGAAGCACAACATTGGGATATCGTCTCCCTCGACCACGATCTCGGCGGCGAAGCATACGTAGACAGCAAACGTGAAGATTGCGGGATGGAGGTTGTGCGATTCATCGTTGCAAATCAGCCGAAGATCCACAAAGTCATAGTGCACTCGTCCAACGGACCGGCTCGTCTGAACATGGTCTCTCTGTTGAAACAAGCTGGATACGTAGTTCAAGACGCCAGCTTTCTCAATTTCTGGACGAGCGGGATAGTCGATGGAATCAACAGAGCGAGAGACAATCACGGTAGCTGAAGTATCGTCAGGCAAGATAGAACTCGTCTTTGTCGACCAACTGCCGGTGCTACAGTTTAATTGCTCTTGTGAAGATGCTCTCCCTTATTGCAATGCTCTTTGCTGCCGTCGCCGCCCAGACTACAACATGGCTCTCGAGGGCGTGGACGAGATGAAGCGGTTCGCCGACTCGTCGATACGGCACCCAACTCTCCCACTAGTCCGCTTGATGGCCTACAAAGATGGTGCCTGCATTCATCTTGATGGGTGCAAATGTGCCGTCCATGCTCAAAAACCGTCGATCTGTAAACGATGGCATTGCAGTCCAGGCGGAATTGGCGAAGGTATTGAAATAAGAGACGGTGGTTTCAGCTTCGTGACCGTACATGGCGATTTGCAGCATGAGATGATCAATGGCTTACAGAGAGATTCCGGCACACCTTGAGTGTCCTTGTGCGAAACTGAAAGATCCACCACCGCCGACAAAGCTCGAAATGCGAGCGTTACCGCTCGAGACTGAGCCGAAGCCAACTAACGTCTGCACCGAATGCGGATATGCAAGATCTGGTGACATCCCTGAAAGCTGCTGGAATCAGAATGCAAAGTTGGTGCTCGACGAGAAGTATAAGTGCCATTACTGCGGATCACCGATCTTCTCCGATGAAGTCGCAGTGTGGTGCATCCACTCAACCATGGAAGGCGGGACATGTGAATACCGCCTAATGTCAGGGTAACATGCCAAGCAAAATCATTCTATTCGATCTTGATGGTACTCTCGCCAACTATGATGAGGCTTTGCTTCGCGACCTGAAAGCGATGGAATCGCCGGGAGAAGCCGGACTCATCGAGAAATACGGCATCCACGAAGATGGCCCAGCGTGGCTTTGTCATCGCATCAAGCTGATCAGAAAGCAGCCTGGATGGTGGCGTGATTTGGACCGTCTCAAGATCGGCTTTGAGTTACTTGATGAAGCCATTGATATCGGGTTTGAGGTCCATGTTCTGACAAAAGGCCCAAAGAAATCGTCAAATGCTTGGACCGAGAAATTCGAATGGTGCCAAGAACATTTACCAGCGGCGGTAAATGTCACAGTTACCCGTGACAAAAGCACGACCTACGGGTTGGCTCTCGTTGACGATTACAAGCCGTTCCTGCAGGGTTGGCTCGATCATCGATCTCGGGGATATGGGATTCAACCAGTGAACCCTGGGACGAAACTTACTGATTGGCACCCACGAGTTGTGCAGTACGACGGCACGGCAGTCCAGATGTCACGGGCACGCCGGGTAATGAGAGCTGTCTACAGCCGAGAACCGGGTGAAGAGGCCGTACTTGCCACAGGATGATGTCGAATTCATAGCGGCGGCGATTCATGACCGCCTATTCGAGATCTTTCCAGATCCGACGCAAGGGGCACACCGTAGTTTCGATTTTGGCTACACTGTGATAGCCATCCCGAATTGCAAAGTGTTCTACAAGAATGCCCATCTTGAGGCGAGATGCTGGATCTATGGCGAAGGAGTCAAGCCACGCGAATTTCGCTGCGAATACGCCAATCCCAGATTGATCGAACTGCTTGAGGCGAAATTGCAAGAATGGTTTGAGACGGAGATAACTGTTACGGAACAGTCACATTTCCGGCACCAACCAGTGCCTCGAACCAATTTCGCAGCGTAGTGATGGAGAACTCGTTGTAGGCTGCGACGGTCGGCGATGCTCCGCCAGCCCCGCTGCTGTTGAGGACAAATTGTCCTCCGGCTTTCCGGTCATATTGGACCGCGAAATCTTCCCAAGTGTCGTTGATTCTCGCAACGCGTCCTGAGAAGTGCATCGTGGCGTCTTTGACCGTCTTGACGGCTCCGCCAGCTGGCGTCAGTGTGAGTGTTCCACTGACGAGGGCCAGCATGTTTTCGAGCCAGTTATTCCCGGCCTGGACTTCGACGATGGCCTGGTTGCTGGAATTTGGAGTATCACCAACTCCGGCGTTCACGGAGATGTTGCCGCGTTCGTCGATGTGGGCAGCAAATTGGTCGTGTGTGTCATCGTCATAAGCGATGATACCAGAAAATCTACCGACGAATCGCAGTTCAGTGCTCATGACAAGTCTCCGTTAAAGCTCGGCTTGTATAGTATTTTTGATCAGCCTGAGAGTATTGAAAATGGACGAATACGATCGGCCTACACGAATCGCAGTATATTTGTTTGTGCTGGGTGCCCTGGTCTTCGGTGAACTTGCAGCACGCGTCGTGTATTCCTGGCTCGGATGGTAAAGCATCGGCCGGGAGTGTCCCGCTGGGGCGTGCCCAGTCATGGTGGCCTCTGGCCAAGGTAGATAGCGAATGGACGACGTATTGGTAAAAAGACGGCTGATGGCCAGAACAGCCGAAGTGATGGGCCGTCAGTACGACAGAGAATTCCAATCTTGGGTCATCAATCTGATACACGACCCACAATTCCAACGTCGGAACAAGCAACACGACTGGCGAAATTACATCGACAGTGAAGTCCAGCTCATCTGGAATCATTTGCCAGAATCGTCACGGCTTGCCCTGGTCATCAATGCTGAAACTCAAGCCGGGAAAGAAGAATGGGAATAATCGCAATCGCAATCATATTGCTGGTTCCCACAGTCTGCTTTTCACAAGAGTTACACGAACATCCGACAATCGTCCGGATGCATCACGTCAATAACTCGATTCGCCAAAGATTTAGTCTGCCGACGCAGAGCCTGTCGCCACGGCTCACCAGAGCGGCCCAGTACCAAGCTGAGTACATGGCCAAAACTCACGAATTTTCACATTATGTTAACGGCAGCCCTGGCATCCGGGCCGGGAAGTACGGCTACGATGGGGTCGTGGTCGAGAATATAGCCCGCTCCTATTTCAGCGTTGAGGAGACTTTTTACGCCTGGGTCGACAGTCCTGAGCACTGGCACGCCTTATCAGGTTCTGATGCCGAAGTTGGCTATGGGTATTCGATCGCAGCTGACGGAACTACGTATTGGGTTGCTCTGTACGGAACTCCTGGAAACAGGTTGGCATGGACAAAAGATTCAGACAACTCGCCAACACCATCCAAAGTGCTAGTAAAGCCCTCAGCGGCTTCGCTTCGGCAGCAAAACGCCTTTCTGCTCATTGGTTTGTGAGATATCCGTTGCATCCTGTGTATCCCTCCCCTCGTCAGACTCCTGCACCTGACGAGATCATCGGAGGTATCAAGATCTGGCTTAACGAAACGTACCCGCAGATCCATGTGACTGTTGGGGTCGAACGCATCCGGCCAGTTGCAACATACCCAAATACTGATCTCACCAAGGGCGATCTCAAACTTTCTTTCAATTGCCCTGACCGCAGCCATCCGAAGCCCCGGCCGACCATTAGGTCAGAGGCTCTGGTCCATTGCTATGCCGAATGCTTGACCATTGGCAGGTTCACCACCGGCTACGATGACCCAGATTTCTTTGATAAGATCGCCGGTGTCCTTGATTGGCTTCTCGAGGGCAAGTCTTTGAGCGAATTGTTCTTCGACCCATGGGATGCCTGCGAAGAACCGCCATATATTCCACCACGAGGTGACGTATTGGAGAAAGTGACACCACGACGAGCCACAACGTCGTGGGTGGTGCCAATAAGATGCCGTGGCCCGCCTGGTAGCAAGGCGGGGACTCGGCATGACGGCGAACTGCCAATAGGAGTTACGAACCTATTGGTGAGGGGAGCCCGACCGGGAAGCCGCCCGTTCGGCGAAGCTCTCGGCCACCACTCACGCAAGTGGCCGGGAGCTTGTTTTATGCCTAAGACGCAGTGTGATCGATGTCTTCAAGATGATTGTCGCGGTGATTGTCTAGCGAGGTTTGGCGATTGGCTTGACCAACTTCTCAAGGCCAAACGAACGAACAGACACGGTTATTCGTGTATTTCGTGCTTGCGGTGTTGACACCATCGTTTTTGGCGGGCGAGTGATTCCACAGACGCGAACTAACTGCTGCCAGTGCGGCAACGAGATTCCGCCAGGAAAACCGGGGCGACGATGCAGGAAATGCAGAGCGATAACCGCCAAGGAGTTGCGAGGATGATTGAGGCTGCCATTAGCGAGTCAGCATCGGCTGGTTTAGTAGCAATCGCGTTGGCCATCGGATTTTTAATCGTGTGTTGTTCAAGATAATAGACACCCCCTAACCGCCGAGAGTTGAGTCGTGTACGAGATGCTTTTCGTCAAGCTACCGCTATTCATACTTGCATGGTTGGGCTGCTCGGCGTTTGCCGCATTCATTACGTGGATTGCATATAGAAACAAGTGAACCACTAACCGCCGTCGAATTTGCGGCAACTTAGAGGGGATTTGAGTGATGATAGATCCGTGCTCATCTAATCGGGACGTGGTCCGTACCATTAATAGTGTGGGAGGCGTACACCAGTTCCGATATCTTGAATGAGCGTACCGGAGCTGTAGAGATGATTCAGGCAGTCGCAGATGCGAGACCAGCCTGCTGATTGACCTCTTGCGGAGGTCCAACTCGATCCTCGATAGGTTCCGGATCTTTGTATTCTCCGGACAGGATCTTACGCACGATCTCATCTAGTTTGTTGACAAAGGGACGCCATGCTTTCAGCTGCTTTATCCCTTTGACGATTTTCGGCCAATACTTTGCGACTGTCGGGCCGTGCTTGGCGATGAGCTTCGCAATAAAGCTGCTCGACTTCCCAAGGTATTTTGTGCCTTTTCCGAGTGCATCGCCGATTTCAGGAATCAATGAGATCAAGGAGAGAGCTGAGTTCAGGTATTGCCCTTTCTTGGCATACCATAGAGCGTTTGCAAGGTCAGCTGGTTCACCATAGCCAGGAATGAGTCCGGCCACGTCGAGAGCCACATGACCCACGGTATCAATCGCACTATCTTCGGCAATTGCTCTCAATTTCATACTCTATGTTTTCTCCAAAAATACGGCTGGAGAGGAACTATGGACAGAAAACACATCTATCGGCTTGCCTCGTTGATCACCGAAGACGAGTACGAGGGGCTCGAGGACGCTGATGAATTCAAGCAGCCAGAAGTTCATGGGTATGGCTGCGGTCGTGGATGTTGGGAATACGAGGAATTTCCATTCAATCTGAATGGCCAACACTGGCTCGGGAATGCCACCGTCGACTACGACGCTCACACCCAATTCTACAAAGGCAGCCGTCCTACAAGGTACGATCCAGGCGAGTCGGATTATCTCGAAGCTTACGTCGAAGGCCACTCCGTCGAACATTTCGAAATTTTCGACAATAATGGCGAGACGATCGTCAAATGGAACAAAAAAGCTGGCAGAAAATGGGGCCATAAATGGAACGCTGGCCGTAAAGTCGAGCAGGAGATAGTGTGGCCAGCTGGGTTTGAGCAAGGTCAACTGACAGACGAGCAACTAGAAAACGTATTGTCACAGATAAGCCAGCAGTTCCAACAGGATGAAGACAGAGTCATCGAGTACATTCAGGAGAATTATGACGAGGGTCACGATTATGGAGGAAGTTGGTGATCTTGATCGCAAGGAAGGTGACCCGACTCCAGAGGACATCAAGCTGCAGACAGAGCTGATCAGAGAAGACTGGTCAGACGCTAAGCACGAATCCCGTTGGCAGCTACAACAGCGGGTTGAATGGGTCCTACCAACCACGTCGGCTTGGAACGTCGAACAGGCCGAAAGAGTGTCTGAGGTAAAGGATCGAAACTAGGTTTCCACCCTGGAAATCGTTTGCATGGAATTATCGAGGAATATTGCACGTATTTGATTCCTCGAACGGGATATTCCTCCTCTGGCAAGGGTCAAAGCGAGCGAATCCCACCACTGTGATCGGTCAATCCAAGGAGACCGCAAATGTCTGACTCTTTCGTGCCCAAAAGCTATGCTTTCAAGTTCACGGGCACCACGGCGATGCTGATGCACGCCGACGACGTCGAAGCCGCCGACCGCCTGCAAGCCTGGCGGAAGGACCCGAGTAACAACGAACTGTCTGTCCCCGGCGACGATCGGTCGCCACCGTGGACATGGCGGACCTACCTCTACGCCGGAGAGATCGATGGCGTTCGGCAGGTCGTGATTCCGTCCTCGAACGTGATGGCCGCCCTCCGCTACGCTGGCTCCCAGATGACCTTGAAGGGCAACAAGACCTTCAAGAAGCTGTCGCAGTCCGGCATCGCCATCCTCGACGAGTTCTGTGCCCTCAAAGTCGGCCTCGGCCCCATCGAACACGCTCCCGTGATCGACGCCGAATACGCCCGGCTGGCCGGACTCATGCCGAACGAAGGCGAGAGCTACGAAGCCCTCGCCGCCCGCCATGCCGCTGAGCTTGGCGTCGACGTCGGCAAGCCCCATCCCGGATTCGGACTGCGTCCGATCCTCGCATCGGACATCGATGCGATTCCGGAGATGATGAAGTACCGAGACCAAGTGACGCAGTGTCGCAAGCTCGGCTTCAACCTCTACGCCAAGCGTGCCCCGGTCGGCAAGTCCAAGCACGTCCGCTGCCGTCCTCGCTTCGAGGTCTGGGAAGTCACCGGGACTCTCAAGGTCACGCAGGAAGCGATCGACGACAAGATCCTCACCACGATGCTCAACATCGCTGGCGAGCAGTCCGGCCTGGGTGACTGGCGTCCCTCAAGCCCGCTGTCTCCTGGACCTTTCGGTCAGTTCACCGTCGATCTGAAAGCCGTCTGATCGGCAACAGTCGCGATTCCAACAAGGGCCGGGGGTCAATAGCCTCCGGCCCTTGTCGTATTTAACCACCATCACTGGCTGGCAACAGATTGGCGGAGGAAAGACCTATGACCAGAAAAGATCGCATCGTTCGCCAAATCCTCGACCAACTCAAGTGGATCGAGCAATGCGGTGGAACTCTGCTTGGCTACATCGCCAAGTACGGCGATCCTGGCGTCCCTCCGCTCGACGAGAACGGTCAGCCGAAGATTCTAACTCTCGGCCCGAATCAAGCCCATCTACGGCCTTGTTTTGTCCCGGTCCCCGGCACAACGGACCGCTTCTATCATCCCCATTCTGGCAATGGCGGCACTGCGATCTATCGTGCTGACATGGCTGAGTTGCACAAACTGGAGACTCAGCTACGATGAAGGAACAGGACACAAAGTATCTGACGATCCGGAAGCAAGAACTAAAGTTTCGAGAGGGTGGTTCCGATCAGTTCCAACCGGCAGGCGATTACAAATCCGCCTTGCAGCAGTACCTCAACGATCCAAGCGATGACCCGATTGATGTTCAATCCGTCTCGATCGTCGTCGTTACGCAAGAATCTAAGAAATTCTTCGAATGTCAGCTGATGCATGACAACATCGTCGTGCCTGACGCACAGTGCATGTTCTACATCCGCATCGTCTATCCGTGGCACATCAAGTCTGGTGCACGAGACGCCGACGAGATTCTCACGGACGGAGAACGCTTCTACCTCGTAACTCGTAACCTTGCGAAGACGCCGTTCAAACTGAACGACTACAGCAGGGATAAACTGAACGCTGCCATCACAAAATTCGTGGAGACAATCTGATGCCAAAGCTCTGTGTTCCGTCAGTCGGCGACAAGATTCGTTTGACGCGTGAGTGGGAATTCCCACTCCATTTCGAACATCGCAACAGTTCACTGATCCACCGGATTCGCCCCGGTTTGGAATTCGGTTGGCGTGACAAAGGGTCGATTATCGCGACTCTGGAGAAAGGCACGGTCCTTCGCGTCGATCGCATCTACATTCGCAAAGGCAAAGGCGAATGGGACAGCATCACGTTCATCATCAACGAGGCTCCGAAAGACGACAAGCGAGCCAAGGCGACCAAGCAGCCGTCGCGGTGGAACACACAGGCGAACGCCAACGGGACGGAAGACAAAGGCCAACAGCCCGAACAGAAGTACAAAGGTGCTCGGTTCTGGGCCAAGCTGGACGACGTCAACGAGATCTACTTCGAGAAGGTCGAGGAACCAGTCGAGGCATGAAGTTCTTTCAGCGAAACAGACAGGTGATTTTCAAGCAGCGGACCGCACGGCATCTTGCTGTGCGGTCTAATCTTGCGTGGGAATACGAAATGGGGAACGTAATCACTTGCGATCCCCACAAGAAAATCGTAGTTGTCTGTTGGTTGCAAGGACACCACAGCAGGACCGACGACGTCCCGTATGCCGACATTGTTGCCGTGAACGATAACCGCTGCCGCATGCACCAAATCGGTGGATGGAAGGGGCGGAGCCGATTACTTCAAGAGATCGTAGAGGAAGGCCATGAAGGTTGAACTGACGCAGGAAGAACAATCGGAATTCACCCCGATCAACCGTGCCGCCCTTGACTTACTTCTGCAGAAGCAGCGAGAAGGCGGTTCGATCAACCCGTGTTGGCTGTGTATGTCCGAAGATGCCCGCCAGAAGGCTCGGGAAGACCTCATCTCGTACTTGAATGAGCAAAAGCGGCCCATCGTGCCTATGACAATCGAGACCGCGACGAAGGCCATCGAGAGGCTCCCGAACATGCAGGAAGCGATTGATGGCTGGAAGCGGGCCGAACTCTCACTCAAGAAAGAAAGGGAAGCGGGCAACCCACGAGCCTACTTCATGGAAGTATGAGATTATTCCGCGACTTCTGGCGTTGGCTGGTGAAACAATGCGACAAGCTTGAAACCAGCCCTGGACTGGTGCGTACAGGGCATTGGCGTGTCAGGTACTCAGATGGCCAGTACGCCCGCAAATCCACTTACGACGTCGCTTGTGACTATGCCGATATGTTCGGCGGCGAGGTCGTCTACACCCGATTTCACGATCCCTACCAACGAGAAAAATAATGGCCCTACCAGCATCGCGTTCGCCGGATGAATTGGCGGAAATGACAGACGAGCAGTTACAGAAGTATTTCGAAGATCATGCGAGATACTTCCGCGAAAATCCGCCAGATTCTCAATACGCTATCCGACTTGGGGCCAGTTCATTGTTCAGCCATGACACACTCGACCTTCGCGAACAATTCATCGCAACAGTCAGAGACTATGCTGCCTCTGAGCGATGAAGTCCTAGCAGTGCGTGTCCACTTTGAGTTTCTCCGGAAACGCAATCGTGGGCTGGTCACTATCCTGTGTATGTCGGACTCGATCGTCGCCGGAATCGGCAAAGTTGGCTTCATGGAAGTCAAGTTTCTCTACGATCGTATCAAGATTTCGGCGGCGATGCCGATCTTGCCGTCGAATCCGAGCGATTCGTCTGCCTACTGCATCAAGCTGCACAAGCACAGAAAAAAGACGAGTATCGCAAGAGAAGAGTTGGTGCAAGGGCTCGCGGAAACAAACGGGAAGCTTGGGCCACGGCATCTGCATGATCATCATGTCTCGCAGATTGGCTTCGAGTATGCCAGACCTTATAGTCTCCATGCCGCTGAATACTTTGCCAACAAGATCATATCGGTAGTTCGCCGTAAGGTATATCGGGTAGGGCATAACGTATTGTTGAAAGACCCGGCGGATAAAACGGACCTTATTGCCCTTGTAACAGCGGAATGGGAAGCCAATCAACCACGTTTCTTGAGGAAGCTCTAATGTGCGAAACCACTGAACTGACTGTTGCTGACGCCAAATCGACTCCGGAGCGAACCCGGTTCCAGCTGTATCACATTCCGACCGGCGAAAGCACGGCGGTTGTCGAGCTTGACGAAGCGTTGCTCGGCGATCCGAAGTTCATCGATCCTGAGCGGATGACGTTCCCGAACATTCCCCACGGCGGCCAATACACGTTGATCCCGCTGGAGGACCCGACCGTGGTCATTCTGTCGCGGGTGATGGACGTCCACAGGCGAATCACCACCACTCCGTGCCAGCTTCCGTCACAGATGATGCATCGGATGGATGAACTGGTGCAGATCGTCGGCCTCATGTTCGGTGAGGTTGAGGCATACCTCGTCGAGAATGTCGAAGACATCGGCAAGCTGACCCAAACGAACATCGCGGAAGACCACAAAAGGCCACCAATCATCAAGCGGACTATTCTCGGCAATCTCCTGGATGAGGTCAAGGCGAAGCTGGCCGAGACTGAGGGAACAGCCGGGACGCCCGAGACGTCTGACAAGCCGGAAGAGGCTGCGGAAGACGACGACGATGTTCAAGGAAGTTAGCGGCCAAGGTGCCGATCAGCTTTATTACTGCGACGTTTGCAGTAACTGCGAGATCGACTCTGGATCACATACTCCAGAGTATATGGCGATCTACGAGATTCCAGATTTCGTAGCTGGCGTCGATTGCAGTATGCACCTTTGCGGCTCTTGTTTGAGGGACTATTACAAAGTGGACGATATCGTACTCGCGTTCTACCCTGAATTGGCCGAAGTCCTCAATCAAGACCCGGACTTGGCGGCCACTGCACGTTCTGTTGAACTTCCGTTCGACGAACTGCAGTCGGTTGTGGTGATTCGTGAGTACGAAGACTACTCGAAGATTCCTGAACAGGATATTCTGCCGCAAAAGGGAGAGGGCAGCGGACTAACCAAGCCGCGTGTGAAAGTGGTGACGATCCAAGGGCGAATCGATGAGAGGAAGCCAGAGTCAATCATCTTCGAAATCCACGCTGGCTTCGCTCCGCTTACTGAGTCGCCACCGTCGATGTCTAGAATGCGACCTCGGGTCCACATGAAGGGAGCAAAGTGGATCGCTCTCGAGAATTACGCCAGGACTGCCGGAGTTCGGGCGGTGTTCGAGTACAATCTATATGATGTTGCCGGGTTTGAGTTTCTCTGCGAGTGGGCGAAGGCTCAAGCGAAGGAGTGGCTTTGTAAGTGGCATCTGGATATGATCAAAAAGGCGGGTCTGATCGACCTGACCCGTATTTAACCAGTATGCCAGCCCTGCAACACCCATCTATCACGACGCGAGGCGTCACACCAAACCACTAGCCTTTGGAGGCCAATCATGAGTTGGGCTGATCGCTACAAAGAAGAGAAGATTGTCGTCCAGCAGGCAGGCAATCACAACAAGTTCTGGGCCGCGTATTGGGACGAGACGTCCGGCAACGTGTACGTCCGGTGGGGTCGCCTCGGCACGAAGGGCCAATCGCAAGTCAAGCATTTCGGCAGCAATTACGCTGCCGCGAATTTCATCGACGGCAAGTATCACGAGAAGCGTCGCAAGGGCTACCGCGACACGGATGAGGCGGGCCAGAAGATCACCCACGCTCGCTTCGACGAAATGTGCACCGAAGCCGCGATCGTCGGGACCTCGAACAAGTGCCACAAGCTGCAGTGGGTTGAGTTGACCGAGACGGGGGTCAACACCTACGAGTTCACGCCGATCAACGAGGATCGGCTCTATGCTCCCGACTGCAACCCCGGTCTGCTCGTCGAGTTGGAGACGAAGAAAGAGCACGACAACCGCAACCGGTTCAAATTGCTCTTCACCTTCGAAGAGACGTTCGACGTTCGCGATGCGAACCGGGCGGCTCCGAATCAGCTGGTCGATTCAAGCCACCCGCTCCATGACATGACGGAGAAGGTCGAAGAGGCCATCGGTCGTCGTCTGTCTGCGGCGTAAACTCTGGTCATGCGAAATTGAACCTCACCAAAGGCGAGATTTAGCCGACGCCGGGCAGGATAGAAGCCTCTGAACCAGAATACGCAAAAGGCCGGACGGGGAAACCCGCCCGGCCTGCTTGCGTTTACAACACTGGTTCAGACTTAGGCGTCAGCCTTTGCCAGCTTGATGCCTTCTGCAACCGCCTTGGCGAGCAACACAACCATCGCGTCGGACTGGACACCGGTCTTGGCCGCGAGGTCCGCGACTTCGTCGATGTTCCACTGACGGTCGATTGCGAGATCGCTGTGACGCACCGCCTGCTTCGACACCATGTTCGCGGTCTCAACCGCGTTTTGCAGTGCCTGCGTGGCGATGTTCTGCTTCGCATTGTCGTGCTGCTGAGCGTCGCTCAGCACCTTGTCGACGTACGAGCGGTTGCGTCGGACGGATTCCAGCGATTCACCGTTCATCGATTCGACGTGACGGCGAGCCTGTCGGAGAGTTTCGAAGCTCTCGTTCTGGTACTCATCGTACGTCCTCTTACGATTGGTGAAGTACAGGGAATCCTTCTCGAACATTTCCGAAGACCAGGCTTCATCCTTGCCGATCTCGAATTCACGTTCCACATGGCGATCCTTGCCTTGGGCAGTTGCGGCCTGATCGGTACTTGGATCACGGCCGACTTCGTCTGGAGCTGCCATGGAAAATCTCCCTCTGGCCACAATGTGGCCTCTAGTGTGACAGGGAGCACCATCCTCGGTTGTTTGGGAACTCTTCCTTGAGGGATCGCCCAGCAGAGGGCATGATGAGTGGAACGAGCGATTTGCCCCGTTCGCTTTATCTTTGCTAGATACGATCTAGACGTCTAAGATACGATTCCGTGACGCCCGAAACTCTCCAAAATTCGAGAGTGACCGGACTCAACACGTTGAGCTTACCAGCATTCTCTTCGAAATCATCCAAACGTTCGTCGATGCTAGAAGGGTCTGGCTCTGCCTCTCTCGGACGCTTTGGAGCTTTGATAAACTGTTGATATTGATCAAGCACAACAGCGTACTCCCACCATGGCGAGTTGCTGTACTGCCATAACGGGCTTCGCGGGGTGTGCGGGAGCAAGATGTATTCCCCGGTGGCCAGAAATTTCTCAACATCGGTCTCCGTCAGGTTCACTTCGTCGATTGTGTTAAAGTGTGAAATGAAGTACCGCCCAAGCTGATTGTGCTCAGGTACGTCAGGCAGCTTGCCGATCACATTGAGAGCGAAATTTTCAACCAGGATGTCCTGTGGAACAAAATCCTCGATGCGGATATCAACGAAATGACCAAGGATCGGCCTGGTATATTCACCGTCCTTTCTGGCGAGCATCGCCACTCGTTGACTGGACCATGGGCGTTCGCAAATCAGCATTCACCACCTCTTCTGTATTAAGTTTGGTGGGAACCAATTATGGATATCGATGACCAAGTCAATATCGTGGACATGATCGCAGACGAGTTTGAAAAGCTCGTCAAGGGCATCTACGAAGACGTGCGTGTCTTATCCAGCCAACAAAACCCAACCGTCAGATGGCCCCTACGAGTATCATCAGACCTATCTGAGAAAGGATCGCGGGCCGATGCCTGCTCTGACGTGTGGGGAATCTCGGTGATTGCAAACGGCGACTGGTGCCACTCAAATCCAGAACCGACAAGCAACCGAATAGGCAGGTTATTGATCGATCACGAACGCATTCGCGTCGGTCGCCTCGGCACTCAATACGCCATAGCTCTAGCGGAGCCACGTTTAGAACAAGAAGTGCTCACAGTCCTGCACGAAGACATCACCTCATACCTTCTCGGGCAAGCCGAAGTCATGGAACGGAACGGCAATCTCTGTCGTACCAGCATCAGAACCAGAGACGTCGACGATTGCTATAAAGCCGTTGGACTCCTCGATTTACGTTATCTCGCACACATGTACAAGTCTGCGTATCTAGGGTGGGAATCAATTCCTGACCTAGTGGTGGTCGGCTCAGAGCGAGACTACGGTGCTCCGCCAGTCGATCGCAGACCTTATCGACGCGAGCAAATCGAGCATGAAATGCATGATCCTGGCCGGTGGAAAGGGCACTAGACTTGGCTCATTAACGGTAGCTGTCAACAAGCACTTGCTGCCAGTCGGTCCAAAGCCGATGATCATGCACTCTTTCGAGTTGCTCTATCGGGCGGGCTTCAAAGACGTCCTGCTCGTCACTAACGCCGAGAATGTCGGCGACTTCATGAAGCTCATCTCGGGTCGAATCCATCCACTCGAGAAATTCAATCATCTCTACGTCACGCCACAGTTTGAACCAGCCGGAATCGCGGATGCTATCCGTTATGGCGAAGGATTCTGCCAAAGAGGACCTGTGCTGGCTTTGCTCGGAGACAATGTCTTCGAGCCAAAAGACATGGAAATGTTCCGGCAGGTCGTAGAGGGATTCCAGAAAAATCCAGTCGGGGCACATATCTGGACGATTCAAGTCGAGGACCCAAGCGACTACGGCGTTCTGATTCTTGATGAACAATACAAACCACACGGAATCGTAGAAAAGCCAAAGGAGTACGTTGGCAATCATGCAGTAGTCGGTGCTTACCTCTTTGACGGCCGAGTGTGGGACATCATTCCGACGCTCGTTAAGTCCGACAGAGGAGAGTACGAAATTACTGAGATCATCTGGGAGTACTTAAAAGACGGTTCACTCACTCACCATGAGCTGCTGGGTGAGTGGTACGACCTCGGTCGTTCTGTTGAATCGTATTACAAGGTCGCTTCTAGGGTCTCATGATAGCAATACTAGGTGCCAGCGGATACATCGGACAAGCATTCGTAAGGTTTTTCGACAAGCACGGAATCGCCTATCGCTCAGTCTCACGCAGAGAGTGTGACTATTATTGTCCGAGCGAACTTGGATTCCTTCTCAGCTTCCTGAAGCCGAAATTCCTCATCAACTGTGCTGGTTATACTGGCAAGCCAAACGTAGACGCCTGCGAGGATCACAAGGCCGAATGTCTATCTGCCAACGTCTATTTGCCTTTGGCCATCAACGAGGCGTGCGAAAAGCACGGCATACCGTGGGGCCACGTCGCTTCCGGCTGCATCTATCAAGGCAATAACGGTGGGGTTGGCTTCGCGGAGGATGACCCGCCGAATTTCAGCTTCCGGCAGAACAATTGCAGCTTTTACTCTGGCACCAAAGCTCTCGCTGAAGAGGCGATGAAAGATGCCAAGTGCTGGCAATGGCGTCTTCGAATCCCATTTGATGCCAATGTTCACAACAGGAACTACATCACCAAAGTCCTGACGTACAAGACGCTTCTTGATGTGGAGAACAGCCTCTCGCATCTTGATCAGTTTGTAGAGTGCTGTTACTACTGCCTGGAGCATGATGTGCCGTTCGGCGTCTACAACATGACGAATGGAGGTAGTGTCACTACCCTTGACGTGGCGAATCTACTGAAGGAACGATTTCCGCACCAACAATTCCAGTTCTTCAAGGACGAAGACGAGTTCATGCGGCTGGCCGCCAAGGCACCGAGATCGAGTTGTGTCTTGGATAACTCTAAAGCTCTCTCTGCTGGTATCCCTCTAGATCACGTTACAGACGCGTTGGCCGCCGCTATCCGAGACTACGGAGCGGCATGATGAAAATTCTTGTAACTGGCGGGGCTGGCTTCATTGGCGGCCATTTCGCGAAGATGTATGCCGGTAAGCACCGGATCATCAATTATGACAAATTGACCTACGCCGCGAATCCGCTTTTCATTCCGGACCCTGACACCGACGAGCATACTTTCGTCAACGGCGATATCTGCGACAAAAAGCAGCTGATGAACACATTTTGCAGGTTCATCCCAGACTGGGTCGTCAATTTCGCTGCAGAGACTCATGTTGATCGGTCGATCGATGGTCCGATCGATTTTGTGCAGACCAATGTGCTTGGGACGTTCCAGCTGTTGGAGGTTGCCCGTTGGTACTGGGAGACGATGCTTAACGAAGTCGGTCAACGCCGTTTCCGTTTGTTGCATGTGTCGACAGACGAGGTCTATGGCTCGCTTGGCAAGACTGGGAAGTTCACCGAGAAGACGCCGTATGCCCCGAATTCTCCGTATTCAGCGTCGAAGGCAAGTGCTGATCATTTTGTTCGTGCTTACCATCAGACATATGGTCTTCCGGTCATCACAACCAATTGCTCAAACAATTACGGCCCTCATCAGTTCCCGGAGAAGCTGATTCCGTTGATGATTTTGAACGCTCTCAACGGAAAGGAGTTACCGGTCTACGGTGACGGTAAGCAAATCCGTGATTGGTTGTTTGTAGAGGATCACTGCCGGGCAATCGAGACTATTCTCGAGAATGGCAAGCTTGGCGAGACTTACAACATTGGCGGTGATTGCGAGATGGCCAACATCTCGATTGTGAAGCTTATCCAGGAAAAGGTTGGTGGCGGAACGATCAAGTTTGTGGAGGATCGTCCTGGTCACGATCGCCGGTATGCGATCGATTGCACCAAGCTGAAAAAAGATCTGCTGTGGGCTCCTCTTGAGACATTCGAGTCGGGTCTTGATTACACGATCGAATGGTACAAGGAGAACAAGAGGTGGGTCGAGGAATCGACGGCTTACAGGCAGCAGAGGTTGGGGCTTAGCCGGTGATCAGGGTATCCAGGTCGTGGAGAAGGCTGTCGCCGAATGGGTTTCTGTTGCGGCCTTGCTTTTCGCGGGCCTTTTGATCGGCGTTTTTGGCTTCTCGTGCCTTGTTGGCTTGGTCCTGGGGAGAGCCTGGGTAGACTGGTTTGGGGAGAGGGTGCCGACTTTTCTTTCGCGGCGGGGGCGGCGGTTCGGGGTACCCTGGTTGCTTTTCGAACTCCAACACGATGTCGGGGTCGTCGGTGAGCATGCCAGCCACTTGGTTGACAAGGTTTTGGTCGATCGCCATTGGTGGCATCTCCTTTGGTGGATGTATTGGTATTTTTGAATGGCACTGCTTGGCTCGGTGCGGCAGGGTAAGGACGAGACCGGCACGGAATGGGGGCCGATGGCCGATGGGAATACCCTCGTGTGCTTTTTGCTGGGCAAACGTATTTAAGGTTGTCGAAAGAACACGAACCTTGATTTAACGGGTTGTGTCCTTTCGGTAAGAAGCTCTTTGACAACACAATCGGTGGACTCAGGTCTGGAGGACTTGGTAGAAGTTCAGAGTACGGGTTCGATTCCCGTTATCGCTACCAACTGCGATATGTGCCGAATGGTAAGGCACCACACTTTTCAATGTGGCATTACACTTTTGCCGACTTTCCTCCAAACCTGATTGCACCGATTCAATCGCCTGTTCGTCCAGTGGTAGGACAGAAGGGGAACGCTGCAGACTTCGGTCGCAGATATGACCCGCCAGACCTCGGTTCGATTCCGAGATGGGCGACTTGGAGGACTCTGGTAGCAGTTTAGAGATTTAGCTCAATTGGCAGAGCATCGGTCTATGGAACCGAGAGTTGCGGGTTCGATTCCCGTGATCTTAACCAACACTGTTGCTGACTTTCCTCCATTTTTTTCAACAACGCAAAGGACGCTACAGCTACAATGAGTGAAGGTACGATCAAGAAGAAAGTGGAAGACAAGGGATTCGGCTTCATCAAGCGAGGAGAGGGTCAGTCGGATCTGTTCTTCCACGCAACTGCTTGCAACGGTCAGTTCGAGCAGCTTCAAGAGGGACAAAAGGTGAAGTTCGATGAGGGTCGCGGCGAAAAGGGGCCGCGAGCAGAGAACGTTCAACTTGTTTGATACATGCGGTCCTGGCCTTCTGGCAACGGAAGGAGGACACCGGTGCTGTCACTCACCCCGGTGAGGGAAGCTCTGGTGGGCTAAAGAACAGTAGGTGAAAGTCCTGCGGACCGTGCCAATATAATGGATGGGCAAGCCAATTGGTGATGGCACCCGGTTTGAACCCGGACGAGCTGTTAAAAGCCTTGGGAGTTCGACTCTCCCCCCTTCCGCTCGGTGGACTAGAGAACGATTCAGAGAACTGGTTTTTCAAAAGGTCGTTTTCGCCTTTCCGCCACCTTTTTTCAGGTGAGGCATGGTGCTGTTAAAAAAACAGACCTACGTGCCAAAGACCCTGTACTGAAATGCTGAAATGCTGAGTTACGAGGATAACGATGGACGCTCACTTGCATGATTCCAATGGCAACCTAGTTGCAACTGTGCAAGTGCCGGTCCAGCGTGCTTACCCGCCGTTTGTCGCATACGATGGTGCTGTGTACCAGTGCCGGAACGTGGCGAGTGCGGCTGGTGACTACGACTTGGTCGGTCGCGTTCACGTTGTCGAAGTTTCTCCAACCTCTGGATCATGAAGGGACTACTATCATTCTGATTAAGAATGATGGGGTGCAGCGATGCTGTCAAGCCGGTAAGTTGATGAATCCGCAAGAGCGGTCGGCAACCCGGAGTTCAGACGTTGAGAGATTTTTACTGGAACCCCTCTCCTGCAACACAACAATAACCCCGAGGATTCAATGACCAGAAGCCTAACCAGGATTTCCAGGTAAGACTCTGCGAGAATTCCGAAGTTACGGGTCACATGCCGTAACACGCCGGGAAGGCCATCCGGCAGCAGGAGATAGAAAAGAAACACGAACCTCATGGCTGTGGTTTTGTGTCTTTAATATGACGGATCTTGACCGACGCATCGAACAACTGGACAGAGAAGCCGACAAGCTGATCGATCAGGGGTTGAACGAACGAGCGGCCGAGAAAACGGAAGAACGATTGAGACTGGAAGCACTGAGAAAACACGAACCTCAAGACGACGGTTTGTGTCAAAAATAGAGAACACTTGACGCGGAGTGGAGCAGTCCGGCAGCTCGCGAGGCTCATAACCTCGAGGTCGTGGGTTCGAATCCCATCTCCGCCACTTGAAGGACTCTGAGAACAAGTCAGATATCTTCGGTTATCGACGCCCGCCCATCAAGCGGCGGGCACCTTGCTCTCGACTTTCCTTCTCATTTTCTACCACTACCAACGACCTCCAGAGATTGGAGGAGATCATGACTCACCGCACCACACAATTGAAACGCAAGAGGTTGAAACGCTGGTCGAGTACCAGTTGTTATTCATGCCCTTGTGACGCAATTGGTAGCGTAGCTGACTTTTAATCAGCAGGTTGCAGGTTCGAGTCCTGCCGGGGGCACTTGGCGAAAGCCATCCCCGGACCCTTAGCTCAGTTGGTAGTAGCAATCGGCTCTTAACCGATAGGTCCTCGGTTCGAACCCGAGAGGGTCCACTTTGACAATTTGGGTCTTCTGGTCTGATAACTACGCGACCTAACCGCTCACGAAATCGACATTCTGGTGCACCAGGGTGAAGACGAGGCGGGTCGAAGCAATGGCGGTAGGGATTCGGGTTCGATTCCCGTGAGATCCACTTGGTGTTTCAAGTCATTCAAGACGGCGAAAGCTTCCTGAGGCAGACGCCCGAGACGATCACGAGACAAGGTGTTTCAGAAGTAAAGTGAGCAGGCACGCAGGATAAGGAGATACTCCGATGCGAGACTAACAATCAACGATGCCAAGGATAAGATGGAGAAAGCCATCGACTTTCTCGCAGACCAACTCCAGGGCATCACAAAACTTGGCGGCGGTGGTGAAGCGTCGCTTATTGGGTCTGTCAAGGCACAATACTACAGCCAGACAACGCCAATCAGCCACTTCGCACACGTCACCAGGACAGGCAACAGGGTCTCCGTCACCCCGCACGAACCAACCTTCGTGCCAACCGTAGTGAAGGCACTCCAGCAAGCAGGATTCAACGCCTACCAATTTTCGAAAGATACAGCGGTAGTCGAGGTTCAGCCGCCGAGTGGTGATACCAAACGGGAGAAAGGGCAGCGAATCAGGACGATCGGCGAAGAGACTAAGGTCGCAATCAGAAACATACGAAAACGATGCAAGAAAAGCATCGAGAAGGAGGAGATCAAGGAGCTTCAAGATTTGACAGATAAGGCGATTTCGGCGGTTGACGAGATCATTGAGCGAAAGCTTTCTTACCTGTAACGAACCTTGAAGCCATGAGACGTGTCCTTTTTACGGAGGGACAAGCCAATTGGCGATGGCACCCCGCTCGAACCGGGACGAGGATTAAGCCCCCTTAGGAGTTCGACTCTCCTTCCCTCCGCTTGGGCCTTTGGTCCGCCAAAGACAGCACTGCGTAAACACGCGGAAGTAAGACGATGATCTGAACTCGTCGTCACGCTTGAGGCACAAGGTCCACCATACAATTCAGAAATCCTGATCCAAGAAGGCAGCCCTGATAAGGCGTGACGGCACCAGCCTCAGAAGCTGGCGGCCAAGCTGGAGATTGGTCTTTCTGATCGTTCTTTGACAATTCGAAACAACTGTAGTCCAAGTGGCGATGTAGCTCAACCGGCGAGAGCGGCTGTTTCATACGCAGCAGGTTACTGGTTCAAGTCCAGTCATCGCTACTCGGGAGGACTAGATAGAGATTCAGGTAAGCATCACTCTCATAAAGTGAAGACTGCTGGTTCGAATCCAGCCTCCGCCACCATCCATGGCGGAGAAGCTAAACGGTAAACATCTTTGTCGTCTTTCCTCCCACCTTACAAAATCCCGATAGGCCCAAGAAGGTTGCGGGCCACCAGCCCGCCCCGAACGGTTCGATTCCGGCACTCAAGTGGAGCTAGGGTCTGAGGCTGACATCGGGACCATACAAGTACCAAACGGTGTCCATGACGATTCGTGGTGCAATTGCCGTAAAGCATTCTGGGTATTCAACCCAGCGATACGATGTGGCGACTCGTCGAATCCGAGAGCTGTGAGGTATTTAACCAGCGGAAGCTGGAACACCTGCCCTTGTGGCTGAGGGGATCGGTCGGATCAAAGAAGGAGGAGCGATGCCTGCTTGCAGGACGGTTCGCTGGACCTGAGATTCGCCCCAAGAGAACAGAAGTCAAGTGCACAAAGCCGATTTGACTGAAACAGAAAGGTGCCTAGCTTCCATTCGGGGGCGATCGGATTCGACTGGTTGTCGGAAGATTGCACCGCGTGCCGTGGTTGGTCAGCAGGCCACGTAAAAAGCCGACCAAAACATAATTGCCAAGCACAGCTTCGCAATGGCCGCCTAAAGCGGCCTTGGGTCACCAACTCGCCCTGAGGTGAAGTGACCGACATGCATCGGGGAAAGAAAGCGGTAGACTCCCATAAGCCGCTGGTTCAACCCATGGGATGCTGGCCCGCGATTCCGTCGCCGGAAGCAACGGCCTCAAGATAAAGCGGCGACTACGCACGTAGAGGTGTTATCGGAAGCATTCCCAGGACGAGGGTTCAATTCCCTCCGCCTCCACTCAGTTCCTGCCGCCTCCACCACATTCCGCTCAAACATATGGGTGGAGGTGGAGCGATGCCGAACTACGTTGAAGTGGTTTGTGAAGGATGTCAGAAACCGTTCAGGAAAGAACGAAAGGAATTCAACAGGAGTGAAAAGCTCGGGAGGAAACATTTTTGTTCCCGAACTTGCTGCGGTAGACACTCTGGCATCCAAAACATTCCGAAGGTGAAAAGAGAGGATACAAGGGTCACAGTTCATTGTGCGTCATGCGGCAAAGAGCTAAAGAGGAAGAAATCACAAGCAAAGCGATCGAAAAACTTCTTCTGTGACAGGAAATGCAAACGAAAGTTTGAGTACGTCGGGCTGGACAGAGAAAAGAGAAAGTCCAAGACCAGACGTGATCATCTAGAGCAAAAACAAGCATTGCTGGATGAAGTTGGCATTATTTGTCAACACCCAGGGTGTGAATTGGACCTCATGGATGATCGAAGAATGGTGGATCTACACCATTTCGGAGATAGTTTGGACCACGACAGGACGAAATTGTTGTGTCCA